GTGAGCCACAAGGCTGGATACAATGGGTCATACTTGCCGCAGTAAGTTTAGGACAGGGTTATGTTATAGCAGCTGCGGCGATCTGTTTGAATCAGTTGATAAAACAGCATATTAGAGCTGGAGAATTAAAATTTGGATTTGATGGAAAGGAGGACAATACCGATGAACAGACAAGGAATTGATGTATCCAAATGGCAGCCCAAGGTGGATTGGCAGAAGGTAAAAGCGGATGGTATCGACTTTGCAATCATTCGTATCGGCTACTGTTACAATAACGGTGCATTAAAGTTGGACAGCGCCTTTACGCAACACATTAAGGGTGCGCTGGCGGCAGGACTGGATGTTGGCATCTACCTGTACAGCTATGCCATCACTGTACAGGCAGCAAAGAGAGCGGCGCAGGAGGTTATCAAGGCGGTCAAGCCGTACAAGCTGACCTACCCCATTGCCTTCGACATCGAGTATGAAAGCATTTACACCGGCGGCAATAAGCAGACCAACACCGACATCTGCAAAGCATTTTTGGATGAGATTGAGGCTGCTGGCTACTATGCTATGCTGTACTGCTCTAAAGACTTTTTGGATAGCTACCTCTACCCTGTGCAGCTGACCGCCTACGACAAATGGATTGCACAGTATGCAAGCAAATGCACCTGCAAACATCCATACGGCATCTGGCAGTATACTGGTACTGGCAGAGTCAACGGCATTGTTGGAGACGTAGACAGAGACATTGCATATAAGGACTACCCTTCTATCATTGCAAAGATGAATAAGCAGCAAAATCCTCAGAAATTCAAATTACCCTATACTGTCATTGTATCTAATGGAAATGTACAAGAGTTGTCCAAACGAGGATACTTTGCATTTACCAGTGAAAACAAATGCTGTGTGGGTAAATTTGCTACTCAGCAGGAAGCTGAGATCACCCAGAAAGACCTAGTTGCCAAAGGATACTCATGTAATGTGGGTAGATGGTAAAGGAGAATATTTATGGAAATTGATGTTACACAGATCGCCGTATCTGTGATTGGTTTAATGAGCGTCATCATTACCAGTGTGATTGTACCGCTGATTCGCAGCAAGGTATCGAACGACCAGTGGGAAGCCATTAAGAACTACGCTCTAGCTGGTGTACAAGCCGCAGAGATATTGCTTGGAGCTGGTAAGGGCGAAGAGAAATTGCAGTGGGCATCTGACTATATTGCAGCACAATGCAAGCAGCATGGTATCAAGGTTGATATGGATACTATTCGTGTTGCTGTAGAAAACGCATGGAATCAGCTTGGGTTTAACCATGCTGTTATCCGAGAGGAATACAAATCTATTACAGAAACAAAATAGGAGGTATTGTTATGGCAAACATTTATTGGAGCAAAAAGAAAATCGTCATCGTCAACATCAACGACAATCCGGTTGCCAAAAATGTCATCGAAACTATGAAAAAAGAGGGTTTCCAGAACGTTGTAGAGTACAAGGCAATGGACGACTATGCAGCTTATTACAAGATTGCACAGGAGAAACCAGCATACACCATGCTGATTGCAGAGGGCAACAACTGCAAGATTCAGCCGTGCAAAGTCGAGGGTATCTCTCGTAATCAGCTTGGCAAGGTTCTGAGCCGTGACCGCAGCGAGAGCCACAAGGCGATTGAGCCATTCGTACATCATCTGCGTATGATTGGCGTTAAATCTGAAACTCTGGGTGCAGAGATTCTTCCGTGGGAGGAACTGCGCTCTGAGCGTCTAATTTGGTTTGTAGAGGATAAAACTCCGCTAATCTCTATGAAGTTGCCAAACAAAGACGGCGTTGCAGAGGCTGTGTGTGAATCGGTGAAAGAGTATTTTGCGGAATAATGAGAAACCCCTCAGTGTGTACTGAGGGGTTCTTTTTTAGCTTACCTGTTTACACCTCAATCAAGACTTTTAAAACATCTCGGAGGTGTGAGATATGGATGAAACAGATATTTTAGCAAGACTGCTTGCTCTGGAAGCTAAGTATGACACACACATGGCTCAGTTTGAAGAATTTAAAGCCTGTAACGTAGCATTCAGAGAAGAAACAAAGCAGGATATTAAGGACATCAAGGAAGAACAGGCAACGCTCAATAAGATAGCAAACTCGATTGAGATGATTGCCTACAAAACGGATGAGACATCAAAGATGGTAGAAGCCATCAGTGCTGCACAAGGCAGATTGGAAGATGGACTCAAACAGAATCAGGAAGATATGGACAAGAAGTTTAGTTCACAGATCAATACCTTTGACAACAGACTGGTAAAGGTTGAGCTGTCGGATACTAATAAAAAGGCAGCATTGGTGGATACAGTGTTAAAGGCTGGCGGCGGTATGCTGCTGGGAGCTGTATTGCTATTACTATTTAAACTGATGTTTCCAGCATTACCATTTTAAAGGCGAGGGTGGACGGATTATGTTCACCCTTTGCTTTTTCCTCTTGATTTTTGATAGTTTTTATGCTATATAAATAATGAGAGGGTGTTGTATGTGAGAACATGGAACGACTATAAAGAACAAATAAAGAAGATTGATTAAGTATTTTAAAAGCGAAAGGGCAGACGTAATAACGTCTGCCCTTTCTTTTTACCTGTTCCCTTTTTTGAAAAGACGATGGTTGATGGTGAATCAATATGAACACATTATATCAACAACTGTTTTGTATGTCAAGAATTATTCTGGCATGAAGGATATTGCATTGACTATCCTTCTGTTTCCAACATTTTTTGGTATATCTTTATTTAGCAGCAAAATCTTTTGCCAATACTTTTCTTTGTGTTGCAATTTTATATTCGTTCGTAAATAGTAGATCGTCTCTCCACTTCTCACAAGCATTCTCATAATGCAGACTGTCTCGATGTGTGTTAATTAACCATTCGATGTGATTTTGTATTTGTGTTTTCTTCATAATACCACTGTCTATTAAAAACGCCAATATCTCTTGTCGTCTTGCTTTTGTATTTCCATGCTCTAATGAATATCCGTAAATATGTAATTGTGATTCAGTCCGCAAGTCATAGTTCTTTTCAGAATATTCTCCAGGAATTAATCTTAAAAATGGCAGACCATATTTCTCCCTATACGCATCATAGGATGATTTATTGATGAAATACATATCTTTCTCTTCGGAATAATAGACATTAAATGGATTCAGTTTGTGCGTCCAATAGTTGCGAACAAATACTGTTACCATACTGTATTTTCCAAAGGAAGTTATTGTTTTCTGTGAAAACACATAAACAACAGGCAGTTCATCAGTGTTAGCAAAATGTTCTAAAGCCGGTTGATATTTCTGAATGAATAAATCTGATTCCCTTATACTTTGTATTGAGCCACATTTTTCATCAATCCAATTCCGACCCTTATACGCCTTGTATGAAAATTTTTTACTTGATTTTGCGATGGCAGTCAAAATCCCCTGAGCCAGATTTCTACCTTCCCAATAGATATTGTTGGCAGTGTTTTGTTCTTCTACATCTTCAACAATTATAATAGGGCTATGGTCAATGTCTGTTTTAACATACAGTAACCAACTTTTCAATCCTGCTAACTGCTTTGTATTTTCTTCTTTTGAGGATGCTTTTCGGGATTTACGAGATGACTTGCGATTTTCGGAATTAGAACAAGCAGAATTGACCTGATTGGCTACATCTATCAGTCGTGACAATGTCATATTATAATTATAGTACTCATCTCTTTGAAAATCTTTCAGTGAACCTTCAAGAGGTCGATTAAAAGATATTACATTACATTCCTTTAAATATGCAATATCATCTTCTACATTTTTATGAGGGAACAAATTTCTTTTGTGAAGCTCTTTCTCTAAACAGGAAATTAATGTGTCTCTATCCGTCAAATAAAACTGCATCAAATCATATAAAAACCCTTTTCTAACAAATGATGAGTGTTGTACATAACCATCTTCACCACAATACCCACATTTTTTTAGTATGGTTAACATTGGGTCTTTTTTACTATTTATATGGCGCAGTTTAATTAAAACTGTCTGATGTTGAGATAAATCGTTTTCTGTAACAATAAACCAGTGGTTTGCTGGATCAAAATATACCAGTTTTAGTATTGAACTTACGGTATATGAGTTCGACAGAAACCTCATTGTATACTGCTTATATGTTTTGATTTTCTTTTTAGAGACCCCGAATACAACGATGTGTTTAGATGGGGAGTAATCAAAAACTCCATTTTTATCTACAACAAAATCAAGCATTTCTGTCTCCTGTTTTTGCATCTGTTTGAATATTTTCTGTTGCTTTTGGAATACATCTAATTTCCGGCAGTTTTCTTGCTGATTTGTGGTTTTAGTAACAATTTGTTTTGCTTCTTTTACCTCATCCAATTTTTGTAATAAATCATCTATTTTAGGTTTAGGTAGATTAGAAATATATTTCTTATCTTCTGAAGCACAGGATAATGTATATGAATTATTTGAAGTATTTTCAACAAACCTAGAAATAAGAAAATTTAATTCGTGAACAGTATAAATGCTGTAAGCGATCAAGCTACGAAGAAACTTCCTTTTTCTACTATTCCTAGGACGATATATCCCATATTCACTCACTTTATCTACCCATGTATAGTTGCTATCTGAATTTAGTATCTCTACAGGTAATAATCGAGCCAATAAACTTGTGCTTTGAGGTAAATTTCCGCAATATGTTGCATAAAAATGATGTCCCTCGATATTTAAAACATCAAGGGTTAATTGATAAGGACTCCCCTCTGTCGTGCGCAAAGTTACCGTCTTTGTTGTTTCCACATTTTCTACTCTATGAAAGCCATGATAGACAAAGATAGTGTGATCGGCTGGGCAGAAAGATAGTCCCTGTTTTCTATCATTGATCTCCTTTTGAATTTTAGACTGAACACCACTATACTCAGCAAGATATGGATGATTTTGTAGGTATTCCAAATCTTCCATACTTAAATCATGAATTGACAAATTTATATCCATATTTTCTACCTCATATTTTAATTAGAGCCTATCATCTTCGGTTGTATATTACCGTAATCTATCTGTTTCATATTCCGTATATTCTATTCTCACCATATCATTTTGCATTAGAAAAGTCAAGTTCAAAATAGATATATGCAGTAAAATGTGGTATACTATTCTTATTGGAGGTGATATCGTTGCAAACAAAAGCATACCTCTCAATAGACCTAAAATCCTTTTTCGCATCTGTTGAATGTGTGGAGCGTGGGCTTGACCCATTGAATACCAATCTGGTAGTGGCAGATGCAAGCAGAACAGACAAAACCATCTGTCTGGCAGTAACTCCATCTCTGAAATCCTTCGGTATCTCCGGCAGAGCAAGGCTGTTTGAGGTAAAGCAGAAGGTTCAGGAGGTAAACTTCTCTCGTCAGTACAAAGCACCTCACAAAGAGCTGACAGGCAGCTCCTACTTGCACTCTGAGCTGATGCAATCGCCGGAGCTGGCAGTAGACTTCATCATTGCACCGCCTCGAATGGCATACTACATTGATTACAGCACCAGAATCTACGATGTATATCTGAAATATGTCGCACCGGAGGATATTGTTGCCTACTCGATTCTACTGCCAGCTCCGGCGATTGCATCAAGTGGCTTGACAGCACACGATTTTGCCATGCGGATGATTCTGGATATTCTGCGTACTACCGGCATCACCGCAACGGCTGGGATTGGAAGCAACCTGTATCTCTGCAAGGTCGCAATGGATGTGGTAGCAAAGAAGATACCGCCGGATGAACATGGTGTGCGGATTGCAGAGCTGGACGAGATGAGCTATCGAAAGACCCTCTGGGAACACCGTCCGATTACCGACTTCTGGAGGGTTGGAAAAGGCTACGCAAAGCGGCTGGCAGATCGCGGATTGTTTACGATGGGTGATGTGGCAAGATGCTCTGTATACAATGAAGATGTGCTGTACAAGATGTTGGGTGTCAATGCGGAGCTGTTGATTGACCATGCGTGGGGATGGGAACCCTGCACCATTGCAGATATTAAATCCTATAAGCCATCCACCAGCAGTATCTGCTCCGGTCAGGTGCTGGAATGTCCCTACCCTGCTGACAAAGCTAGATTGGTGGTCAGGGAGATGGTGGATTCCTGCGCATTGGATTTGGTGGACAAGAAACTGATGACCAATCAGATTACACTGACCATTGGCTATGACATCGAAAATCTGACCGACCCAAATAGACGCAACCGCTATCGTGGGGATGTTGTCAGGGACACCTACGGACGGCTGATACCCAAACATTCTCATGGAACAGCAAACCTGACCTATACATCCTCCAGCAGAAAGATGACAGAGGCAGTAACGGCATTGTATGACCGGATTGTCAATCCTGACCTGCTGATACGCCGCCTGACACTTTCCATCAACCATGTATTGGATGAAGATGCAGCGGCACAGACGGAAAACCAATATGAACAGCTCAACCTGTTTGATAATTTGGAACAGGTCATCGAGCAGGAGCAGGCAGACAGGGCAGCATTGGAGAAAGAGAAAAAGATGCAGAAAGCAATGCTGGCAATCAAAAAGAAGTTTGGTAAGAACGCCATCCTCAAAGGAATGAATCTGGAGGAAGGTGCAACTGCCAAAAACAGAAATAACAAGATTGGTGGACACAAGGCATAAATGGGGTAGCAGTTTGCTACCCCATTCTTTTTCGCTATTTGATGGGTAACAGGTCGCTGGAGATTTCTAGAATATCTTCAAAGGCAATCGAAGAACCGTTAGTCATCACAATGCAGTGACTCCATTCGTCCACCTTTTTCAGCTCTCCTTGCATGACCTGATAGATGCCTCCTGCCTTTCTTGGGTCTTGTACAAAGTAGGTCACGGCTATCTGCGGATGTTGAGCAAGAGAGGATTTGAGCAGCTGCAAATATTTATCAATCGCTGCCTTGTCATCCTCTGTCAGCTCTATCTTAGCGTCCACATATCGGCAGACCTCACGGATTGCTTCCCCATGTCCTCTCAGAGCTGCAAAGGGAGCAAACTGTGCTGCTCTATCCTGCATCGACATTCTGGGATGCTTGCTGGATACATGGTGCGGCAGGTTGATAATGTCATCATATCGTCCAGTCATGGTATCACCTCTGGGTTAGTATAGCATGAGAAGAAAAGAAAAAGCAACCGCTGGTGAGACGGTTGCTTTATTCCTATCGTTTTGTATTGTATCAGGGTTCTCTTTTGAATTGGTGTCAAAGTGGTGTAAAATCTCTTTCTTGGTGTTATTGCGTTACTTAAAAATCGCACAACCAAGCCGTTTTTCGATTAAGCCTTAAAACCTAGTCCTTCATAAAGTCCTTGAGCTTATCAAAGAAACGGTGTGGTTTTCTAAATAATGGCTTACTTATGCGATTTTTCGGCACTTTACTGATGATAATTTGAGTAAAATCATATTATAAATCTCCATATTTCTCCATAAATCTGCGGCTATTTGGTGTAAAAATTGGTGTAAACTGGTAGCTGTGTTGCTGCATTGTCAGGGTTTAACCCAAATCGCTGGATATTAGCTACAATCTCATCAGATACATCGGTAAAATGGCTATCTGTATATACATCAAGAGATGTGCTTATATGTTTGTGACCCATCACATACTGTATTGTATTAAGTGATGCTCCTGATTGCACAAGATTTGTGCAAAAGGTGTGACGAAGTATGTGAGCGGTAAGATGAATAGGGTCATTTGTATATTGGCGATTATATTCGTCTTGTATTTGTTTCATCAAATATGCTACTGTAGCATAAGTACGAATCGTATCATTTCTTGTAAAGAATAAGAAGTCGTTATACCCATCTATTGTTAATTCTTGGGCGTTAGCAGGACGACTATCAATTACCCTACAAAAATTTTCATATACTCCGAAGGTCATTGGTACAATACGCATACCAGATCGTGTTTTTGTTTTTTTTATATAATGTATATAACCGTCATATGATACAGTTTGCAGTTGGTGATCTATTTTAATGATACGATTCTGCATATCTATATCTTTCATTGTTAATCCAAGCAACTCCCCAATGCGTAACCCTGTATTAAGTAGAATATAAATCCATTCATACTGTGGTGAGAACTTGGGCGAGTTCTTTACCAACGACAGGAGTTGTTCTTGTTGTATCTTGCTGAGAGATTTTTTACGCTTTTTCTCTGGCAAGTCCCAATGAAAGTCACAAGGATTTTTATAAATAATCCCATCGCTGCAAGCTAATTTAAATGCTGGATACATCAAGTCATTACGAGTTCTCTGGATGGTAGCTGTGGCATATCCAGCTTTCAATAAGTTTTTACAGAGTTCTCGGATGTCTGCTGTGGTAACGTCCTTGATTTTGATATCCATCAAATCAGAATGCTTTTCTATTCTATGCAAATCAGTCATGTATGTTCCTATACTGCCTTGACACAGATTGCTTTTTGTTGACATATACCATTCCAGCAATTCTTTGACTGTCATGTTTCCCCGTGTATACTGAATATGTAAGATATTTGCCTTTTGTACCTCATCCTCCTTCTCTCTTAATTGTTTTAGTGTACTGGCGTACACTGTGTAGCGCTTTCCATTTTTGGTAAAGCGATACTGATAACTACCATCTTTACGTTCACTTTCCCCGGTCTTTAGTATTCTGCCTTTACTGTCCTTTCTCTTTTCTGCCATGACGTTCTCCTTTCCAGAGAACCCTGTACAGCTTTATTGTAGCACTCCACAAGCTATTTGTCACTATACAGAGTACATATCATTTAAATATTTGTTGAATAAATCCTTCTTGATAAGCCTCTTATTACCAACCCACAGAACGAATTTACACTGATCATCGTTCGTGAGTTCTCTGAGTTTTCCAACACCGATATTGTAATAAGCTGCTGCTTCATCAAGAGTTAAATTATGTTTTTCCCAAATCGGAATCTCTTTCATAAAATCACCTGATAAAATACAAAACGATAGAAATGCGGGCGGCTGATTGCCGCCCATTTGACATTATTATACCAACGTGATATAATGCCCTTGCATTAAGTAAGAATTACCGATCACACACATCGGTGGTCTTGTCAGCAACGGGGCTGACAAGCGCTCTGTGCAGCGGAGGAATGACTATGGAGATAGTTAAAATGCTGCTGGATTCTCTTAACGTCTGTGGCTCGATTCAATCTCTGATTGACCTGCTTGGAAGTGTCATCCGAACTAATACCCTCATCGTATTGTTGGTAGTGGTTACAGGCTTTAAAGGAAGAATCGACACCATAGGGCTTCACATTGACACTACCCTATAAAGAAATCTTAATGTACTCTCACTGTGAAGGTGGGAGTCTTTTTTTTTACGCTGCTTGTTTTAGGAACCGATCGATAAAGTAGTTATTTTTGCGAACATTCCCCATGTATTATTGAAATTGCTTCTTAGAACATAGGTTTGCTTCTCCAATACATCTACTACCTCGCCAACATCAGCCTGATACCACTCTCCACGAATATGAGAATCTGCAAAATGTTGGTGCATAAAAGACTCCACTTGAAAAGCATTACTGCACAGATACGATGTATAGGCAATCCTCAATTCGTCAACGGAACCAGTCTGTAACTGTTTTAGTCTTGCTTCTGGATCGTGAGCGACACCAATCTTAACAGCCCCATTATTTGTATTCTCAATCACATACACATACTGTCTGTTTCTGCTATCCTGCGGTAACACATCTTCTACAATTCTTGCAGCCACCATCTTTTGGAGAGCCTGTCTCATTTTAGAGAAAGCATTGATATACTTAATTTTAAATTCATCAGCTGAGTTTGGCGATCCAATTCATACTCACGCTGCTGGCGGTTACGACTATCAATGTAAATGTTTTCGATAATGTGATCGGCGCAAAATTGTGCCGATTCCGCTGTGCTCTTAAACTTATCATCAATAAGTCTTAATACTTCCTTATGGGATTTACCAAAGACCTCTGCAATCTTTCTGCTAGTAGTGGTAGCTGTGCCGTTTTTAGAATAGACTAATCCATCAATATTTCCCTGAAATGACACGGTTTCAAGAGCACAAGTGATACGGCGAGCTGTAGGGATGACTTCATGAGTAACCCAATGTTTGAATCTCTTAGCAGATGGTAGCTTGCTGGAAAGAACGAGAGAGTATAAACCAGATTCGTTAATCAATACCGTCTTAGACTTGTAATTAGAACTACTCCCCTGAATCAGGGTACTGGTTTTGTCCTCATCATCCACATGATTTGCAATAGCGTTCTCTGGTTTTTTATATCCAAGAATGGTAGCTACATCTCTTGCTATAAACCATACATCATCGTTTTCAAATACAGTTCTTACCTCTCCAAATTCCTCGTTTTTAAAAATCTGAATAGCGTTATTACTCATAAAATCCTCCTACTGAGTTACATTTTAATTGTCTAATCGGCATAATTTTCCGCTTATTTACCAGAGCTGCCCAGCGCTCCTGTGCCTCGTTCTGAGTCAATAGAATTTAACTCATCTAAACTTACCTCTCTTGTAAAAACTCTTGGTACAGGGACAACCAGAGCCTGTGTAATCGCTTTTGAAGTTGGATAAAGAATGATTTCACAATCTTTTGCAAATTGAATTGTTTCCTCATTTACTTCATCTGGATTGTACAACACAAGATAATGTTCTGTATGATTGGTAATGGGAACAAACCATTCACCACGATAGCCGCTGTCAATGACACCACATCTCTGACCAATGCCCTTTGTACCTGTGCTACCTCTCTCTTTCAGAATGAAGCAGTAATCTGAGCTGCAAGCACTTGCAATGCCGGTAGGAATCATGACGGTCTGATGGGGTTCAATGCAGATTGATTTGTCGATACAGGCGTAGATATCAAATCCTGCATTCTCTGCAATTTTGGATGGGATAATAGCTTTCTCTTTATATTTAGCGAATAATACTTCGGTCATTTTCTTCGTCCTTTCTATTGATAAGGTTTAGCCGATAGCTATTGTGGGTAAGTATTACCCCACCCACTGTGACAACTTTGCTATCGACTTTTGTTGCTTACTATAGAATAGTTCTACAGCAAGAACTTGATTTTGCACCAAAAAACTGATATAATCAATACGCATCGCTTTGATTTTTATATCGTTAGCCGACAAAAGCAGCTGATGAGAGTTAATGGAACAGGACTTGATTCAGAGTCTTTTAAACGATAAATACTGGGTTTCCAGATTTGTCTTGTCGGCAATAGGGCTGACAAGTGTATAAGAAAAGCGAGGTAAATATGTGTAACTTCACATCTTTTACTCACTTCGACCTTGTTAGCTGCTGTGGATTAGCAATCGTTTTAATTGCAGTGATTGTCATTGTAATCGTTGTGACTCACAGCAAAGCAAAGAAAATCGAAGTAAAGTTGTTGAATATCCTACATATTAAAAAGGAAGATTGACAACGATGCGACCCAGTAGTTGATTCTGCTGGGTATTTTTTTATATCAACTTAGTAGTACGCTTTGCTTGCTATTCTAACATTTTTATGTTATACTGGTTAGGCACTTGTCTAAATTGCCTCTTGCCATCATGAAAGCCATGTCTGAATTTCAACAGAAAACTTTGCCGAAGATTTGACGACTTGATCTGACGCAAAGTCAGAATTGAAATTTGATAATAACCGTTTGCCTATTCCGGTTTTATCTTAACGACAATAGGGTTGTTAAGGACACATAGGCAGAAAGAAGTTAGCGATCGATATGGAAAATATCTGTATCCTAATTCCTTATGAGCTTGTACATGATGTCATCATTGCTCTAATCCAATATGTACTACCGGTATATATTGCGTTTCGCATGATGAACAAAGCAAGAGACAATAAGGACAATCACTCTAATGAGAAATAGAGTGTAGTGCCAGCGTCAGCTTTTCGCTGACGCTATTTTTATATACAAGCGATTTCTCGCCGGTACATCATTGATTGATTTATTTATGCTCTCAGCTTTTTGCTGGGAGTTTTTATTTAGTTACACTTGCTCCAGCCACATTCTGTACACTGGACACATCCACCAGCACGAATGACATTTGCACCACAATCAGGACAATTTACAATCATGCTAGTATCTTCAACCTGAGTTGTTTCAGGTTTTGTATTGGTTTTCGGAAACTCGTTTCCTTTTACTTCCTTATAGAAATCTAACAAGGTTCTTGCCAGAATGTCAGAACAGGAGATTCCATCTAACTTCTCTCCCCTACCCATGACTTTGATACAGGCTGGACAGGTGATGCCTTTGAGCTGATCGACAATCTCTTCCACTTTCACACCAGCTCTTAAACCAGTAGAAATCATACGATTGACTGCGTTGATATTGGCTTGGCAGATACCACCTTTAGAGGTATTGATGAATGTTTCAAGCACATTCCCATTATCATCGTGGTTTACTGTAATATACAATGTGCCGCAAGCACATTTCTTGCAATAAGTCTTTCCAGATGTAACACCAATCGTTTTTCTGGAGGTTGGCACAATGCTGTCATACTGTCTCTCATCATGTTTGTCATCTTTTGGAGCAGAGGTTGTGAGAATACCAGCTCTTTCACAGCCATCTCTAAAAATGGTGATACCTTTTAGGTTTTTCTCCCAAGCATACAAATATAGATTTTCGACATCTTCAACTGTTGCTTTATTTGGGAGATTTACAGTAGATGAGATGGAGGCATCAATATGGTGTTGCCATGCAGATTGCATATCAATTCTCGCCTTATAATCCAAATCTCCAGCCGTTACAAACCAGTTTGGAAGGTCTGCATCATCCTGAATCTCATGTTCTTTCATGTATTGGTCTACAATCGGAGTGTAAACTTTATAGTATACATCTGAGCCATGCAGTGATTCTGTCTTGCGTGTGTAGTAGTTTGCAAAAATAGGTTCAATCCCACCAGATACTCCCAACATAGTAGAGAGTGTACCTGTTGGTGCAATCGTCAAGATTTGAGAATTGGCAAGACCATACTCTTTCACCAGTGAATCAATTTCAGGTTCAGAATGTACCCTATAAAATAGACTATTCATGACTTCAGCTTGGTTAAATTTAGGATATACACCCTGTTCTTTTGCTACCATGGCAGAAGCATATAATGCGTAGGTTGCCATTGAATAACCAATTCTATTACACATCTCAACAGCTTCTTTTGAGCCATATGGGATTTCCATTTTAATCAGTGCATCTGCAAGACCAAAAATACCAAGACCAATTTGTCTCCAATCATTTACACTTTCCTGCTGTTCTGTCAATGGGTGTAATGGCATTCCTTCCATCAACACCTGATTGAGAGCTTTGACTGAAATCTGAACAGTGTCAAAGAAGTCATTAAAGTCAAAGCGTTTGTTTTTTACAAATTCTGCAAGGTTTACGCTACCCAAGAGGCAACTTCCCCCTGCCGGGAGCGGTTCTTCTGCCCTAGTGAACCGCAGACTATTAGACTATATCTTCACCTTCAACATTACTTGTTAAGGGGTTTGCACTTTCTAAATGTTGTTGGAGTTCCCACATCTTATCACTCATCCACGGTGGTTGAACCTGGTACATGAGATTAACTTTGTATTTCATTGAATCAACAAGATATGGATAAATCAAGAAAATAAATGTTTCGTAAGACTTTTGACAAACTCGAATCCTATAACGATTTCCACGTTTATTTAAAGAGGTAGCAACCCCAAAACTCAATAAAGCATTTTGCAGTCTATTGATGGATTCCATATCATATCTATCTGTACAAAAATCAATTCGTCTTGATGTAATAAAACCTTTAGTAATACCTACATGACAGATATATCCATCTGACATATACCAATTAGCAATACCAGCAGGAGTTAGCCATCGAGCTGCATCCCTTGACACAATGCGATTTTTGTAATCGTCATAGAAATGGTGATACTTCTTTGCAAAATAAGGGTGTGATTTGATTTCTAGCGCCCAACTTTCCTTGTGATGACAACCACTACTGTCATGTTCAGGATAATATTTGATGTTAATTTTAAAATTGCTACATGATTCAATATCTGTTTTAATCTTGTTGATAAAGTTCCTGTCAATACTTTTTATTTCAAAGCGGCGTTTTACTACACCACTGTCAATATATCCATCTCCAACAATGAGTCCTGTTAAATATCCTTTTAACTCTGAACTTTCCATACATTACACCTTTCTGTAACTTTGTATTATATCATTTAGCTTAGTCGTTGAACCTTCCCACCAAAATATGGGCTTGGCTGCTGATTAGTAATGCAACTTTCCAGCAATTCACAAACGATTATGTCACAGCATTTCTGCTATGCCCTGCACAGAAAGGTTACAGGGATTGACACCAGCATATTGAAATTCAGAGTTTGTATTAAGTAGATTATACTTCTCAATGGTATTCCAGAATAACATTCCTGGTTCACCAGTTCTCCAGTTCATTTCAGCAAATTTATGGAAGATTTCTCTTGCATCCACAACCTTCTTGATTGTTTCACCTGTGGCTTCTCTTGTAAAGGAAAGTTCAAACTTCTTTCCTTCTTTGACAGACTGCATAAATTCATCCGTGATGCGAACTGAGATATTTGCTTTTGTGACCTTATCCAGATCAGCCTTAACACCAATAAATTCTTCAAGGTCTGGATGAGTACAGGATAAGGAAAGCATCAATGCGCCTCTACGCCCAGCCTGACCAATCAATCCAGTTACCAGAGAGTATAAATCCATAAAAGATACTGCTCCGGTTGTGTTCTTTGCGGTGTTGTGTACCTTTGCACCTCTAGGAGCAAGGTTTGAAATATCAATGCCAACACCGCCACCATAACTAAATGTTCTTGCGAGTTTCTTTGCTGTATCGAAAATAGATTCAAGGTTATCTTGTGGCGGTTCAACAACATAGCAATTACTATAGGTGGTTCTTACACCTTGTTTGTCCAGTCCTCTGTTTGCAAGAATCCTTCCACCAAACAGGAACTTCTTTTCTTTGATAAGCTTCTTTACATCCTCATCCCCAGCACTGACTCTATCAAGCCACTGGTCAAATGTCTCCCCATTATACTGATATTTCTTTTTCCAAATATCAATTCCCAGTTTATTATCTTCTCCTAGCCATTCTTCAATTTTCATTAAATCTCTCCTTCTTTGTTTACATACTCTTGCCATTCAGTGTGTTTTACCATTCGGTATAATTTATCAGTAGCAATCATCAGTTCTTGATTGACGATTACCTCATCTGCCTTTTGTTTAAACCCCTTAAACGCTTTTGCATCATGGATGATTCTAACCAATGCTTTTCTCAGTCCATCTCTTTTGGTCAAGCGTTGGAATCTATCCCACAACGATGAATCAATATAGACTACCTTTACATCTTTAGTTCCTTTATAGTGTTCTTTGAAGAACTCAACACCGGCTGGATCAATGACATAAAACAGTGCATCATCGACCTGCTCTTGTGTAGCTGCATAGTGATAACCATTGAAGTATGTATAGGCAACTACATTCTGCAAACATTTAAACTGTTCTTCTGTAATAAAAATATGTCCCTTTTCATCAGGAGTTCTTTTCGGTCGAGTCGTATAAGACTCAACCGACGAACCCACATTCTTTAATCGGTTGACGATAGTGGTTTTACCAGAACCACTTTTGCCAACAATCAGAAAAATTGTGTTCATTGATTATCCTTCCTGTTATAAATGACTACCATAGATGGAAATGGTGCTGTACCTTTTGGCGTTCCATTCTCATCGGTAAACTTTAATCTTCCTTTTACAAACCTGATTTCTGCTTTGTGGTATATGTACTCATGAAAATATTTGGTATCGGTTCTTGCCGGTATCAGCATGACGATAGTAGTTCCCTTCTGAGCTTCCTCATACGCTTTCTTAACCCACAAGCCGATCTCTTTTCCGTAAGGAGGGTTGCAGTATACCGCTCCCCCCATGTCCCAATTTTGAATCAAACCATCATCTTCTGGTGTAAAACACCGTTTACACTTGCTGTTCTGATGGGTAGCTGCTGCATCTAATACAAAATGAAACTCAGCATCCAATTCATCAAAGAATTGTTGCGGTGTACACCAATCTTGCTTCTCTGAACTAAACAATCCTTGATTTAACATCATTACGCCGCCTTATTATCGAGCAATGGAGCAATCATTCTTTGCTGTGCTTCTGTGTAGAATTTCCTATCAATCTCAAAGCCAAAGCTATGGCGATTGAGTTCAAAGGCGGCTCTTAATGTTGCACCACTGCCAGCAACAGGGTCGATTACCACATCTCCTTCATCGGTGAATACCTCAATGAGTTGTTTTAAAACTGCAATCGGCTTCTGTGTTGGATGAATTTTTGGCACATCTTTCCCATCTCTTTGCCAGGCGAACCAGTCAAACACCATCTTACCGGTTCCTCTGATTGGCTTCCCTGTTTCTGGGTCAATCTGTCTGCCATTATTGAATTTAGGCAGCTTGTCTCGATATAGTACAACAGCAAACTCTGTTGCTCCCACAATTCTCATGTTGGCTTTCAGAACCTGTGCAGAATAATTCTTACAGAAGAATAGAGGATAGTAATGGTTGAATCCATATTGCTTTCCATACTGAACAACCGTTTGAATCTGTTCAAACGCACAGAATACAATCATTGCTGGTGCTTTGCCTTTCTCTTTTGGCTCTGGGATTAAAAGATGATTACAGAAGTGCATATACTCCGCAATCTTAAAGTATCCATCAGAATTAAAGAAGGAAGATTTTGCCAGTTTACTTTCACCATTCTTGTTGTCGCCATCTTTATACCACATCGGATTGCTGCCATAAGCATCTGCTCCAATATTATAGGGAATATCTGCAATCACAAGCTGTGCTTTGGGAATCCCATATCGTTTGTAGTTTTGAAAGTTATCTCGATACAGTTCTATCTTAGGCATTTAAACATCCTTTCTCGGATGTCCACAGCTATATGCTCCCTCTGGACAGTGACCATATGTACAAGGCGCACCGGCTTTTGCAAAGACATTCGGAGCAACATTTTTTACAAGCTGAAGCATTCTATCCGCAAGCTCTCTAATCTCCCACTGTGCTCTATTGCAGCATCTGTGGTGGAAGAAATTGAACAGCGACCTTGCGTTCATAGTGACAATCATCTTGGTACAGGTAGCATTCGGCAGGACATATCTTGCATCTTCGATTGCTTTCTTTTCTGCTGCTTTTGCATCCATACCCTGCTCTACATATCGTTTCTGCAAACCATCCGCTAATCTCTCGTAAATCTGCATACTGTTGAACATTGCCTCTAAAAATACACCATGCAGATAACCATCTTCTGCAATAGCCGGTGGGGTTACAAAACCAAAATCATCATGTACATAGCGTTGACTCTGGACTGAGTAGCTTGCAATTCTATGCCTAGTGATCTGCGCCAAGAGTGATCTGCTCACACCCTCAATGCCAAAGGTAAAGGTAATATGTTCAAATGGGCTTTCATGCCCCATACTGGCAAGTTTTTTGATAAAGGCTTCTGTTTTTTCTGGAGTCATGTTGTCCAGCAGCGTTGCAATATCTGATTTGCTGTAGCAAAGTTTTGCTGCTGCGGCAACAATCTCTTCTGGGTTTGGTGTATAGGTTAACAATTCTACTTGCAATTTAACACATCCTTATATTCTTGTTGAAACAACTTTCTGAGCTGCAAAATATTCATCTGATTCTCTGGGTCTTTCTCATACAACTTTCTTACAAAGTCATAGAAGTAAATCATCTCAGGGTCATGCAGCATACTGGTATTCAAGAGCTTTCCATGCTTTTTAATGGATGGCAACATTCCTCTGAGCTTCTTCCATTTCAGATAGTATGGAGTTTTGAGTTTGACTCGATAGCCGTTTGCATCTTCCAGTACATACCCCTCATGGTCTAATGGCAGGTCAGTATTTTCGTTTTGAACATCCTCAACAAATTGAATCAACTCTCTTGCAGAAGTGATTGTAGTTGCAGGCACTTTGCAATTACATTCAATTTGCCAAGAAAGAAAATGTACTGCTGAATACTCTTCAAACTGTGATTCCATATTATTCTTTACAACATCCAGTAAATATAATCTTGGCTGCTCATAGTTAATGATGTGAGGATCAAACTCAGGGTCAATTACCTCAAACAGCAAGGTATAACCCTCTTTTACCTTCACAAGAGCCGCATCCTTATAGCATTTTTGTTTATAAAACAACTCTTTAAAATGTTCTGCATATTCACCACCAATCATGGACTTGGTGCAGAACAACAGGTCGTCATTCTCCTTATCATATGAAAGCAGCCCTAAGTAACCATTCTCTTTATAGTAGACTGTAATAGGATATTGCATGGTTGTGGTCAATGCAGCCAACGAGGTTTCGTCCCTCTCGCCAATATTAAAGAATTTATCATATCCTCTTGCTACCACTTCATCTATATTGGTATTAAGATATAAGCCTCTTGCTCTCATCGTCTGAGCATCCCAGACACCTTTATTAAATGCTTCTCTGGTGAAGTTAAAGGAAGAAATATCTCCAAACTTCTTTTCCTGAATATACCGGTTGCTTCTCATCTGCTCAGTTAGCGTATCCTTTTCTTCGCCTTGCTGTTCAACTACCTTTCTTGGCTGATAGACTATATTCTGATACTGTTCTGTATGCCAACCAGTATGATCTAAAATTGCAAGTCTTAAATGACCCCCAAATTCCACTTCATCCTCTAACAAAAAGAAGTTACCATTTTGTACCGGCAGATGATATGGGTTACGGTGTCCACATACCTGATAAGTATTAGTTCCTTCAACATCCTTATTAAAGGCATCAATCACCTTTACAATGTCCTCATACTTACCTACGCCGTTTGTCATCTCCTGAGTGGGCTGTTCTACCGAGATATAAGAGCTTGGTGTACCTCCATGAGATACCAAAACTGTTTTATCGTCAAAGGTATAGTATGCCATCTGCCCACATTTACGATAGATTTCATGTGCCATGTTGGGAAGAATACCACCACTTAACAGTTCCTTTTGAGTGTGATATTTGAATACAGCAGACTCAATCGGTTCTTTAGTTCCATATTTCTTTAGCCATCTCTCATGATTGCCCTCTAACAGCAATACATTTGGGAGTTTATACCATTCTCTAAGTAGTTTCATAACTTCTGCATTTTCAATACCTCTATCAATGTAATCCCCACAGAAGATATAGAATGTATCAGGGTCGATCTCTGTGATGGCATACTTTAATACGGTTGCACATCCATGAATATCGCCTACATGAACAACCGCTTTATACTTGGACAGGTCGATGGGTTTAATTTCGATTGCATCCATAACACGCTGGGCGGTATCTTCTGTGTTGGTGAAGGGAATCACTGTGATTCTCTTTGGAATCTTCTGGGTTGCAAATCTGGCGTACTGTCTTTCAATGACATATTCAGGGACGTGTTTGTATAGTGGTAAACGGAGAAAATTCTGTTCTGAAACTTGGTCTTTTGGAATGGTAGTCATATCAATCAGGAATACACGATATTTATACTCAACCGCAAGATTGCGAAGCCTTGTCATATCTTCTGTTTTGGAATTAGTGGAATCCACAACAGTGAACTCACCTTTCTCAAACCGAACCTTTAACATCTCAAACACTAAATCCCATACAGCAGATTCATATTTTGTCGTAATGCCCTGCTCCCCATTACAATGGGTCATCAAAGAACCCATCATCATACGGATATTGTCTGGGCTGATAGTAGGGCAACCTCTAAACAGCACTAATGTTCTCATTATCTTTCACTTCCATATAGCTTATTTTCTGTATCCTTCCACCACGCATGAGGCTTGTCCAGACAGGTTGCAATCTCAACCTGTTCAGTGCGACCAGTACGCAGCAACTCTTGTTCTGTTGCCGGTCTAGTGACACACTCTCCACATTCACTCTCATATTTCTCACACATTCTCTGGATTTCATATCTGCCGAACTCTTTGCGTAGTCGTTCTCTACGATAATCTCTACTCAGTTATCCTCACTTCCTCCCTTTGTCGAAAGGAAGGATTTCTTTATCTCGTCAAGCTCTGTCTGATACTCTTCAAGTTTATTAGAAAGATGTGTATTTGACTTTTGTAGGTTTTGGTAATCATCCTTCATCTTTGCAACCTGTGCTTTTAAATCCAACACATCTTGTAGTTTGGTTTGGAACTCTGGAGTGAAAATATACTCCAGAGCCTGTTCTCTATCATTCTTCTGTATCAGGTTCATCAAATGGATCAAATTCTTCTTCCTCTCTATATGCTCCAGCACATTTTGGACAGCCATACCATGTTTCAAAATAGTAATCGCATCTCTGTTCTGTGTATCGTACTGGATATTGAAATAGGTGATTGCAGTCTAAACATCGGAACATTATTCGTAGCTTACTTCCTTTCCATCTTCTCTTAGGCAGACAAAGATTGGAAACTGCAAGCTCTCTTTCTTGGTTTTCTTGTCCTGTGAAACTTCCTTATATTTGACTTCAATCACTCGACCAATTAGACTATCTCCTGCCTCCCAGAACACTTCTCTTTGTTCGTCACTCATACCAGAACCGACAGACACCTCATTGCCTTGATAGTCCACAACAAAGTTGCCTAATGTACCGGCAAGTCTGCCAGAACCTTCCTCCAGCCTGATAATCGGCAAATCGCAGGTATAGAATCGTTTGACCTTTAAGATCCCATTATGCCGTTTGCATTTATAAGGTACATCTCGATTAACCATGCAGCCTTCTTTATCCTCATCCACCATTTTCTGCAAACACTTTTCAATCTGAGAATGGTCTGTACCAGAATAGAGCCTATCAACAATGGAGATATTCTGGAGGCGTTGCTCTTTAATTCTCTCATCCCACTGATTCAAAACATTTAATCTCTGTCGATATGTAATAGCAGATTCTCCCATCTGCCAATCTGATACCTTCAGGCAATCGTAAATGGTGAAGTCAATTTCAGATTTTGTGTCTGCATCAGAATTGATGATTCCAGTTCCAATTCTAAAATTCTCATTATCTGGAATATGGTCGGTATTCTTTCTTCTCAGCTCTCCATCCAGAACATAATGTTCCAGCCCAGCAGCTTTAATATCATCAATAATATGCTGTAATCCAGGGATTTCCTTGCCTTGTCTGCTAATGATTTTACCCTGATAGTAAGTACCTCTGACACCGTTGAGCTTTTCAGAAATGGCAATCCACTCATTCTTTTTGAGCTTAGTATGTTCAATCGAAATAGCTCTTTGAACCTCCCATGTAGGGATGAAATCTTTACCGTACACAGAATTCAGGGTTTTGGCATCACAGCCAATTTTTAAGGTTTTGGTGATAACGGCGGTAAACAAATCTTTGTATTCTGGGTAACAATTCAGAACATATTGACAAACGGAAATATCATCATCAGAGCCAGTGTTATGTGCAGTAAGGTGGTCCATAAGGGCACAACAGGCAAGTTTAGCATTATAGACAAATTGATTAGTTGGTTTTACAGGTTTGTTGAGTTTTGCTTCACTGATACCAGTAACAATCAACGGAGAAAAGCAAAATCTTAAAATATCTTTCAACAGAATATTGTCTGCATTATCAGCAAGGATTTCCTTCTTCTTCTTTATGGATGATGTATTGGCAATCTGTTTGATAATCTGATAGGTCTGTTCCAATGTTATCGTTCCTTCCCTAATTCCAATGTATCCTTTAACAATCGTACATATGCTCTTAGTTTTCTATTATCGTTTGGCATCTGCTCACTGATGACCATTTGCAAGCAGTTTTCCAGCACCAACCCCACTTGTTTACCCTGCGGAATCCCAATGTCCATAATGTCATTTCCATTGATTGCAAGGTCTTTTCTGGTGATGATTTGCTTTGCCTGCTGCATCTCTCGATACAGAGTAATACAGGCATCCAACTCTACAATCAGAGGTTGATATCGTGGATGACTTGGGTTATGTGCTAACCAGTCACAGTTGCATACCATCCACAAGTCCTCATACTGATTATGGTGCAGTCGGTTTATCATGCGGTTAATGCTGTGCTTTGTAGGAACCAGTGTTGCATCGTGGTGCTGCACTAATTCTGCGACCTTTTCAATCGTGTGTGTATCGAACCGCAGCCTTGTCATAATCTCCTTTGTCAACTCTACACTACGAATAGCATGAGCATAAAAATGGATAACACCTTTATCATCCAGGATTGCTGTATCCGGCTTTCCAATATCATGGAAGAACAGTGCTAATGCAATATCCAGCCGACTATATTTGGATTGGTTAAGAAAGTCGATTGCCAACAAAGTATGCTCCAACAAATCTTTGTGATGGTATGGGTTGTATTGCTGATATTCTACGCATCTTTCTGCCTCTGGAATCACCACTTTCAGCATTGCCTTAAACAACTCTTGATACTGGGCATCTGCCTGATATGCTTTGTAATCAAACCACAGCAGAATTTTACTCAGCTCATCCCTGATTCTCTCAGCAGAGATTTGTCTTAGCAACTCCATATGGTCAAGCGCTGCTTTATAGGTTGCCAGCGTCATAGTTTGTGGATGAAGATGAGAGAGCTGCATATAGAAACGCAGCAGTCTCATAATCCGCAGGGGATCTTCTTGAAATCGCTCTGGTGTTGCTCCTACGACCTCGATCACTCCCCTACCCAGCGCTTCAATTCCATTGTAAGGGTCAATGAATTGCGGAGGCTTATGGTGCAGTGGCGGTTTATAGGCAATCGCATTAAAGGTAAAATCTCGTCTTGCAAGGTCTTTTGTAATATCGGTTTCAAATGTAATGCTATCAGGGTGTCTGCTATCGGTGTATTTTCCATCACTGCGGTATGTTGTGACCTCGCAACTATCATCCTCTAGCACTACCGTTACAGTGCCATGTTTGATTCCAGTAGGAATCACCTGATAGCTACTGAATACCTCCATCACCTGTTCTGGAGTTGCAGATGTTGCAACATCATAATCATGCACTGGAGTTTCCAACAGCATATCTCTGACAGCACCGCCGACAATATATGCCTCATATCCATGATTTTCCAGTTCACTCATCAGAAACAGGATATTTGGCGGTATCTCAAATTTCATTCTTAATCACTCTTTCATTGACACTCATGACCCATTCCTCAATCCGTTTGCTGTTTGGTTTATCCGGCAGAGCAGTATTCTTTGCATCGTACTGCATACGCTTTTCATAGCCATCAATCATCTCAAAGAACTCATCTCTGAATGTTCCATCTGACTTCTGGTATTTACCATTACGAATAGCCAATAGCTCTGGAATTTCATTTCCTCGGTATGTAATGATTTCTTCCTTCTCCAGAATATCGAAGCACATTAGATACAAACGAACTAAGTGCATGGCGTGTTTATTTAAATGAGCATCGTCTTTCTTCTTGTTTCTTCCGTTGAGTTTGCCATAGTCTTTTACGATATTGTTAAACTCAGACCAGATGGATTTGTAATCTCTCAATGGATAGTGGCTTAATGTGACATCCATGAAGATTTCGGTATCCATGTCGCTTTTATCAGAACGATCCACATACAGCCTGATTACACCATCCTCAAATGAGGAATACTTATTGGCAAAGGAACTCATGGCAAACATACAGGATGCAGCAATATGTTCTTCCTGCCGTTTCTGTTCATAGGTATCTCTACACAAAGCATTTTCCAATCGTCTGAGCTGCTGATTTGCATAACCTCCAAAAGAGTGAATTGCTCTTTTAGAAAGAAACATTTTTCGGTTGTTTAAAAACTCCAATCCAATCGGATGTATCATGAGATAATGTTCTGGTCTGCATCCTAACAACTCAATCGTGTTAAGGTTACAGGCTGTACACAGAGAAACCAGTTTATTAAAGGCATAGATTGTTGTATCGGTTGTATTATCCTGCACCTGTTCAAAGTGACTGGTTCCAATTAAAGAGGATTTTGTATTAAAGGCACATCCTCTGATGTCCACATCAGAACCTTCCACATTTGTTCCATAGGCATGACTGCCACCCAGCGTCAAGAACATGATATTGTTTTTGAGCAATGGGTTGGTGTGAATAAACTGGTACTCAGGTAACTGTAATAAGGATTGTAATTCTTGATTCTTCATTACAGAACCTCCAATTCTCCAATCCACCAATAGTATTTGGGGTCTGAGGTGTCCTCTTTGAGCATGACAATCTTTGGTTCTTTCCCAAATTTTTCATCATACTCAACAGTGAAAATCGTGTCTTTATGTTCCTCCACAAAGGCTTTATATTGGTCTGTCATTCGAGAGTAATTGCGGTCACTCTGAATTGCTTTGACATTGAGTTTTACCTTTGTTCCTTCTTGAATGCTCTCTTTATACTGCTGATATTTCTTTACCAGCTTGTCCACAATCTTGCGATTGATATGGTAAGACGATTTCATTATTCATCCTCCAGGTTAATATCTTCCATCTTGGCTCTTACCTCCAGGGTGTACAGGTACTGACCCATATAGGAGGCTTGCTCTTTTAAAAGCAGCAGAGGACATTTTGGTTCAAACTCCAGTACACCAGCCTCATATTTTACAATCATTTCATGCAGTTTCTCATACCGAATTTTGGTCTGCCAATACTCTGCTTTGAATCGTTCTTTATAATCTGGGCTACACATTCTGCCAATAGTATGTTTTAATTCCATTGTTTTCTCCTTAAATAATCTTGTAATAGGAATCCAAATACCAATACTTGATTTCTGTTTTTGTGTTGATTTTAGAATGAATTTGACTGGCGTAAATAATATCGCCTTTATGCAAAGGCTCAATCTTATATTCACCAGCCATCAAAGTTAAGTTTGATGTAATGCCGCTTCCCACTGACCTTGCATCGACCGCATAAGCCCATGGTTGCCCTGTCTTTGGACTAATTAAAGGTCGAACCTTCATAATATACAGCTTTCGCCTATCTTCCTCTTTGCCGGTTGCTATCTCAATGTAACCCAGCAAGTCCATCTGATTTTGTATCTTTGTTTTTAAAGGTACATCCGGCAGAGACAACGCTTTAATTTGTGTCTCGCAGGTTCTAAGCATCTTCATAATAGACTCTTTGATTGCTTGATTTAACTTCACTTTGTTCTCATTGAGAATACCATCGTACAAGGTAATCAGTTCCGTATCATTTACCTTTTTAGCTTTTCTGAGAAGGACTTGTACTCCTTTAATGGTGTTGTTGATTGGTTCTGTATTCCAACCCACAAAGGTATATGACGCTGATTCTGAGCCATCCTTATTCGTTCCAACAGCATACTGCTGTACAAGCGGTTCGTAATATTTGCCACTAACCTTTTCCTTACGAATGCTCTTCGCATTGCCGTATTTGAAGGTTTCCATCAACGACACCAGCTTTTGCAGTTCTGTTTGATTGCCAAAGTCAGCAAAGTAATCCAGCTTAATGAGAATATCAAGCTGTCTGGAATCAAGTGAAGTGTGTTCATCAATATCAGCCAGCAAGTCAACAAATGTGGTGTATTGGTTTTCCTGTGATAATTGGTAAAGGCTATTTGCTACATCGTCGTTCATGTACTTTACAGAAGCAACGCCTTTACCAATCGTTTTTGATTCTGCATTATACACATATTTATCTTTTGATTTACCGAATCTAGGTGGTACAACCTGAATGTTGTAAAGTTTCGCTAAGTCTGTACCAGCCTTAATATCTTCATCTGTTTTAGCATGGTTTAGGTATGCTACAATAAAAGCATGAGGGTAATAAAATCTGAGATAGGCGCATAGATAACCTATCATGCAGTAGCCGATTGAATGATTGTCGCATAATCCGCTCTTTCGATACGGCGCAGACTAGCTCTTCTGCTGTTGCAGTCTTTGCACTTCCACCGGTAGCTCATCCTCCGGTGTACAATTAGTCGTTACATCTTCCATTACTGGCTTGACACGGTATTACCTGCTATCTGTTACCAGACCGTAGGCTCTCTTAGTCAGCTGCTTCGTCCATGGGTATTCTGCATATCTTCCTGTAGGACTTGATGCAGGGTCTTATTCAACTGATACCGTTAGCCTCCATGCGGAGACACCTATGAGCAATGTAGTTCACAAAGAATGGACAAATCTTTATCCAAACATATACGAGGAAGCATCTTTAATAATCTGTACAAACTCCTGAGCTTCCTGTTCTGCAATCTCTCTCGGCTGATCTGATTTCTCACAATATCCTTCCAGTATCTTAGGCAATGCTCTTCTGAGGCGTTCCTCATCTTTTCTAGCAATCGCCCTTCTGGTATTGTCTGCTTCTGAACCACTGAATCCACATATCTGAGTGAGGAACTTAATGACATCCTCCTGATACACCAAGTAACCATGATTATCCTTCAGCAGCTCATCAATGATTGGTGATGGATTTTCATGAGGCAGATGGCTCATTAAATCATCTCGATAAGACTCACCGGAGGGTCTGATAGCTGCTGTTACCAGCGACATATCGTAGACAGATTGTGGTCGGTATTTTTTCAGCATTCCAAAAGCAAACGGTGATTCCATCTGGAAGATTCCAGTAGGGCTTCTGAGCATATCATTCCAAACCATAGGGTCATCCCAATCTACCTCATGGGATTTGGGATAAGGAATACCAGCTAATTCACAGGCATCCTTTACAATTCCTATATTCTCCAGACCCAGAATGTCATACTTAACCAGCGATACTTCATGTACACAATCCATATCCAGCTGGAGGATAATATGACCATCGTTTTCCAATACACCGTAGTTATCGGCAAGGGTTACAGGGCTTGCAACGATACCGGCTGGGTGCATGGACTGAGAAATTGGTGTATCAAGCAAACCATCAAAATAATAGAACACATCAGGATATGTCTTTCTGGCTGCCTGTTCGTCCATTTCATACTCAGCCTTAATCCGCTTCATTCTTTCTGGAGTCCAAGGATTTTCTTTGGCAGTTTCCTCATTCATTTCTTTTGCAAATGTAAGTTGAGTTTCCAATGTGGTGGTGTCCTGCCCTGCTTCTTTTGCTATCTTGATTTCCTTCCTAAGTGCTTTTTCATCAATCAGATGTTCTTTGCACCACTGGAATGAAAATGCTCTGCCAATTTCATCTATCGTCCCCTTTGCAGAGATTGTGCCAATCGACAGAATATAAGCTGTCAGTGCAGGTGTGAATCGGTTAATGATGTACTGGTAGATTTTGTCTCTATCTTCTGGAGCAGCATCAATGTCGATGTCTCCAATTTCTTTTCGATCCTCATTACAGAATCGTGAGAATACGGTATGCCATTGTTCAGGGTTGAGGTCAATAATATCTGTAACATAAGCGACTCTTGAACCTCCACAGGAGCCACGATTGAAGCCAATCGGGATTCCATTTGACTTTGCCCATGACACCATCTCAGACATAAAGAGCATAAAGCCTGTCATACCAACCTTTTCAAAGACACGATTTTCTTCTTGAATCGCCTCTATAAAGGTTTGTTTCTGTACTGCCGGAATGATGTTGTTCTCTAGTTTATACTGGAGTTTTTCTCTTTCTGTTTTCAGCAGCATCTGTTTATCAGATTCTGCATCACCGTAGAGTATTGGATATTTGAAGGACAAATCCAACTCAAATTCTTCTACGCTGTCTGCCATAATATTGGTGTTATCAATGGCTTGCAGGTAATCTTCTTCTGGAATGGCATTCTGTTCTGCGAACATTGCAACCAGCTCATCCAGTGTTTTATAGGTCAGGTCAAATTCATCTTCTGAGGCAAATTCAATTCCTTTTGCCTGTTGAAGAATCGTCCTACATTCTGACTTATAATTATCAAGACTGTGAGTATCTGTACCGGCAATCAGAGGGATTCCATATTCCTGACCCAGCTGTAATAGATGTCGGTTATAAACCATCTGTTCAATGCAGTTATGAGGCTGTATCTCCAGATAGTCATACGCCTTTACCAGTTTTCGGTAGATGGGGTCTATTGGAGATATTTTGTTTAAAGGCGATGCTAAACAAGCTGATATCTTGATTACATTCTTAGAGATTCCAAAAAACTCATCAAAGGAAATTCTTGGTTTATGATAGAAGTGATTGACGGTATCTCCTGTAATAAGCTGCATTGCATTGGTTGATTTGCTGACCAGTGTATTGATTTCCTTCACACCGTCATAGTTCTTTGCTATGAGGATTGTGTGGTAGTTGTCTTTTACCTTTTCTTCATGGGTTCTGGTTAAATAGCACTCTACCCCATGCAGGTATTTGAGTCCTCTTTCTTCGCAGTAAATCTTTTTCTTGACCCAGTTAAAGATATTGCCATGCTCTGTAAAACAGATGGCAGTCTGCCCAATCTGGGCTGCATAGTCGATATAGTCTTTGTATGATGTTGCACTATCTAACAGGCTATATGAACTATGCAGATGGTAGGTAACATAATTATCCATTGGACTTTACCTCTCCAAATACTTCACTTTCGTCTGGAATAGGATATGGTAATGGCTCTGTATATTTGGTGTTATCCCACTTATACTGATGGTCAAATTCTTCATAATTGGTAAAGAAACGTCGACTTTTAATATCGTAATAAAGTCCCAAGGAGAGGTTTGCCTTTCCCCTCATGCGGTCTTTTATGACCTCAAACATGACATTGTATGGGTTCGGCTTAACCTTCCAGCCAGTACCATTTTCCTTTCGCACACCCTCCTGCTCTTTTGCAGTCACTCTTTTTAATCCAAAGGCACGATGAGCAAGATTGATGATATTGGATGTACCAGAGATGTCATACATACCGACATTACTTGCTCCTGGTTGGAGTTTTCTAGGGTGTGCAACCAGTACAGTTGCAACATTGTATTTCATGGAAAACTGAATCAGCCAGTTGACAAACTCAGTTTGTTTTGCGTTGGTGTTTTGTTCATTTGCACCCAAATCCACCGTCATCAGATTGTCGATGATAAAGAGCTTGCTGCCGTATTTACGGACTGCATCTACCATTGAGTTCTGAATATCTTCCACCTGATTGGAATATTGGTCACGATAAATCATCAGCTTCTCTTTGTAATAGCTAGAGATTTTACGCTTAGCTTGTTCGTTTACTTTGTAGTAGACAGCATCTTGGCTGGTGGTATATTCTGTGAGATTTCGTTGACCAGCGAAGATGTATTCAATCCAGTTCTTTGTCATCCAGTCAGGTAATTCTCTGCTAAACAGCCATGTGTTTTGCTCATGATCCAGTGCGTTGGTTACAAGCTGGCAGAGAAATGAGGTTTTGCCAGAGCCAGGTGTACCTGATAGGATGGTTAGACTGCCATAGAACAGACGCATGATTTCAGAATCAATCCCACGGATGCCGGTTGTAATACCATCCACATCTGATAGGTCAAGTTCTTTTACATCTGAGAAGTCGATGAGTGATGGTACTGGAGTATCTTTTGCGTTGACGATGAGGTTCATCACTGCTTCTTTTCCGCAATAATACAAAACTTCATTCAAGTCTTTGACATGAACCTTTTTGCCTGATGTGCTGGTAACAGTATGAGGAATGTCAACGACCTTTGTTCTCCAACTACCTAAGCGATAGACAACCTCTTTTTGCATTTTAATACCAGCTTCATCATTGTCAGAACAAACAATAATACTAGAGAATTGCTCTAACCATTCCCAGTTCTCAGCAATCCACCCAAAGTTTCCTGCTCCAAATGGAACTGAAACTGCATTATGAATCCCAGCTTCAATCATAGCTGCGACTTCCGCTTCTCCCTCTCCGATCGCCAGAGGTTCAGAGGGATTTACCCTGCTCATGTTATAAAGCAGCGGCGTCGTATCAGAACCCTTTTGTGCCCAACATTTATTTTCTTTCTTACGAATCTTCCTTGCTGGGCGATATTTAACAGTAGTCAGTACATCGTTCGTATCATAATAGTTAAAGGTCATATTGCCTTTACCATCCGACCGAATATCCAGATAATCCACCGTCTCTTTGCTGATACCCCTTGTTGCCATGTATTCATAAACCTGTGTCATGTCATTGTCTTTGCTTTCCTCATGGGGATAAACATACTGGTGTCTGGTCTTGACATTCAGCTCACCAAAACTATGTCTGATACCAGCTTTCTCAAAGAGAGCCTGTACAGCCTCCATATAGGACATACCCTGTGTTTGCATGAACACATCTATGATATCGACTGTTTTTTGGCAACCAAAACAATGGAAGGTATAGTTCTTTGGGTTGTAAATTAAACTCGGTGTATCTTCATGATGGAAACAGCAGAGGGCTTTTAGGTTATGTTCATCAAAGTCCTCCAGATGAAGCATCTCTGCCATAAGCAGAGCATTGTTATCTCCTAGCTGTTCCTTTGCTTCGTTTATTTTGTCTCGATCAATGAGCAGTTCTACCACCTCACATCCAGTTCGGTTTTTGTTTTCCGATTGCTGCGTAAACATGGTGTGCTGCAAATATAGTTACAAAAATAGTCGTCGTGTTTGAAGTCTTTTAATAGCTTTCCTTTTGCCTTGTAATCCAACGCAATCTTATCCTTAAAGGTTTCATCCTGATAGATGGTCTGAATACTGCTGGTAAACCATTCTTTTGCTGCAAGAAAATCTGATTCTTTGAAGTCCTCAACTTCCCATGTTCCAGCTCTGAACATATTAAATACCAGTTGATAAGGGTATTCTCCATACTTCTCTTTTACATAGATTGAGTAAAGGTAAAGCTGTCGCAGGAACTCCGGCTTCTCTTTTTTGGTAAGACCTGATTTACTTTTATGGTCACAGATTATGATTCCTTTGGGTGTTCTTACAATCAGGTCGATGAAGCCAATAAACGGATAACCATCTACATCCAGCAGCACCTTCTGTTCGACTCCGAGGATTTCACAACCCTCGAAGTCTCCTTGAAAGTTTTGGAAGTATTTGATTCCAGCTTTATAATAATTTTCTGAGAGGTCTGCATATTTGTTATAAGGAAAGTCAATCGTAACAGCAGAATCATATTCGTCTTTGTATGTCTGTAGCAAGTCCCACAGTTCTAACTCACCGGTGTAATATCGCTCCAGAATGGAGTGACCTAGTGTACCCCACTGGGCAAAGGCATTATTCTGTTTCTGCTGTTTTTCAATGTATTGCAGATAGAATCCACGATGACAGGTGTTGTAGCAATTTACTGATGAAAACGACCACACCATGCTATCCAGTTTTTCTTTGTAGTCTGAATGAACCATTAGAATGGATCATCTTCTACATCAGTGTCGGTGTCTGGCTGTGAATAGTTATTTGGATGATATTCTTCTACAGGGTCAATATCAAAGATGGTATAGTTGGTATATCGCTGTTCCTTCTCTTTATCCCATCGGCTGGTTACTTCAAAGTCCACCAGCTTCACACGCTTTGCATCCGGCATTGCTCTGAGCTTATCCAACGCAGTGCCGATGACTCTTACAAATTTTGCAGAGAAATCAGTTTCATATTTCTCTGTCTCTTTATTTCGGCGTGAGGTGCTAATTTCTACTACACCATGATTGCCTTTATCTTCAAATTTCCAAATACTGATATTGCGATTTACTCTTAGTCCCATGAAATTCTCCTTACTTCAATTCTTTCAGTTTTGCCATGATGGTTTTTGCGGTTTCTACATCAGGAATGGTATTAGGCTGACGATTTCCATTGTTGTATTCTGAAATGATGTTGTACAGTAGTTCTTTATCCATTCCTGCTCTTACCTTCTGAGAACAGAGTTTGATGATCTCCTGTTTGGCAACATCCAATTCTGAGAGGTCTGTTCTCTTTACAGCTTTACCCTTCTGCTGTTTTGCTCCGCTGGCTGCGTTTCCATCATCATCATTTTCGCCATATACTACAAGAATAGCGTTTAGTGTAGCTCTACGACCGTATGTTACCGTTGCGATAATAGTCTGCGGATCGTCTTTTGCGGCGTTCATAGTCAGTGGTGGGAATGTCCAGCAAGCACCATTTTTAAAGGAAAGCATTGTGGTGATGCTGACTTTTGTACCTGCTACAACTGGAAACTGCATCAGTCCAAAGCCATATTTGGAAAGCAGCGGTCTGGTTTCATCCAGAACTTCATTCAATGGCGCATAGTTGCCCTTGTTATAGTTTGCTGCGGTTTTTAGAGGGTTGCTTACCTCTCCTACGAATCCTGCCCAAGCCTCAAACATTTCTTGTCTCTGCTCTGGAGTTCCAATAATCTCCATATACTCTTTACTGCCAAGCAATAAAGAGTAATTTTCTGGCAATTCTGGCAGGTCGGTGGTCTCTCTTACAACTACTTCCTGTAGGTCATCTAGGTTTACATTGGTATTTTCTTCCAAACAAATACTTCCTTTCATTTTGAATTGATTTATGCAAAGAAAAGTGATATAATGTATAATGGGTTTATATATACTTCTCTGTGCAACGTTAAAAAAATAAAGTTGTTTCTGATTGCCATCTATGCTATACTAAAACTACAACACAGAAAGGGTGATTTTAATGGCAAGAACAAGAAAGGTTAAAACAACTGCTGAAAAAATTCAAGAGGTCGAAGCTCTGATTGCTTCCAAGAAAGCTGAATTAGCTGATTTGGAGAACACCTTAGCAGCTTTAAAGGAAGAGAAGAAACAGGAGGATTTACTTGTCCTGTACAATCAGATTCAGGAAAGCGGTTTGACTATCGACCAGGCTCTTGAACTGCTCAAATAGTTTATAAGACTTTCTGAGGAAACTCAGGAGGTCTTTTTTATGAAATAATGTGTGGGATTGACACTCTTTTATGCTCTGTCATGTGATGGCGGTTTAGGATTTTTTCTTTAATCTCTTTATTTGGATGGTCGCCAGACATGATAATTAAATCGACATCTTCATATGTAAATCCAAAAGCATCTTCATCCGTTTTGCCACTCAGTCCATCTTCCGGCGCTTTCTCTATCAGATAGTTTGGTAACTCACAACATTTACCAAGTTGAACCACCTGAGTCTTTGTCAAGTGTGCCAATGGAGCAACATCACCAGCAAAATCTCCGTATTTTGTGGTGTAGCCAAGATAGATTTCAGAAGCATTTGAATTACAGGAAACTCGATAATGTAATTCCTGCGCCAAGCCATACAAAACCATCATTCTAGCTCTGGCTGTAATATTCGCAACTGTCTCTGGGTTAATCTCTTCCTTCGCAATTAGCAACGCAGAGGTTGTTTTATTGACAATATCTCCAACAGGAATGACAATACTATTGATACCAATGAAACTACAGGCTGCCAGTGCATCAGCCATTGGCGTTCCTGGAGCAGCATTTGCAGCAAAATGGTTTTGTGAGATACTGGATTGATCTACATTACAATCTGGCATCATGACTCCCAGAACTTTATCTTTTCCAATCGCCTTTGCCCACAGATATGCTGCGATGGTACTATCTTTTCCTCCAGACATCCCAACAATAACTCCCTGTGCATTGCCGGAAAGATTCTGGAACCAGTGCCTCATAAACTCCAGTATCATCTCATACTGTACATAAGGCTGAAAACCAATTCGATACAAATCTTTCATCTGATGCCTCCTAATAATTAAAGCGTCCATCATGCAGCCTATCTCGAATGATATCCAAAGTGTTACGGTAATTTACACTGTCTCCATACACCGATAGATAATACGGTATAAACGCATTGTATTTTCCGTCGTCAATAGTACATACTTGGTCATATTCTGTCATCTCTACACATCCAAGTTGATTGGCGTGTGTTGTATCTCGATATATAAACAATAATCCTTTTGGACTCTTCTTCATTTCACCAGTATCTGTCTTGGGATTTTTGAAAATTGGATAATTTTTATCATCGACACAACAGTAGGTTGATTTGACTGCGATTCCGTAAGTATCTCTTGTAAGCGGTGTGTTCCCATCTGCTGACTGCATAGAATAAGCACCCATGCCAAGGCTGACATTGTTAGCAGCAAATCCCTTTGCTTCTAGTCTACGATAGATTTCCTCTGCTCTCTCCTTTGTAATACCGTCGCCATATACTGCTTTTACATGAGGGTTCAGCACTTTATACCCCTTGCTATTTATAGTACCACCAAAGATATTCCAGAGAACTTCTACTGTTCCCAAATCAGATTCTACATTTGGATCTGAGTTAAGTTTACCAGCCACAATGTCTACTGGATCACCACTATCTCCTCGAATCCCAATAAAACCATTGTGGTTCAATACTGCTGCTTTCACATCTGGCTCTCTAAGGATATTGCATACTAAGTTCCAATAATCGTAGCTGTCAGATACCATAGAGAAATTATCGTTTGGATAAATCTGAGTAAGCAAACGAACTATCATATCCTTTTCATTTCCGTCCACCGCTGTATTGGTACACATCACAGAATGTTCTGTGGAGGCAAGCCCTGTCGCAATCTGTTCAGGATTTCCTTTATAATACTTTTGAAGAAAATAAAACGCTGGGATGGTAGCTGTTTTGTTAAAGGATAAAAGGAATGCTGCGCTGGCTGCCGCTGCTGCTTCTACACTCTGCTGCCCTCTCATTGAGAAGTCACAAATTGCAGACGCTTCTGGAGCGTCGACAACTGTTTTGTCATACCATTTACGGACAATCTGCCGGAAATTATAACCAACATTTGCCGCCGCCATAATGTGCCATAAAGTACATTGCATTGAGGTTTCAATGTAATTAACGAGCCATGCAAAGTCAGGGTGTGTATTGTAAATTTCAATCATTGGTACTTGAATAGGAACCTTTGTTCCCTCTGGAACTCCATAAATTGTAATCGGAAGATAACCCAAACGATGCAACTTTCTCCATCTTTCAGTATCTGCAAACCGCTCCCCTAATAGATGTTTCATTGCAAACTCATATGGTGCAACCGCTTCATCTTCAGTAAGATTGAAAAAGTTTGTCTGAAAGTCCTCAATGATAAACTTTCTGACATAGTAGCTCAATCCAAACATAATCAGAAAGTCATCATTATTTCTGCTTTTTCTAGGAATCAAGTAAGAATGTAATTCAGTCATTCCATCGGGATATTGTTCATGATGGACTGTTTTGTACACATCGGTAAGCAACAATGGATTCATATTAGAAATCCCACCCTTCATCATCTGCTCTTCTTTTTATCAGAGGAAGAGTATGGATTTTTACATTGGGGTTACGCTTCATACTATCCGTAGTATATACTGCTGTGATTGTATCATCGTGCATAATCTCCCCTTGATAGATAGAGTTTTCGCAGTGGGCTACCATAAACACAACATTCTTTGCACCGGCATCTCTCAGCATCTTTGCAAAGGTATAAGCTGTTCCACCTTTAGAACAAATATCATCTACAATACAAACCACCTTATCTTTTAAGTCTGGTGGATTGACAAATTGAAAACCAGAGAGTTTACCACCCTCTCCACGAACCTTTTGTCCCACAAAGCTAGGATAAAGTTCAGAATATTCCAAATATCTCTTCTGCGCTCCTTCATCTGGAAAGAAAAGATAATCTACAGAGTGTGCTTTGATTACATAATTCAAATAGATTTGATCTGTGTCTTTTTGGTTAATAGGGACATCTAAGAAACATTCTTCTTGAATTTTAGGGCAAAGTGTTTTTGCTGTATCAGAATGAATATCATAGCAATACACATCACTAACACATGGATGGTTTAGGATTTTTGTCATCATAACGACTGCTGGATATTCATGCTGATTCGTCATCCTATCTGCTCTGGCGTATGGAAGATATGAAATTGTAAGATGCAGATGAATATTGGGATCAGTATAACCCACCAGCGCAACTAAAGCATACAAATAGAAAATATCGGTGTCATCATCATACCGCATTGTAATATCATAGTGATTTGCAAAATGTATACCAAACGGAAGTTTGAACTGGGTTTCTCCATTTGGAAAGTGCATTGGTTTCCATTCTTTTCCATCAATTAAAATCATTCGTTAATCACCTCAATCTGTAACAACTTCATCGCTTCTAATGCTGTTTTGTGACTCTCTGGAGTAACACAAGCGCAACAGGAGGCATCAACAACAATCGGAATTTCCGGCAGCATAGATTTAATCAGAACTGCGTTTGATAGTACACAGATACCAGTACAAACACCAACCAGCTCAATACTGTTGTTTCGATCTAGAGAAAAATAATAGAAAAAGTTTCGTATTGTTTTTACCAACCCCTCTGATCCAAATGTGCTTTTTTTATGCACAAGATCACCATGCGCATCATATACAATCTGCCATCCATCAGAGCCTTGGATACAATGAGGAATTGGCAGATGTTTACCCTCTTGTGTATTCAAATAGTTCTCGTCATGAGTATCCTGAGTGAATACTACCAAATTATCTTCTTTGCGACACTGGTCAATCTTCTGCTGAATTTTTGGTACAATCGCCTGAGCTTCTTTTGTTCCCAGTGCTCCGGTGATAAAGTCGTTTTGCATATCGACAACAACCAGAATTTTCATGCTATTTCTCCTTTCGATATAACACCACATGGTATTGCTTTAGATAGTCTGAAAGCATCGGTAATATCTTTGTCCAATCCCCACCGCCTCTATCACATCCAATCCCATAAGGCATTGCAATAGACGTCTTGAGTGGAATCTTTTCTTCTACCAGCACCTCATTCAGTCTACATAATGCGTTTTGAAAAGCATCATAGTCAGTATGTCTCTGTCCTCTGCCGTATTGGTCTTGTGTAAACAGGTTCACAATCGACTGACCTTTACGATGCCGCAGGGACACATTCTGTTCCATAGGGTCAGCGGCTACTATTAAGCATTGTCCTAACAGCGATTTACCCTGCCGCTTCATTTCATCACAAAACTTTTTATATTGATAGTACACATGAGGATATTTTTGATGTACTTGCAGAGCGACACCGCTCTCCATTACACCCTGACAATTAACAGAATGACAGATAAGCGGTGCTGATGTTTCAAATAAATCTCTGTCATATACTTCAATGTTCATTATTTATCTCCTTCATCCCATACCATGAACATAATTTTAATTGATAATATAAGTTGAGCAATTCGGCTGATGATGTACACCAGCCGAACCACCAACTCCAATACTGGATTAGTTTCTAACATCTACAATTAGATCACTATTTTCACCCTGAATCTGTGGGAGCTTACCATCCCACTTTTCCAGCTTCTGTCGTTCCAGCAGCTGCGGTGTCAGAGATTCATTGATTGCCTTATTTCCATCTGCAATACCCTGACCTCTGATTTTAGCAGCTTCAGCATTTGCTTTTGCAACTTCCTTTTCTTTTTCAGCTGCAATCAGAGCAACTTCCTTATCTTTCTGTGCATTGATCAGTGCAACTTCTTTGTCCTTATTGGCTGCTACCTGGGCGGTTTCTGCCTGAATCTTTTCAAGCTCCAGAGCCTGTTGAGCATTTACCTTTTTCTGAATTGCTGCTGCGGTTTCTGCGTCGGTTTCAATTCTGGTGAAGTTGACAGAATCCATTACAATGCCATAATCTTTAAACTTCTCACTCACATGAGAAAAGACTTGCTGATTAAGTTCCTGACGTTTATCGCCAAAAATATCGGTTACAGGAAAAGTGGAGCTAATCTCTCCAGCCCATGCTTTGAGTTTTCCTCTGATAAAGGTGCTTTCGATATGAGAGCCGGACTGTCCTCTAAACTTCTCAAAGGTAATATGTACATTCTCTGGGTCGAAATGATAGCTATATTCCAAATCCACATTGATGGTTTTACCATCAGAAGTGGGAATATCGAAGGAACTGTCATCTTTATCCCCTTCTAAACTATCTCTGGACATATATCCCTGTTCAATCGCAACAGAATATTTGGTTACTTTCTTTGTCGGTGCTACCATATGCCAGCCCTGTGTCAGCACTTCATCTTCTACACCACCAGACATGTTGTAGACAATGCCGCAATAACCAGCTGGGATTCGTTCGATACAGGTAAAAGCAAATACCAATCCACCAACCACTACTAGCGCAGCAATGGTAGCACTAATCTTTCCATAACTCATTTGTTTGTTCCTCCAATAACTTTAAAAATTCTTTGACTTTTCTGGCAATCGCTTTTCCCAGCATAATGACCATTGGTAGGACTGCTACCAATACCAACCATACAACAAATGAAATTGCCAGCATCATGAAAGCGAATCTAAACATCATTTCTTCTGCTCAGAGGTGACATTATACACTGGCGCTTTGACAGACATTGCCGATACAACTTTTTCAGCAAGCTCCTGATTCTTCTGTGTTACCTGATCCAGACGCTCATTCAAGGTTTCGATAGTCTGATTCAAATTTGCGATCGTATCGTTGGCTGTTCTGAATTTGCTTTCCAGCATCTCAACCTTATGCTGATTTTCGATTTCCATAAGCTTGACCTTTGCATTGTACTCAGTTTCAGCCTCCAGCTTACCTTTTTCCTGTGCATCTGCAATCTGTTTCTCTGCCTGGGCAAGCTGTTCTTTCATTGCAAGCTCTCTTTGATTCAAAGATTCCTCCAAATCTTTCAAAGCCGCATCTCTATCGTTCATCAGCTCTTCTCTGGCTCTCAGTGCAGATTCTCTTTTCCATTTAACATCTTCCCAGTCATCGTTTTCCATCTTATGCTGGCGTTCGATGTTGTACTGGTACTCAGTTTCGGTTCTTTCCAGAATCTTTTTATTGCTATCCAGCTGATTTGCCAGTTCCTCTTTTGCCTGAAGGATTTTACCCTCATAGGCATCCAGCATTTCAGCCTTTGCATTGAGCACTGCAACGGTATTCAGATACTCAGACTCCAGACCATACAGGTCATTCAGTTCTTTGCGCTTATCTGTAATACTGACATCCAAATCATCATTGACAGACATCTTCTCTGCCAAGACATTCTTTGCGTTCTGCAATCCAGCGATGATGTTATCCATCATTTCATTTAGGCTGGATTTTTCTTCTCCAATCCTTGCCTTTGCGTCTCGAATCAATTTGGATTCTGCTTCCTGCTTTGGGTCGTACCGATTTGCTTTCAGAGCTTTCAGCTCTTTATCCTGCTGTTTAATGTGTTCTAGCAGTTCCGCTTTGGTAGACTTTGAATTAACTTCTCCCATTTCTTCATTCCTCAAATCCAGCCTAAATGAAATATGGATTTATTTTTTATATGAGAACAGTACGGCGTACTGATATGGCGCAGAAGGTGGGATTTGAACCCACACGCCAGCGAAGCCGACTACTCACAGTTTAGCAAACTGTTGCCTTACCATTAGGCTTACTTCTACATATGTGCCGGATAACCGGCACTAGGTTATTTCTTTTTAACCTTTACAACAGTCTTTGGCTTTGTAGCAGGCAGAATGATTGGTTTATACCTATCTCTTGTAATGGTTTCACTGAACCTCCCACGACTAAAGTCGCAGGGTTCTTGGGAACAGAGCATACTTGAATGTATTATACATTCAGAGGTTTCTCTTATTTACCAAGCTACCCTCGTCATTCCGACGATTGTTGTTTATATACACATATTTCTGTATACACCGACTATTTTGTATGAGCGTTTAACTCACGACTAAATCACGAGTACACAACGCTCTAATAATCAGGGGGTACAGGGCTTGACAATTTACTTTTCTTATGTTATGATGTATAATGTATTAGTGTACGCTCTTGTCACAACGCTTAAAAAATAAAAGTCAAGCATGGTGCGGATGGTGGGAGTCGAACCCACAGAACACAGGGTTTGAGCCTGTTGTATATGCCAATTCTACTACATCCACAGAAGTTCCGTCAGGGCTACTTACAAGGCAGAAAGGATAGCACAAGGAGTGTCTGATAAAGGGAATTTAGAATGGAGATGCTGCCCTGACGGTTGGTGCAAGAGAAGGGACTCGAACCCATACGCTAACGCAGCAGCTTCTAAGACTGCCATGTCTGCCTATTCCATCACTCTTGCATGATTCAATTTTAAACACCGCAAAACAATTCAAATTGGAAGTTTGATATTTAATATTGCTGTGAGCGGTGTGATTGGTGGGAGCGGTACGGATTGAACGTACAACGCACAGTTTGTAACAGTAACTTTGCTGTAAGAGAGGTTAAACCTCTCTTTTTTTATCTGTTGCTCTACCAGTTAAGCTACACTCCCAAATTGAGGACTGGATAGTTTAGTGGAGATCGCTATCCTTTTTTGGTTTATATATCTTTATCACATACAAAGCCAATGTCCATTTGCCTTTCGGCTGGTACGGAAGATGGGACTCGAACCCATAGGATACGGATTTTATTCCGATTGATTTACCTGCTACTCTACCTTACCAGAGCTATGAGTAATAATATTATTATCTTAATCAATGCCATTATTATCTATTACAACTTTGGTGATATAATACATTTAACTAGGCTTGGTATTTTTGTTCAAGTTATTTTTTAAATGCGTTAAATTGTGTTTATATATCAAGTCGTAGGCTCTTTGATAATTGGCGCCTTTTTGGGTTAATCCTAGCTTACCAAGAGCTTGTCGGATATTAGCACTATCAATCAAAGCACTTACAAATTCACCATCTGATATTACGGTTTGTTTGAGATTTCTACCCCTAAAATTATTTGTGTACGAGTGACAGTTAGGACATAGTAACAACAAATTGTCAACCTGATTATTGTTACTCACTCCGTCTATATGATGTACTTCTAAATTTATAGGATAACCCATCCATTCAACGTTACCACAGTTTTCACACCTTAGCCCTCGCTCTTTAATTAGGTAGCTCTTTAGTGTTTCATTTTTGACTTTATAGCACTGAAATTTGCAATCAGATAAGTCATATGCCTGATTACCTTTATTCCATGATTTGCCATAAAAATGCGAAGTATCAATATTTAACTGATCATACATTCTATTTAAAGATGTATGGCTACCTCCGCTGCACACAGCATACCCTAATTTTTGTGCGACCTCTCTCGTTGAATGAGAACTCATAACAACTTCTCTTATGTAATCTTCAGGAAATTGTTTCCACCGAGGTTTGTTTATTGCGTATCTCCTCCAATAAAAGCTTCGATAAGCAAAGTAACTTGTAAATATAAATGTTTTAAACACTTTGTCAAAGTCCGTTGTATATGCCAATTTTACTACTTCCGCATATTCCCAGCGCAGCAACAGAAACCATTCCACTGTTCTTACTTGACTTGCATTTTGCTGGGAGATTTGAGGCGGTGAACTGAATCGCCATCGGGCAGCTATGGCTCCCCTACATCCATACGGATGACCTCGTTGGTGGGACTTGAAGGATTTGAACCCTCGACACTTCGGTTATGAGCCGGATGTTCTAACCAGCTGAACTAAAGCCCCAGATGCGTCTGTTTGTACAGCCCCGACGCTGGGCTTTTTGCTGGCTGATGAAACATGCTAAAAACACCAGACAGACACTAACAATGAACCCCACTGACTAGCCTGTTTTCATCGGTTCTTTTAAGGATGCCAAGTATAGATTTGTCATCTCTCGACTTTCAAGAATGAGGGTGTCGAGTGACGACCTATCTACATTCGGCAGTAAACAGGTTATTGTAATGCCAGCCTTTATTGGAGCCGGAAGTCGGGATTGAACCGACACACTCAGTTTGGAAAACTGATGTCCTACCATTAGACGATTCCGGCAGATACGGCTGTTTCCAGCCGCACCCGAAAAAGAGGTGATACATGACGCATACATTGAGGATATTGGCGGCTGCGGTAGGATTCGAACCCACGGAGCTTTCGCTCACTGATTTTCAAGACCAGCACCTTAAACCGCTCGGTCACACAGCCATGTGGCTGACCGTGGTGGATTTGAACCACCGGATGCAGGAGTCAAAGTCCTGTGCCTTTACCAACTTGGCTAACGGTCAATGATTCCTCGGATTGTGTTCCCGCAAGCTCATTTAGTGTTATTGGGAACATTTATATATTAACACACCCTCATTTAATTGTCAACCCCTTTTCTGAAATTAAATTTAAAATATTTTATTTATCCGAGTAATATCCTTTAATGATTATATTGCACATATTCTGCGTCTGCATATCCGTTAAAGGTAGTTGATTTGTACAATCTACGCATCGGATGTTCCTCTTTTACCTCACGATATGCCCGTCCATCCAACATCCTCTGTTTGTGTTCATTATATGCTTTCTGCAATGATTTGAGTGTTGGAAAACTTTCTAGGAATTGATAGGTGCATTCCTCTTTCCAGTACAACATCCCATTAAAAATGCCTAACTGTGCCCACAAGACCTTTCCATCACACTCTCTCGGCTCATACTCTACCGTGATTCTATCTTCTAAGTCGTGTGGTTCAATCGTTTCGTATTTTTCCCTTTCCATCAGTGCCTGTTTCTGAGCTTCGATAGGAGAAAGCAAACCTTCCTTATATGAGTAGCATCCACCATCTGTTCTATAGAATGGATAGTCTGGCAGTCCCTCCACCTTTGTTACCCTACTGATTCTGCATTCTCCCAGGACAACCCTGGCTACCAGATCACCAACCTGACGAATGCTTCCTGGTGCTGGAGTAATTCTTTCTGGATTTGCATAGATTGTATTTTGTTCTAGCATATTGATTCCTCCTTGAAATAATAATGGGAGGGCAATTTGCCCTCCCCGTGTTCTTCCCTATATAATTTCTACATCGAGCTTTTTAGCTGCCCTATAAGCAACGCTTTCAAAAGTTTCACCGTCTGCGGCATACCATTCATCCAACATTCCTGCCGCTTCACAAAGCTCCTTCAGCAGTTCCATGTCCCAGGTATCCATTGCTCTGATTTCTTTTGCGATGTCGTTAGCAGTTCTCATGTTCACGTCTCCTTTGTCTACTATTATTTTTTGAGCAGATGACTGTTCTTTGCTACAAATTCGCTTCTTCTAACAGCTCCATTCGCTTCTGCATTCATTGCTTTCAAAAACAACCAAGCTACGCAAGCAATTACAATAATAACACCCATAGTCACATTCCCTTTCTTTTGTAGACCCCACACTGTATAGAACAGTGTGGGGATTGTATTAGTTTTCTGTCGGTTCTTCTGTTGGTTCTCCTGTTGCATCCGCTGGGAAGAAAGTTCTTTCCCATGCAGCATAGTCTTTGATAAAATTTCTTCGCCTTGATTCAGACACCTCGTTGCACTTTGTCCTGCGGTATCTGTCGTACTCACCAGAACGATAGATGTCACGCATGGTGTAGTAATCTATATTTTTCGCAGTGGAATAGTCTTTGAGGATTGAGGTCATTAACGTTGGGGACATTGCCTTATGGCTCTTAATCAGTAATGGACTCTGTTGCAGTGGTTCTGCCTCAGATGTTTTAATCATGTAGTAACATCCGGTTTCATTCCACTGATTGATGATAGCCATACAGTCGTCAGTCAGTTCAATCTTTTTGTGCTTGTACGTCAGAATGTTGCCTGACAAATCTGAACTACGGACTTGCAAAATCTCTTCTGGCATTACACCGAGGTAAGACAGCAAAGCAGCTAAATAGCACCTGTTTGTGTGCATATTCTGACCAATCGCAGGAAAGATTGCGTTGAGATAATCCCTCAGGTGGTCGATGTCCTTGAAGTCTTTTGCTGTCAGAACACTGGTAAAATCAATATCTCTGATTTTATTGTCTATCAACAGCGGATTGATGGTGTCAGCAAGATTCAGACCTATCTCATCCTTCATGTAGCTGATGATAGGATTCAGAAAGTTCTGTTTGAAACTGGCTGATGTTCTAAGTTCAAATTTTTGAGCCAGTTCTATAATCTCCGTTTCGTCCATATCGCAAAGCAGTTTCTTCTTCTGCCGCTCAAAATCATGAATCGTATCTATGTTTCTGTTGGACACATTGATTCTTATCTTTTGGGCAACAGAGAACCGTTGTTCAAAACGATGTACATCTTCTTCCGTAAGAGTGCTATGATGCTGCATACAGAGACTTGCTAAAGTAGAGTCTACACTGGCAAGTTTGTCCACAATCGACTGAAATACCTCTGGGTGTTCCTCTGTCATGTAATACCTCAGCTCTGCATGGTTCTGTTGTAGCATAATAAAACCAAGCATTTCCTCATACGAAAAAAGTGTAACGGTGCTATAAATCTTTTTAAGATTCTCAACATTCCGTACAAATTCCGACAAGATTGAAAGTGTAATATTACGATAAATCATAAGATGCGCCTCCATTCTGTCCTCATTGTAGCATCAATCCGAGAAAAAATCAAGGCTTCTACAACGAAAATTTAATTGCAATATATTACCGAGGGATAACGAACTGAAAAAGTCTGCCACTAGCTACAACATCGTACTCATTTGGGGAGATCTTTTTGACGGATTCAATGTTTTTAGTGTACAAGCGGAACATATTGCTTTCGTACTCTCTTTCAGCGTAAGAAGCATCGAGAATTGTCTCATCATCTTCGTTGCGTTCCACCTTGTTGACATTACAGCTCAATTCACAGACACCACCAGCTGCGAAACACCAGAACCCGTCACAGTTTAATAGCAGGTCGATAAACTCTTGCTTACTCATAGCATCTTCTCTCCTTTTTTTTGCATGAATGATGTGTTTTATTTGATTATATCTCTCTTTTACCCAATATTAGCACACAAATCATATAATGTCAACCGTTTATTTTGCACTGTGCAAAATCTCTTGGCATTATTATAATTCTCTCGACAGGAAATGTCAAGTGAATTTTGCTTCCATTGTTTTCCAGTTATGCTAACTGAGCCATTGCCCATTCTAACGTACTCATTGGCTCGCTATGTACTGGGTGGGACAGCTGAGATTTGCTGTTATTATAATTTACCTGCTGAGTAACCTGATTGTTTGCTGTAACAAACGATTGGTACAGGCAGGTCAACAGATAGGCATGGACATTCGATACTTGCCGATGGTTGTTAGCCAAGTTGAGAAGCACTTGCTCGATGTGCTGATATCGAAGATTCAAGAATCTTGCTTTCACCAGAGAGGTAGGCAGCAGTTTACCGCCCACTTGTGTTTTACTAGATGAGTCTGTTACCAGAACGTCTATCATCAGGTCAACCAATTCGTCAAGCTCTTCTCTTTGCGATTCAAAAACATCACACAGAACTGGATAGTCTATATTCTCTTTAATTCGACTTAGATACTGAGTTTTCAACATGACCGCATCATGCTCTAACTCGTTCACTCGCGCACGCGTATCAATCAATCCTTTATCATAGTTTAGTTTATTATATATATTATTTATTGCGCTCGATTTTCCATCTGTGGATTTTGCAGCCGTGGTTTGCTCCATACTGGGGTTCCTTAATTCTGGTGATTTTCTCATAGAGGGTTCATTATTTTCCACCGTTTCAACACTCTTTCCACAGTCGTTTTCACATTGACTTTCTTTCTCTGGAGTGTCAACTGTTTCATTTTTATCCTCCTGTCTGTCTGGACTCGGATGAATGTGGTACTGGATTTCTCCAAGCGTACCATCCTTTTCTCTTACTCTTTCCCTCGTCAGATAACCTAAATCAAGCAGCTCCTTGATGGCACTTCTAACAGATCTATCACCGTCCTTGTCTGAAATCAGAATCAGTCCCTTTTGTGTTAAATGCCAGTCATACGGCAGATTCAAAATCACCGAAAACAGACCTCTTGCCTTATACGAAAGTCTGCTGTCTCTCAGGTGATAGTTTGGCATTTTTACATAGCTCTCATAGTTTTCTGTCACTATCATGTTGCTCATCCTTTCTATGTAGTGGTTCAATATCGTAGTACATGAATCTCACATTGCCGCAGTCTTTATCCCTGTGCCAGTGTCCACAGTACCATCTGCCATAGGTGATTTGCTCCCTTACCCAATCCATCCATTCTTCCGTACTGGTATCAGAATCGGAATACAGACAGTCTACGATTGCATTATTAAGGACAAAGGAAAGAGGACAGGTGTGAGTGAGGATAAAATCAAAATGCTTTCTGTGTGTCACCAGACACTCCACAGATGCTTTGATTTCTGGTGTTGGCTGTTCGTCTGGAAACCATCGCAGACCATTTACTAGGCGGTAGTCCTTGTCAATGCTGTAAGCACCTCCAATCACCAAAGCACTCTTTCCATTGAGGTCATACACCTCCCCATCCTTTGCAAAGATGAGGTTTGGAAACTCAGTTTCTACATACGCCTGTCCTCCACAGAATGTAGTGGATTGGTATTGAGGCAACTTCTCTGGTCGAAGGTCATGGTTGCCCTTGATTAAAAACAGAGTGATTGGTAACTGCGACAGACTTTGTTTGAACCAAGTGTCAATATCATTTCCGTAGTAGTTGATTCCATTGTCACCCAAGACAACCATAATGTCATCCTGGGTGGTGTTGTGTTCCTTGCAGAATTGTATGATTCTGCTGAAATCTCTGTGTGTATCTCCTGTAATGTAAATCATTTTACCCTCCTATTCCTGTGTCAGTTCAAAAATCGCTGCTCTCTTTGCAACAACTCTGTCAATCATTTCATCGTCATGGTTGATTTTTGCCATGTAGACTTGTCTCTTTTCTTCTTCTGTCAGTTCTTTAAAGGCTACACTGACTACACCATCCACTGTTGTCAAGGTTTCTTTGTCGTAGTCCTCACAGAATCTGCTGTATGGATATTGTTCCAGTTCAACAAAATCTCCGGTGGTATATTTATCTGAGCTTTCCTGTGCAACGTCAGACGCTTCTGTATCGATGTCCACAATCTCATTCTCCTGTGTTTCACATGGGTTGGTATCATCTACAACCTCCGCATCGACCAGTTCAATCTCATCTTCCTGCTGGGATTCTGTCTGTACTGGTTCTTCTTCAAAGCTCCATGCTTTACTGGTATCAATGTCTTTGAGTTTTTCTCTTGTTTCCTGTAACAATCCCTCCAGGAACACCAGTCGATTTATTCTTTGATGGCTTTTGTTCCCTCAAAGATATGCAAAATCATCTCCTGCAACTCTCTCTGCGTCATCTCTGGGTGTTTCATCAAGATGCGGAAAACAGCAGATACAAAGTTTGTATTCAGTCCTTTTACAGACAGGTGATCCGCTGTATCCTGTACATCTCTCTCCATGTAATGCTTGTCATCCTTCAGGAATCTTGGCATATCCACAAAGGCATGGATTACAAAATCAATCATCTTTTCTGCGATATGCTGGTTTTGCAGAACCAAGTCCTCCCCTGCTTTCATTCTCTTGCAAAGCTCAGAGGCTGTATTCTTACCGCCAAACAGTTTTGCAGCAGTCAGAAGAGAGTGCATTGCAATCAATTCATTATGTGCTCCTGTGGTAAAGGTACGATTTGTTTTCAGAGTTCTATACGCCTCTTTACCTGCAAGACCCACAACTAAATCAAAGAGAGAAGATGGAAGTCCAGCACGATGTTTTGTAGCAGAGGACATCTTCACACCCATGTTGCAACGCTGGATAAAGGCGTTCATATCATCCATATCCATTCCTCTAATGGTCTCCACTACAATTCGATATTCCAGAATTGCATTCTTCTGTTCTTTGGTTAAATCAGTCCTATTGAGTGATGCAACGATTGAAGTCAGCCTCTGCAATCCATCCAGGAGGTACTTCTTCCCATCACAATCGCCCAGCATCAGAATACCAATAGGAAAATTATGATTGATGGAATCCAGCAGCAGGTCAACATCACTTTGTTTCCATACATAAAGTCTCTGACAAGCTGGAATCGTAATGTTACCTTTCTTGTACCGGTTGACAATCGTTTTCACAGATACAGTCTCTGTAGACCTTTCAAATTGTTTTTCATCAGCAACTTCAATCAGTTCATCTGGGATTAAACCTACTGCCTGAGCAAATGCTTCATCCACTGTCTGTTCACTTTCTACATTCTGCAAGGTTTCTTTAGACTCCATATTAGTCATGCTGTTCTCTGTCATGGTTTCTTCCTCCTGTCCTAACTCAATACATTTTACATCATTAAAGATTGGCGTTGGGTCTAAGGTTATTTCTCTTGATTTTCTTTTCTTCTTTGTCACTGCATACACCTCTTTATTTTAATGGAGGCAGAGTGATTTTCACTCTGCCTCTTACATCTCGCCTACTCTATAAAACGATTTCTTAGCTTTCCAATGATTTTCTCATCTGGGATGCTTCCGGCTTCATAGATTCTTCTTCTTGCTTCGTTTTCGATGGCTTCCCTGTATGACTTGATACTGTCGATTGGCAAATCAGGAATCTTATCATACAAGGCATCCTTGTAAGTTTCTTCAACAACTCTCTTTTGCATGAGAGTATCTTCAACAGCCGCATCCATCACTGCCCTATATGCTTTTGCTTCCTCTGTTTTCTTGTTGATAAGCCATTCCCAGTATTTGTACAAGCCATACAAGATGCCAGCTGCTGCTGCTAAATACGATGCTACTTCCACTAATAAAATAAATTCTTCCATTATAATACCTCTTTTCTCTTATTTGTGTTAATGTTCTTTGATGTACTGATGTACAAAGTCCTCACATTCTGCCTGCGTGCCTTGCATTTTATGGGGCAACCACACCACTCTGCTTTCAAACAGACATTCTGCAATAATTCGATTTGCAGAATCGCCGTAGATTTCCTTCACCTCCTGAATGTTCTTGTAGCCATAGCCTTTCACCACCTCCTGAATACTATCCTCGTCAAAGTCATCAATGTCGATGGTCTCAACGTAAATGGCTGATTCATCGTTGTATCCCAAAACTGATACCTCTATCAGTTTGAATACCGTCTTGTCCAGTTGCTTCACATACTGGCAGCAATCATCATCTGTTAGAATCCATTCGTTCATGACTAGTCCTCCCTCGGTTCGAAGTAGCTGCAAAAGTCGTCGGATTTCGTTAATTCCTGCCGATAACAGTCGCCGCCATTCCAGTTTTTGCACTCCCCACACCTTCCAATCGGAGGTGCAGGACGGTCATTAACTACTTCGATGGCATCTTTTTTGCTATCAAACAGAAAGTTAAATGTAAATTTGCATCCATTGCAGTATGGATAAAACATATCCCAATCACACTGCTTTATTTTTATCTCACCTCCGCATATGGGACACGGCAACACAATTCCTTTTTCGGTGCATTTCTTCTGAGCCTGTTTGTCGCCAAGCAAGGCTCTTCTGATCAATTCTTTATTATCCATATATATCCTCCATTATCCTGCAATCACTTTTGCCAATGTCTCCATCACTACTGGAAAACCATGTTCATCTACCAGTTTTCGCATGGTATCCACCAAACAACATTCTTCCACGCCATTTGTGGTGTCTACCTCAACCTCTGTATCAGGTTTCAGTTTAAAAAGCGGACGAACCTCATAATCAGTGTAGTTCACATAGTAGCCGGTCAGCGTACCAAGAGTGTTGACACAGCGCACAGTGCTGGAGCAGCCATTTGATTTTACAGAATAAGGCGTTGCCGCCCATTCCCAATTATCACAATTTGGAATCAATTTTCTATACTTTCTATGCTGGTCGCAAGTTCTGGGAGCAAGATAGCATTTACAGTTACCATAGTCGTCCAATCCATCATCGGCGGTTAAGTCGACTTCCATTGCTACAAAATCATCAATGTTTGCTCCTTCATCAATCCATTGCTCAAGATAGGAAGTGTTGAGTTTTGTTTTTAATGTTGATGATGCAAAATCATTGTTATAATCTTTATCAAACTCACATTGATAAATTTCATCCACCACCATGCAAAGGATTCCATCATCCATCTTGTCCAACACGATAGCCGATTTCATTCCATATCCAAATCTATCACCTGGGTTAAGATTTTTGATTTCACATTTTGTCATATCGAACCATCCTTTCTTACCTCAAATACACAAAAACACACCGGTATCATCTGTGGGAAATACTGGAGGGATTTTGTACATCTTCATATATTTCTTAATCAGCTGATCAGGAACAGATGTGAAATCTTCCTTCCCATATCCACAAATAAATGCTGTGCCACGCACGACATTATAAACATAACCATCGTCATGCTGCAAAGGTCGGTTCATCGGTAAATGCAACCGCTTTCCCTCCGCATTGCACACCAATGCTACTGGTTCGTAAAAAGGATAAGTTACTTTGATCAGTCCACCAACTACACTCTGCATCGTCTCCAGTGTCAAATCAATCTCAGTAAGTCGTGCCGGTTTGTTGGGTTCTAACAAAATCACTTTGCTCATATTATACACCTCTTACATTCCTGCTGGCAAGCACAGGTTTGATGGCACAATCTTGATGATTGCTTTGACCTGCTTATCTTCCTTATATCCGGTGATAACAAACTCTCTGTGATTGCCCACGACCAACGCCATATCAAAGTCCTTCTGGAGCTGACGAACAACATCATCCTTCAAGCTATCTACCTTCTTAATAGCATCGTTCATATCTGCGTAGTTGCAGATACTCAATTTTCCATCCAGTCTCTGATACATTACTGTCCAAACACTCAACTTGTTTCTATTCATAGATATTCTCCTTTACTCATTGCATTTTATTGTCCTCAGTATATCATAATCCGAGTAATAATGCAATAATTATTTTATAAATTTATTTATCCGAGAATAGTGCCGTAGAATATAAGCTCTACCCTACAGTTCTGACCTCTTAGCTCTGATCTGTCTGATTCTGAGAGCATTCTCAGTTGGTTCATCACAGGCATAAGAGCCTTTTGTATGAGGCAAATGTGCTCTCACTGTCTTGACTGAGATATTCATCATCTCTGCAATTTCTTCATCAGGTACGCCATACCGGTTCAGCCGGTTAATTCTCTTTGTTTGGTCAGATGGGTATATTCCGCTATCCACCAGAACCTGACGGATTGTACTGTGTGATAATCCGGTTTCTTTTGCAACAGCTTTCAGACTCTCTAATTTATCGTACAAAGCAATGATTTCATCTCTTGTATAAACCATATCCTCACCTCTTTCTGTGTAGATTGTACCACTAATGTTCTCGTAATACAATAGACTCTCCTTCTTTTAACTCCCAGCAGCCTACTCCTTGACGGATACAGTCATAGCAATGACCTCCGCAGACTTTTGCATTGGTTGGAGCTGTTGTCGTACCATCCTTATACAGGACATGCGCTTCTGGTAAATGGTAAGGGTTGTCCAGTTTAAAACCACGCCATCCTGAAAAGATGATTTGCAGATTCTCTGGGATCACCCCTCCATCCGCTATGTATTGATTGACCAGCTCAAATTTCTTGGTAAATGCTAAGAAGTTGGTTTCTTTACAGGTTTGTGCAACTTCAACCATCATCTCTAAATATTCCGTATTCAGTATATCTCCAGACACATGCCATCGAAAGTATCTTGTTGTGAATGCTGCTCCTATTGCTTGCATCTTAAACGATTCAGGGTTGTCCATGAACAAATCCATATTGTTCTGATAAGCATTCCTTACACTCTTACACCTCTTTTCCATTCGGCAAGCATAACACTCTTTTGTGCATGGAGCATCTTGCCTACAAGTTTTAATTGCAGGCAAAGAAATAGATGGGATTGCTCCCATCTTGATGTTTCCATTTGATACTGATAGTTTTGTTGTCATAATCTTAAATCCTTTCTTCAAATCTGAAAAACATATCGCCCTTGCTGTCATTTATCTTTGTAATCAAAAACTTCATATCATACAACTGACCAAGCAGCTTCTGTCTACTCAATTTCTTTGCCGTGTCCACTTCCTCCTTTACATAGTCACAAAGCACACCCAATTCATCTAACGGCTCTTGAATATAGTACAGGTCGTTTTGAACCTCATCTCTGACAGAATTGATTAAGCTATGCAGCATCTCGACAACCTCATCACCAAGCTGTTCCTGAAGAACTTCCTCCAAATTCTGTAGTAGATGTTCATCGTCTGTATTGTACAAGTCTTTGTACTCGCCGTTTTTAAAATACAGTCGCATCTTTATCCTCCTAAATATGGCAATCAAACACCGTGATATACCAGCCGTTTTTAATCGCCTGTTGTTTTGTTTCTTCCCATTGTTCCTGTGCCACACTATCTGCCATCTCCCAATTCCAATAGCATCCATCTGGCATGAAACAGAAGTAAGGCAGATTTATCGGTGTCTTGTCCCAGTCAATATCACCTGCCCTTGCACAGTCACATCTGTCTGTACCAATAACAAAGGCAGTTTCATCTGGTGTTGCTACATAGCCACGGCTACCATGTTTCACCGCAATCCTATCATCTGGATGATAATTAAAGGTGTAGTAGTCAGAGATACCGTCTGATTCATCTGCATCGTTATCGAATACAAAGTTATCCAGCAGATTACAGACGCTGCTAAACTTTGGTTCCTCGGTGATTGCTACACAAAAGTAATGTCCCATTACTCTTCATCCTCCATTCTTCTTTCCCATTCATTCACCATCTTCTGATACTTCTTTGGCAGCTTTTTATATCGGCGCACTTTGTCTGCTGAACTCCAGCAGTTCAATGGAACCTCAGTGATAAGGTAGTTGTACAGGCGATTTGCTGCATCGTACAGGATTGTCAAACCATGCGCCAAACACCCCTCGTCAATCACAGCAACTTCACCGCCCTGTTCCACATAATTTCCAATGAAATCATCAACCGATTTAGGACTATACAGTTTCATTTCAAATCCTCCTTTTAAATTTATAGACTCAATTCAGCCCTCCATAAAGAAGGGCTGTACTCAGCCTACATACTCTATGCAATAATGTGTTTTAGCTTTTCAAGCTCACCCTGGCAAGCATCAATGTGCTCTTTCAAACTGATAATCTTTGCACTTGCTTCCTCTCTCACCGGCTTATACACATCCTGCAATTTATCAGTCAGTCTACTAAAGCCAACCTCTCCACTCAAAAACGCCTGTTCCTGATACTGCTCAAACTTTCTCACCAAGCCACGCATAGAGAAGTCTGGATGTGTATCAGGACTGTACAGGATAACGGTGTTTTTATTTCCGTCGTCCCTCCATGAGCTATCACCCTTTACAAAATACTTGCACTCAACCATGCAGTTGTACAGGTCGCCGTATACGCAAGCATCGAATTTGTCTCTAAGTCTCCACATAGAAGTTGCTGTTCTTGTTCCTTTGAGTTTCATAATAATTTCCTCCTATAATTTCTGTGATTAGGTTTATTCTTCAATTCGATTAGGGTCAAGGTTCAACATTCTGATTTCCCTGTCGGACAAATGAATGATGTTATGTACCATGTGTTTCAGTATGCTGCGCTTTTTATCGACAGCCAGAGCATCGTCCTGAATGATGTCCAGTACATTCTTTACCATTTGCATCGTCTGATTATCCATATCAAATGTAGCATCCAGATAATCTACAAACTGCCGTCTGTTCAGACATCCATCAAACATCATTGGACAAGTATCTGTATCCCTATCATATCCACAACTATCTGCTCTGGGACACATGCTACACAGCATCAACCTACTTCCGCAGTGTGGGCAAAATGCTTTGTACCCATCGGTTTCAGTGCGCCAGCGGAATTCTACTTCTGTTTCACATTCTGAGCAGTATTCTGTAACTGCTCCACTTGTAATTCTTTTTACCATAGTAACCCCTCTTTTGTTTTAAAACCTTTTTTGTTATGCTATACTGTATTTGTATACTTTAGGTGTAAAAAATTTTACTCTTGTTCTTTGTTGTAGCAATCTGGACAGGCTATTAAATCGTGACTTTGCATCATAGTCTGATATGCAGACTCTCCATACTTTTCGATAAAACACTTGCTACAAAATGTTTTGCCACAATGCTCACAGCCCCACAATTCACCATGCACATCATCATGAGCGTCCCAGTCATTTTCATATCCACAATAGTCACACTCATATTTATCGCTTGCTATTTTATACATTGCATTCACTCCTTTTTAAGCCATCTCAACGGCTCTGTTTTTCCATTGCTCCTGCACTCTTATAGGACATAGCACTCCAACACCAAGCTCGCTGATTAAGTATGCCACCTTAACCTGACCTGGGACAATGATTTTGCTATCACCCAGCACACTCATCACCTGTCTAAGCAGATAGGTATTGAAGTATGCCTCACCTATTTTGCACAGTGGAGCACATTTCTTGTCATTAGCTATCAGCTTCGCTGCTTTATGTACCGTCTCAACTCCTTTTACTTTTAAGAAGAATGTTGGCGTATTGGCTTCCATGCTCATCAGTCTCTCTGGAATAATCACATTGAGCGGAGGCTTGTTCACTTCTGTGCTATAAGGCAGATCATACTCATGCTTTTCATATAGACATGCGGCATAATAGCCGTTACTGTGTACAAAGCACTGACACTCTTTATCCACAGCTTTAATATGCTGCATAGTATAGGTCGTCTTGTTGCTTTTATCCCAGCAATGAGCAGCCAAGCTCTTGATTGCTCTCTCATGCTTCTTTGTATTAGTGTTCATTTTAAAACTTCCTTCCTATTATATATAGATGATTTCTTATCTTGAAATCCATGTTGATGTGCTTGCTTGATTCTCCCAATCCACCTCCCACAATCCAGACAGGCACTGATAGTCTGTCATATTCTCTGCTACCTTGCGTTCTGCCGTTTCATATGTTTCAGCCTGTACCACACCAACGACACAGTCAACCCTTGTCATCCTTGTGTTGTGACAATCCAGTCTGTACATCCAAATTTTCATGGCTTACCTCCTAAAACATAACTCTATTGAATAATGCAACCTGGATAATTTCATCTGCCACAAGAGTACTAAAGTCAAACCCTCCGGCGCCAGATTCAATTTCTATCAGCTGATCTGCCAGCCAGATATGATTCTCTGGGTCATTCAGCCATGCGTTCAGCCCACGGCGCAGCTTGTCAATATCCAGAACATAACTTTCATCCTCGATATTGTCATACAGTTTTAGTGGTGCTCCATCGACAAACCCCAGATGCGAATCATTGTCATACAGTCTACTGACCTTCAACTGATTGCTCCAGTAGTAGCCTCCGCTGCCAAACGCCACTTCCAGCAGTTTTTCAATATCATCATCTGTGAACTCTATGTTCATCTTTACTTCAAAAGTCATCATTATTCCTCCACTTCATAGCCATATTCTTTGCAAACTGCTGCAATCAATTCAGCCTTGCGTTCCTGTGCAAGCTGGATTGCAGTATCCTCTGCTTTCTTTGACCGTCGTGCTACCTGTTTAAGCAGGATTTTCAAACCTTTACCCAATACCTGTGATACCGTTTGGTATCCACCTCTATCTTCTAATGTGCATGGCGTTACATACAGGTAATAACCACGACGAACCTCTTGATAATTGAAGTAATTCATTCCACCTAAATCATAGTCCATGCTTACACACAGATGGGTTTCTTTGTCGCCGTTCTCTTTCAGCTTGATGTATTCTTTCTTTAACATAATGATTCCTCCTAATCCTCTGCTTCTTCCATAATTCGTTTTCCATAGTCTTTCAGGGCTGCTCTGGGGTCATCAAAATAGTGACCCCAGTAATAATCCTCACCGTTTCTACAACGCCATGTTACATATTTTCCTCTTCTTTCACCAAGAACGATTTCAAGTTCATCATCAATCGCACATGATTCAACGATTGTGTAACCTGCGTTAATTCTTGTATCCCTCTCAATCTCATTTTGTACTTCACACATGGCAATCGCCAGTTCCTGAAGCATCTTATCTATTGCATCGGCATCTTCTACCAATTCTCTGATACTGGGAATATCCTTTCCACCGTTGTGCTTTGCCGTAACCCACATTTCAATATGTTCATCTGGGTCAAAGTTAGCAGCATATTCTTTGATGTCATCCACAAAGTTGTCTGCCGACACACTGAATATGAAGTCCTCACCGGCTGGAGAATACTTCTCCAGCTCTATCCATGATTCACTTTCATTGACAACCCAATCAAGCTGCTCTAGCTTATCTAAATATTTCTGATTCATGCCTGTACCTCCCATTCATATCTTGCGTCAAATAAAGGACGGCGGCTTTTACGCTCAACTACTGTGAGATAATCGCCGTCATCCTCTACATCCACCGCACCTTTATTAAAAGTAATTCCTTTCTCTTTCAAGAACTGGATCAATGCTCTTCTGGGGTTTCCTTTTGTCGAGAAATACCCCAGAACATTGACATCATTTGTAACCCAGCCGTCTCCATCTGCCCAGGCATCCACCTGCAACACCTCAAAGCTTTGATTCATTCTAATCTCTCCACTTCACTTTGAAAAATCTTTCTATCCAAGCACTATTTGGAGACTCAAAATCTCCAATAGCTCTGCCAGTTTCATCATAGATATTTCCACGATACACACAATCTGCATCGGAAAAGAACACATCAACATGATGTTTCTCTGGGTCAAATGTATCTTCATACCACATATCAATCCATGTTTTCATTGTCTGATTTCTCCTTCCCTATTTAACTTCCTCATCTGACATTGGAAACACCACTATCTGTTGACCTATACGCAAAAACATTTCAGGTTGGTGGAATCGTTTCTCATACCGCTCAATTTGTTCATCTGTCAGTGAGCAGAAATTGTCAATTCCGGCTCCGACCACAAGGAAGTTACCGGCAATCACATCATAGATCCCACCATCATCATCAGACAAGGGGCAAGACAAGGCACGATTCATCTGAAGATTCAGCAACTTGCCTTCATCATTACAAATCAGACAAACCTCATCTTCAAATGGATAGACAGCCTGAATTAGCCCTCCAACGATTTTCTGTAACACCTCCAATTCATTCTCAATCTCAACTACCTGTGGGTGCGTCTCAGGTTTTACCAGTAATACTTTCATCATGTTCTTCTTTTTCATTTCAAAAACCCTTAATTTAAAGTATACTTATAATAATTGACAGCAATAATGCAAGTTTCGCTCTTAAACTTACATTTTACGCAAATACATTATTCAATTCTTCTGTCGGGTCTGCTCTGAACAAGAACCCTTTCTTAAATCTACTATAATAGCCGCCCAGCTCTTTCATCTTTCCTCTAAGCACATTAAAGGCTTCTTTATCCAGTGTCTCTACAATTTTGACAACCCAGATTTTGCTCTGGTCTCTGGTGTCTACATCCTCATTGACGGTATACTTGCCAATCTCAGTAGCAGCTTCCACTGATACATCAGGTTTTACAGGGCGTTTAACGGTTTTCTCTACTTCATAGGTTTCGACTTCATCCACGATATTGACAAACTCAATTGACCCATCAGCAGCCCACTGATTCAGCTTGTCTATCGAACAAAGGAATCCATTTCCTCTACTCTTAATAGAGGTTACTGTTTTATCCAGCTTGCGACCCATTTTCATACAGGTAATTTTGTCGCTGCTGATTTGGTTCCCAATCTTTGTAATCTCATAGACAAAACCTTTGCTGCACCCATAGTTGAAATATGTTTTCAACCTGATGTGCTGTCCTACTTTGATTTCTGCCGGTTTTTCAATCGGCTGCGCCTTTTTGACCTTTCTGGTTTTGGTTTCCTTTACAACCACAGTCTCATAGACTCTATCGTCTGGTTTCTTTGGCTCTCTGTAAACCACTTTAAAAGGCTTGTCCCATTTACCAACAGAAACATCATAATAGAAATTGGTGCTGAAATAATCAATCATTCCATCACTATCATCGTACCGGTAGGAGTTGATGAAGTCGATGACATTCTGAATCATTGTATGAGCCTTTGAAACATACTTATCATCCCTATCAAAGTGATACTCATTTACATCAGCGTGTTTCTCAACTCCATCAACAAAGACATTGTAAGGTGCTTCCATCAGTGCTACATAGATAGTGGAACCACCAGAATACGATGAATACCGTACACTCCATTTACAATCAGAATAGGCTTCCTTCAAATAAGAGCGGATGATTTCTGTGATTTCCTTTGTACTTCTGCCGCACTTGTAATTCTTGCCAGCCCAGCCGTTCTGTGTGTAGAACCATCTTCTATCACCGTCTGCTGTTTCTTCTGTATGTACGCCGGTTTCAACTTCTTTTCTGTTCTTCCATACCGCAAACAGAACATCGTACTCATTATTGAGCACCTGCATCTCTGCATCACTTCCACCCATATCAGGATGTAGCTTCATTGCCCACTCTCTGTACAGCTTTTTCAGTCCATCAAACGATGTGATATTTACCAAGTATTTCATCATTCAAACCTCCAGTTTAATCCTTCAAAATGATTGTTCCATACTCTGTGACTTCGCCCTCGACCTGCATCATGTAGTCGCTGGCATAGGATTCATAATCGATGTAATCAATCAGTTCACATGGAATCTCACACAATTCACTGACCAACACACCGCCCAAATCATCAAGCTCATTTGCTGGGCAAAAAGTGAAATCTGACTCACAATGTTCTATAAGCCGTTCAGCTCCAAAATACGTCAAACCAGCATCCAACGCTTTTTGATTTGTCCAGTTTGTCAGCAGATCATACATATCGTTCAATTCTTCAGCGGTTACAGGAATCACACTGTCAACATCCTGATCGATGTAATCAATCGAGATTTCATCAGGATAGAATGGAATTTCAAGTGGTGATTCATAATCATCTGGATCAATGTCATCCAATTTGTCAGCAGCCTCCAGGAAATCCAAAACTTCCTTTTCACTGGCTGGGATCTCTAATGTAGTGTCACGAATCGTTACGGTAAAAGGCAATACTAACATTTCTATTTCCTCCTTTAATCGATTGCCCCACATGCCATTAAGCGTTGTGTCTCTTCGTCTGCATTATGGAATCTTTGCCACCAATCATTTAATCTGCGTTGTTCTTCCTTTTCAGCAGTTTTCCATCCATCATAATCTTCTTTGGTCATGACATACACACGACCCTCAAAGACACCTCCTGCGCTACAATGCCAAAGCTCAACATGAATTTCCTTTCTTCTCATCAGTGTGTTATAAATGAAATCATATTCGCTCCAGCTCTCACAAGAAATAGCAGCTCTTTTATAGCCAAATTTGAGCATCTGCCACTCATATTCTACATTGTTATCTCTTGCAAACTTCCTGATATAACCTTCAAAGTTCTTCATGGCTATTCTCCTTTCACATCTGCAAACAGACAATCGTGATACAGTGCGGCTAAGTTGGGACACAAGCCCAGCCCGCCATCAATTCTAGGTACTCTGCGATATGTATCACGATGAATGCAGCTTGTTTTCTCACACTGGGTACAATCGCAAGCCTGATATTCCTCATAGCTCATCTTCCAATTTGTGTTGTTAATAAATTCTTCTCTTGTCATATTGATTCCTCCTATTAAAAGAGCCGCCATGATTGGCGGCTTTGTCTTTACTCCTCAAATGCACTGTACAGATTCTGTGCGATTTCGTCATACTCACAATCCAATGTGTTCATGATGGTTTCAATCAGATTTCCCATGACTATCCTCCTTTCTTTTTTGATAGCTCTACCGCCAGGCGGCGGTTTCGTCTTAATTTTCAAAGACTCATCAGGAGCTTTATTTCAGATTCCAAATATCCAACCATCTGGAAACATACAGATAATCTTCTCCATCTGCATCCCACCATCCATCATCTTCATTCAGTAGCTGATTGATTTTGTCGATGATGGTTTCGTCTTTCAGCATCCCCAGAACAACTGGATCACCTCTTGTTTGCAACAACCAACCTCCATTTAATTCTGGAATACCTCTGTACAGTTTGTGTTGCTCAGTAAAGCCTTTATCATCTACATCGTCACAGTATGTATACTGCAAAGGCTCTTTTACTGGTGCGATTATAACAAGCCTATCTTCTGGGTCAACCTCTGCTTCGTCTATGTAATCGCCTCGATTGTATTTCCAATCCATTGCTTGTTCAATGCAGTAATAAACATCTTCCACAGTGTAAACACCGGTTTTATCATCAGCCAGCTTTCCGGCAACAAAGAAGTATAGACTCCAATCCAAACCCCACCGGTTGCCGTCCCACTCCATCATAATGATTTCTACGGTTCTTTTTCCATCTGTCAGTTTCATGATATAATTCCTCCTGTTTTGATTATAGGTGGATTCCTCCAACTATTTTCCATCCATACACCTTTGCCGCATAATCTCCAATGCGTCTTGTAACCTTTGCAATATCGTCCCAGCAGACGGTTCCGTTGTAGATCTTATCTTTCAAGTTTTTAATCTGCCTGTCAGTGACATTTCGTCGGTACATCCTAAACACATAATGACTTATACCATCATGCCCTACACCCCTACAGCAAATGTCACCAAACTCATTTACATAATACTGTTGAAGTTTGTCTAAACAAACAGACAGGCAATCAGAAAGATTATAACCCAGCTCTCTGTATCCACAACGATTACCATACCAAAATCCCAAATCAGCAATAGCGATAATGCTTTGTGGCAGGTCTATATTGAGATTTATTTTCTCATCTTCAAAGTAACACTCTGTTAAAAAGTACATTTTATCTCTTAATTCATCCTCTGATAAATTAGGATATTCCTCTTCTAAACCCTCTCTCCAGTCCTCAAAATCAGGATTGCTGTCCCAGATGATATGTTTTATCATTTCAATTCTCCTTTCACTTTGCCAGCCTATACAAACCAGCCCATGCAAATATTACCAAAGCGATTAAAGTCAGATTCATAACCCACCTCATGCTGATTTCTTTAATGGATTCTTTGATTTTGGATTCTTGCCCTGTGGGTGTTTATGACCATGACCACCCCTACTTTCAATTTTACAGCTCACTTCCACAAGCCAGCTTGCGATTCCTGTGAGAATCAGACCTACAAACAGACAGACCAATACAATCATTTTGATTCCTCCTATACCAAACCTATCTCTAAAGTATATTTTAGGGTAAAAGAAAAGAGCTGCTTTTCAGCAGCCCCTCTTTTTACTCAATATGGTTTTACATTTTCTTAACCAGAGATTCAAACTCTTCCTCGGTCTTAACAAAATGATATGGTTCGTACTCCCCATACGCTGATGGTCGGCTGATTGTGACCAGCTGCACAATATCATATCCAATTTGTTGCATCAACTTCTTTTTGAAATCTACTAACTTTTGTCCATGCTGGGTTTGCATAGCAATACAACCTTGCTTATCAAATCTTTTTGCAATCAGAAAGCACATCTCTCAATACCTCCTTAAATTCCATTTCATTTTTTATTGGCGTATGCTCATAATGTTGGCGTAGTTTTTGCCCTGTTTCATTAGGGAATGAGTGCTTATAAACATACTGATGAAGCCAATTATTTAACTGCCTATCATAATATGTGTTATACTGGATTTCTATTGGATAATGAAAATTATCCTTTTGATAATAAACGTGGACTCCTCGATAACCATCATCGTTGGCTTTTCCTTGGGACATATTCGCAACTCGTATTTGTGGTATATTGGATAGCGCAATTACATCTTGATAGCTATCACAGAGAATACGAAAACCCAGAATATCATTGAAAACTTTTCTTGCCTGGTGTTCTGGGAAATATCTCTCAAACTTCAATTTGATTGATTGTGTGCTTTTTATGCGATAATCTACACTTAAATCATGTAGAATCTCACACGCATCATACCATTCCGCAACAGCAAACAATTCTGCGAACAATGACTCTTTATCAAAATACCTTAAATCCCTTTTTAAATTTACGTTTAAGTGGGATTGATAGGATAATTCTGATAAAATTGAAAAACTCAATCCATCCTTTAGCAGAATTTGCTCCACGTTATACACTGAAATCACCTCACTTATATTATACTTGATTTTAATTGACAAATCAACTTGGCGTATGATTTTCAATTTTGTTTAGAACTTACGTTCATGGGCAAGGGCTTTAAGGATAAACCCCATAGAACCTAGAATGCATGGATTTCATTTTCTATGATAACACCTTTGATTTCATCATCAAATTCACCATCAGTGCCTTTGTCATCCAGCAACAGAATACACCTGTCGCCTATTTCTACTTCGGTTTCATTCCATGCCCAACCGTTTCCAGCTTCATCTACTCCAATACAATATTCACCTGTGGTTTCAACCGTAACTGGCTTTATTGCGTTTACATGGCAACCCATTGACAGCATGATTGCCAGAATTAGGCTACATAATTTCATCCTAAACCCTCCAATTTCTAAAGAAAAAGAGCTGCTTTTCAGCAGCTCTTTCATTTTAATATCGCTTTTGTTTTTAACAGTATTTTTACAGATTATCCCAGTCAATTTCATCTTCTGAATTTTCACGAATTTGAGTGCTACACTCATATAATTCATGTGGGGCAATATCCTGTCCATTTCCCCATTCAATTCCGGTTCCTCCTGGTAGGAGGTGGACTGTACAAAAGTAATCTTTGTCATTCAGTTCACCAAACCAAGAGCCTTTTATATAGGGAGTTACATCAAACAGCTTTATCTCACCTGTTTCATAAGTGAGTTTTAACCGATGATTTTCTAATGGAATAACCTCAGTTAATTTAGGCTGCAACATAATGACACCTCTTATCTTAAAGGATCAATGCGGAAAAATGGTTCACCATGACTTAATAAATTCCAGTTTGCCTCCAAATCTTCACGATGTATTTCTATCCATGCTTCCAGTAGTTTCAATTTGCTTTTAGGGAAGCTGCCCTCGATGATTGTTCCATCTAAAGCAATTACCACCTCTTCACCTGAATATTCAGCATGGATATGCGGTGCATTATGTTTCCCACTTGGTTCACTGTACATTCTGACAATAATGCCATAAAAGATACTTAATACAGGCATAGAATCACCCTTTCCTTTTCTTTATTATAGCACACTTCATGCTATAATTCAATTTAGTTTAGAGCTTTCGCTCATGGGCAAGGGCTTTAAGGAAAGCCCTTGAGAACCGTTTTGTTTTCTATTTATGGACATTTTAGATTATTTGTATTTTTTACGGGATTCACGTCCTCAAAAATAAAGAGGAAGATATTAGTCATCTTCCTCAAAACAATAATCTTCTATCCATTCTAAAATCAATTCTCTTCGTGATTTTCCGTACTTTTTACGTTTAGAATCAAATAATTCTAATAATCCATCATCTACACGAACAGTGATATTTTTGCCAGTTCTATTTTGCTCTTCCCTTTTATAATCCCTTTGTTTTGCCATACTGATACCACCTTTCCAGATGATACCAGTATACCACAATTCAAGAGATTATGCCAGTACAATCTAATTTGCGTTTTAGATTGATTTCGAGTATAATAAAACCAGCCCCTTTTCAGGGCTGGTCATGCTATACTATGCAGCTTTCTTCATGGCTTCCATCAGGATATTCTTTTCATCATTAGACAGACTTGCAGCCAGTGCCATCATTTTCTTGATTTCACGCGCACGCTTTTCTTCTGGGGTCATCTGTCTAACAGAGCATCCGTTGATACCTAAAGCCTTCTCCAGTTTTTCATCAGGTTCGAGCAGACTTTCGCCATTAACGCAGTCGTACAGATACATCAGAGCGTTTTTGCGGAATGTGGTTTTGCTGGTATAGCTGCAAGTCTGTCTATTTTAGGCGTTCTACCATTGGGTCAGTTGCTATCAAGTTGAGAGAGGACAGAGCGGCAGCAAGGCGTTCCTCTGTCATTTCAAAATATTTTGAGTCACCATAGACCATGCCCTTCATGAAGTTAATCCACGCCTTTTCAAGATGAAGGCAGAAATTAGCATTAGCTGGAATTTCAGCAGCTTTCCAGTCGGCGGACTTTGGATTCTTAAAGTTGTTGCCAGCGATAGAGTTGAGCATTTCGATAGTTGTCATAATAGTTACTTCCTTTCAGTTTGCACTTATAGTGCTATTTTGTTTATTTTCTTAATGGTTATGACTTTAGAGCCATACTAAAGCACACGACTTGCGTATGTTTTAGTACAACTCTAAAGAGTCGTACTAGGCTTGCTTTATCAAGAGCCTACCTTTATAGAGTTTGCTTGTAGGAACTCACCCATTACACCCACAACGATTTTGAGCTATTTATTTCTAAACTTGCCTACAACTTCCTTGTTCAAGGGAAATCTTAACTATTGCTCGTCATGTTAGGTTTAGTGTCACTTTTTCCAAAGTTCACTTGTATTCAACCCAATGCAATACCATTTCTTTTTATGCCTTTTTAGGGCATAGAGGACAGCTGTTTTGTGCAATAACACACTCAAGCGTTCATGGCTCTCCTCACTACTACCAAATTTGGTTCATTATGGCGTAGCTGTCCATCTCTCTAGTTTCACAATATAGACCCCACTGTCTATATGATCACGTTTACACAAATGTTAACTCATTGCTATCTCTCGACAGTCATTTGTGTGTTTTTCAAGGTTCTGGGATATTTGCTAGGATATTTGCCAGGTTCCAACGATACCGGATAACCTCTAATGACTAAGTCGGGCGAGTGCTATCCGTTTCGACCCTTAACCCTATCGGGTGTCGTGTCGTTTGCTGTGCCTTAATAATACATCGTGGATCACGTAAAGTCAATGAATAGACTGTAAATGATATATTAACAAATTATGAACGCAAAAAGCAGAAAAATCCTTTCGCGCGTATATAATGTAGGCAAGTCAAAAATACCGGAAAAATCTGTCCAGATATTCCTAATTTTTACAATAATAAATATTATTCTAACCAATAAAAATTATCTGGTCAATAAAACAATCAGTATAAAACAGTGCAAAATAAAATTTTAGTATAATGTATCAAACATTACATGATATGTACAATAGGTACAATATACTACAAAAATTATCATGCAATATAGACAATAAGAAAAAGTGTTAGCACTGTATATACAAGAGTGCTAAATATGTAAAGTGTAACCATATTGTAATAACTAGCAGTCTGATGACAAGAGTGCTAAAGGCTGATGATAGTATACAAGTAGGATAACAAAGAGGATAGTAGTATACAAATAGTAATAATAGTATTTGTAAGAGATAGTAATACACAAGATATAGTGCATGATATAAAATAAAAGAAGGTTATGCACAAGATGTGGTATGTAGCAATGTGATATATTATATATTGTATAGTATGAAAAATCGGAATGTGGTATTTTTCGCACATGAAAACCGAAACTGTATTAGTGTACTAGTACAAGTAATACACTGCATAAACTAGCACAGTAGTACAACCATGACAAAGGTACAACCATGACAAAGGTAAGAATAAGCGGCGGGACAGCACCGGACAGCGGCACGACAGACCGCCGAAAATATCAAAAAACGGCGGTAGGGGTAGTTAACATTTTCGACTATCAGCCCCGCCAGAGAATGACCCTCACGTCATCAATTTAAGTTTGCGCTATCTCCCCTGTCATCGTCTCTATATTCTCCCTATCCTCTTATCGGCAAAATCTTCGGCTGCCGCCCCTATTCCCTGCTCTAAACCCTTGTTTTCCCTCTAATTTAATAAATCTCTGTAAAAATACCTCTAAAACACCCCAATATCAGCTCATTTCCACTCATTTTTGTATGATAATCAGTGAAAACTGATGGATTTTGTACTGGTTTTGCCCTCATATCATCGTATTTTACTCCCAAATCTTATAAAGTATCGAAATTGCAGCCTCTGGTATCCATGTTGGGTACTGGGGGCTACTTTACATTATAGGAGAGTTTGCGGCTTGCTGATCTCCAGTACGCCCCCATAGGCTTACCCTCTATCTCCCTATATGTCTAATCTTTTATCACTATTTAATTCTGATTATTCCTCGGATAATTGAAAAATTCCCGTGAAAGTGTTGTAATCAAGCATTTTCTGTGTTATACTGGTGGCATCAACACTAAATGAGGAATAATAGGAGGTACAACTATGAGTAATGCAGTATATCTGACACATGGTACTGGAGCAGTAGCATACAGACAGGTTGATTCCATGAAGAGAGCTAATCGTGGTGCAGGGATTCCCCTGAGAGCACACCATACAGCAAAGCAACCAATAAAGACCAAAGCTGAATATGATGCCTTTATCAACTATTTTTATGGTAAAGGTCAGTTTAGAAATCTTCTTCTCTTTGTACTGGGTATTGAGTTTGGTATGCTGAGAAGCTGCGACCTTCTGAAACTGAAAATAGCTGATGTGTTTACTGGTAGTCGCTGCCGGTCTATTATCTATGGTGTGATTGAGCAGAAAACTGGTAAGCGTCAGAACATCTATGTAACTGATGTAGCAAGAGAAGCTATTGAATGGTATCTTACAGAACATCGCCAATACAAGTCTCTGAATGAACCTCTGTTCATCTCTCGTAAAGGCAATCAGCTTTCTACCAGACAAGCAAGAGATATTCTGCATAAGGCTGGTGAAGCTGTAAACTCTGAGTGTCCAGTAGCTATGCACACTCTGCGTAAAACATGGGGTTATCATACTTTGAAGAACCATAAGAATGATAACATGGCACTGATTGATGTAATGAGATGTTACAATCACTCTAATCCAGAGGTTACATTGAGATATATTGGCTGCTCTGAGGAACATAAGAGAGATATCTGTATGAGCTTCCACATCACTGATGATGTAAAGGCAGCAGAGAAGAATGAGACTGTAGTGGTTGATGAAGCTAAGAAGTCTGCTGATACCACTAAGAGAGATGATAGAAGAAAGCACCAGCACACCTCTCCCCTCCCCAGTAACATGATGGATGTATTGGCTGGGGCTATGAAACAAGGTCTGCCATTTAATGTAATGAATATGAGGATATAAAGGCTTCTCAGTGAACTGGGAGCGAACCATCAGTTGATATTGTGTATAGGAGAATCAAAGATGGTGAGCGACCTTTGTTTTGTTATGCTGGTTGCGATTGCTCGGATAAATAATTTAATTAAATATTAGTGTTATACCAGCAATCCGCAACAATATATACTGTATTTAATTGGATGCCACCCCCCTTTTTGGTTTCCCCCCTCCATTGAAATGAAACGGAGGTGGGAAAAAGTCTCTATTATAAGAAGTGGTTTTTACCCTTTTTGAGTAGTTTAAGCCCCATTTTATGGGAAGTCTATCGTGTGCAAAAAGACTACGATTTATAGTATCAATGCTTATAAGTACCGTAACATCGTGGATAAACCCATGCTGTACCAATACCTGATTCAAAAATAACCTAGCAACAGACTCAGTAAAGGTGCAAATTGAGGTGTAACACGATTTAGGAAATAAATAATTCTATTTAAAGAAGGAGTTGGTTTTTATGAACAACAGCAATGAGTTCGATTTGAGCGAACTACAAAGATTAGCATTGGAGGAACTAAGCGCAGCAAATGTGCTGGGAGGTTCACAAAGAAAGAAACCCAGGAGGTCTCAGAAAGATGCAACCTACAGACAAAGAGCAAAGGAAGCTCAGGCTAGGTATGAGAACTTCAAGCGCAACATTGATGTAGAAGATGCAGACAAAAGGTTTGTGTTCCACATCTATCAGGTCTGCTCTGATACGTTTCCTGATATGGAAGCTGCACACCTGACAAGATTGATCTATCTGGCAACATTCCTTAATTACGACAATAACATCGTTACTCCTAATGGAAAACCTATGAACAAGGCGATGGTACAGAAACAGCTAATGCTGAAAGATCCACAGTTCTATCGTTTCTGGAATGACATGGTAAAGAAAAAGATTTTGTTGGTTGGCGAAACTGCTATATCTCTTAATGAATCAATTTTCTTTAGAGGCAGCACAGCAAGTGTTAAAAAGAGATGTGGTCAAAACGGAACCACCTTTACAAGATTGTACATTCATGGCATCAGAGAGTTGTATGAGAAGTCCACTACATCATCTCATAAAACACTGAGCTATATGTTTCGTATTCTTCCTTATGTCAGCCATAAATTCAATGTAGTGTGCTCGAATCCGTATGAGACAAACAGTGAACTGGTGCAACCGATGTCTGCACAAGAGATTGCTGAAGCTATTGGTTATGAGAAGCACAACATCAGTGCATTGATGAGAAAACTGATCAATACAACCTTTATAGTGGATGGCAAAGAGATGGGTGCGGTAGGTATTGTATCCAGCTATCTGGCGGCAGGCAACAAGTCTGAGATGTTTATCAATCCAAAGGTTTACTATGCTGGAGATGCACACGATGAAGTGCGTATTCTCAAAATATTCTTTAAGGCAAGGTGATTTTTAGAGAACATGATATTGTGGTATGACGAAGAACCAGAAGAACTAGAAGAAAAGAACTAGAAGAAGAAAATCAAGAACTTGAATGCAAACGTATGGAGGGATATGTTACGTTACTGTACCATCCAGATGCTGATGGTTTCATTGATATCCTTCCAAGAGATATGCTGAGTGTCATGTTGATTGCCACTACTACCCCCACCGACCAAGAGCCGGTGGATGGGTGGTATCGCTGCTGTAGTGTGAGTTACGCAGAATGGCTTTTATCATCTATTACTATGCAAACTGGAACAGGTGCTGCCATACAGTTGCTTCCATGTACACTAAAGCTAATGCTTCAGCGACGCAATGTTGCGGAGTACATCAAAATTGACGGCGGGGATGTTTATGTCAATGCCAGACACTTTCAATTTGGTGATAAGTGTATCACTGGCGTAAAAGAAGATGAAGGTTTGCTGCGAATCAGCCTATCTAAAGAACTGATTAGAGGCTTAATTTACCATGTTGACGATACATCCGTTGATGCTTTGGGGTGCTGGGTGACATGTTTGCAGCTTTTAAACCCTAAATACAACATGATAACAAACTGTCCCCTGTATCTGGGTAGTGATGCACCAGCCCCTCCACCATTATGGTATGTTTGGCAATTATGTCACCTGTATGATGAGCAAATAAGGTCTCAAATTATGAAGGAACAATATGAAGATATGGTGTTGGCAGCCCATCCAGACTGCGTAATAGATGAAAAATATCTTGATGGTTATTATGAACTGACTCACCGCCCTGCTGAGGTAATTAACGCTCTGATAGGTGCTTGGACAGCGGACGCTCAGGGGAGATTCTCTTTACCATCTCTTTGGGAAAGACATCCATTTAATGGCGATGTAACGTGTCCCAATGGGTATTCCCTTCCTCTTAATATTTTTATTGGAGATGAGTTATATATCGAATTATTGAAGGCTGGCAAAACATTGCCGCTTCCAGAAGATTGGAGGTGGTGGTGATGACTCAAATGAATGACCATGAAGTATTGGTTAATTATGTGCATCATTGGAGAATGCCAAAGTTCAAAAAGAACATCAGCACTTCGTTGTCGTGGGTGTATCTTAGCAGACTTGCATACCTTGCATCGTTTATCAAGAAAGATGGAGAACCGCAGTTTGCTGACTACCATCCAGAAGAAGGATGCGCTAAAATCGAAAATCCTGTAGATGTAGTCAAGTTCCTAAATATCTCTAATACAGCCCTGATGTCATGGTGGTCTGAGATGGAAGGACATGGATTGATTGTAAAGCATGAAGATGAATATGCAATCAATGAGAATTATTTTTACGTCGGAAATATGCCGGAAAGTGTTAGAGAAAGTGTTGAGATTGGAGCTGCAACAGTATGCCCTATTCCTAAATGGCTTCTGAGAGAACTTTACTATAAGGGGTTAAATAACCATGGATTTGATCTTGGGGTATTTTTAAAATTGGCTCCATGTATGAATAAGAAAGATCGAAAACTATACTTGCCGGAGATTGTTGGAGGCAGCGGAAATCCTCTTAAAACCTTTCAAGCAAACCAGTTAGTACGAAATCAAAGAATCAGTGCAAAATATCGTATGGATGAAGATGATCTTGTCCAGGATTTTATACATAGACTAACATTTACGACTATTGGTACAGAGTCTGAGATGAGATTTTTGTATAGATTTGAAGATAGACCATTTACATTCTCGGCTCTAAAGAGCCTTGCGAACACAAAAAGTGTATCAACCCCAGGGAACTTGTTATGGTACAGGAATGTTATGAGTGGGAATGATTTTTTGCAATTAAAGGTCTCTCCTATTATCATCAATCCATCTGCATATCGTTGTTGGGAGGTTAAAGCACAAAATGGTTTTAGTATTAAGTAACCTATTAGCACAGCTATTGCTGTTAGTTACCTATGCGGTAGCGATCACCATTCTATTGGCTGTTGGGTATCAAATTGTAATTAAATTCTGGAGGAAAAATGACTATGAGATATATTAAATATAAAGTGGCTGTGTTACTTAGTGTAGCGTTGGTGTTATCTGCGGTGATTGTGCCGCAGATGATACCTACAGATGATGTATATGGGGATGCTGATATTGGTATCAGCATCAGTCTGTGAGGTTGCTATGGAAATCAATAAATTCAAAACCTGTCAGAACTGTCCTGATAGGTCGATCCATCCAAACTGTCATAACACCTGTGAAGGATATTTAGCAAGACAGCGGCAAATCAAGAAAATCAAAGCTGCCAGGAAAGAAGATATTATCCTTGAAAAGTTGTCGTGCAATCCATATTACTATGCACCAGGGCAGGAATTAAGTGAAAGGTCTTACAGGGCTTACCATACGAAAGAGAGTATTGAAAGGAGTCAACAGTGGTGAAAAAGTTTTTATTAAAAGTAATCTGTGTGATGCTGTTAGGAGCTATGAGCTTGCCAGCAAGTGCAGACAAAGAAGATTTGACACAGTATAGGTATATTCCAGTAGAAGCGATGGAAGATGCTCTGCTGTATGAGCTAAAACCATTTGCTGCTACTTATATCGAGGCTGGCAAGCAATATGGTGTCGATCCAGTGTTCTTAGCTGCCAAGGATGCGGAGGAATCTGGATGGGGTCGTTATCAGTCAGCGCCTAATAATCTGGGAGGATGGACAGGCTCTGATGGTGGGTTCATGTCATTCCAGAGTGTTGAGGATTATATTTATCATGCTGCCAGCAGTATCTCTGAAATGTACTTGGATGAGGATGGCTGCTATCATCATGGTACTTCCCTCTCTGATGTAAACAAGAGGTATAACGGCAGGCAGACATGGGTGGATCATGTTGGTGGCATTATGGATGACATCAACGAAAAAATCAATGAGTATACCGGTGCAAATTATGGCGGATAAGGAGATTGTTGCAATGATAAATAAATCTGGATGTCTGATGTATGTATTACTTGCCATATTGGTATTAGTTGTGAACTGGATTGTTAGTCTTGGTCTTGTTTGGCTAATTTCATGGTGTTTTGGTTGGTCGTTTTCTTGGAAAGTTGCAACTGGAGTATGGATGGTAGTTTTGCTCCTTCATGGCGTTTTTAAAATAAAGATAGAAAAATAAGTGTGAGGGGTCTCCCCTCACCTGCTGATTAGGAGGAATAAAAATGGATGCGTTGAAGTTTTGGAATGAATTGCAAAGAATATGTGGAATTTTTAAAAGTTGTGATGATTGTCCTCTTTATGAAGAAGTATGTATGGGTTGTTCATTGTATGATATAGAGGATATAAAGCGGACTATTCAAATAGTCGAACAATGGAGCAAAGAATATCCGCAGAAAACCAGATTGCAGGATTTTTTGGGAAAGCACCCAAACGCTCCGAAGGACGCTGACGGAACGCCGAAAACCTGTTGCGAAAACTTAGGGTATTGCAAAGACTGTGATGAGTCAGGTGGTGATTGTAAAAAATGTTGGAATATGCCGATAGAGGAAGAATAATGAGTAATAGGCTTAGATTGCATGATGAGGCTCTAATGCTGCGTGGGGCTAGGTTATTAGCTGAGGCGGTATCTGCTGGTGTAAGGACTCCAAAGGATAGAGAACTTGCAATGATGGAACTGGATTGCTGCGTAAGAGATAGAGGAAGTCTGTTTAATTTGGTATTTCTAGGTAATAGTGGAACGCTAAAGTTTGAGTGGGAATACATCACTGTGAAAGGCAAAAAGAATCCTGTACGGAGAATTAAGCGTATCTATTGTGATGGCGGCAGACCGATGGAGCAGATCATCCCTGGGTATAATGAGCTGATAGATGGAGGTAAAAAGAATGGTTAAAGTGGTGTTTGTTTTGCTGCTGATTGTTGTAATGGCGATAACCTTCTACTGCGGCATGATTTTTGGAATGACTATCAAAACATCAAAGATATTGGATATGTTGGAGCGACATGGATGGACATTTGCGCCGCCGGAGGATAATGCAGAGGATGGGCAGCATGGACAAGATTAAGAAGCTAAGTGATAGGTATTGCTCTTACGGTGTACTGCTGGAAATAGTTAATGCTATCTATGTGGTAATCATTATTCCATGTACAATATTACTATCATCAACACTAACGAAAATGCTAGTCATAGGGATAACGGTAGTGATAGGGATATTTGGCTTTATATTAGGATATTTGCTGGATATGTATGGGGATTACCTGTCGAGCATTGCTAATTGTAACTTTCTATATACAAAAAATAAATCCATCGTAAAAATGAAGTCATCCGCATTTTGGGCAATATATGATATCAGTCCTAAAAATTGGGCATTTAAGAATAATATACCATACTATTGTGAGCTTATATCTGATGGCTTGTGCAAACGCTATGATGTCTTGGTCGTGTATTTTGGATTCATGGACTATATTCGCTATGCCAAAATCTTTAAAATCCGAAAGAAACACCAAGTAGATCAGATAAATACAAAGAATGCTTTGAAAATGTTGCATACCATCCAGAGAGACATTCAGGCTGCACAACGTCAAGCCCATAAAGATATTCAAAGTGCCTGTAATGACATAAATGATCTACTCGAACGAATGAAATGATTAAGGAGATTTATATGAAAAGATTGACGAGTAAAAAAACATGGGATAAGGCAAAACAAGACCTTGTACATGAGCTGGGGTATCAGTACATCTGGGAACGGCTCAACGAGATTGAGAACATCCTCGGTGACGAGTACGATATTGAACATCTGAAAGAACTGGTAGAAAGGATGAAAGAGAGGGAGAAATAATGCCAGAATACATTGATAAATCAGTGGTTTTAGACCAGATTTCAAAACAAAAATTATTTTACGATGAAGAAAGAAAGCAATCAGGAGATTGTTTAGAAGAAATGAATTATGTCGGAGCAGAAAACGGATTGACTGCGTTAGAAGATGTAGTCAGCGATATTCCAACCGCCGATGTTGCGCCAGTGGTGCATGGTAAGAATCTGACAGAGCATAATCCGGTTGACGAGTTCAAATGTTCTCATTGTGGAGCGATATTTCGTGATGTTGTTCTCTGTAAGATTGATGAAGATAGTGGAGATGAGTCATATTATGAATTTGAATTTAGGTTTTGCCCCAGATGCGGAATGAAAGTGGAGCTGAGGTGATAATATGAAAATTCGTGTAAAAGCAAAAGTAAAACCGCACAACAATAATGAACTAACAAAAAAATATAAATAAAGATGTAGAAAAGTTAGTAAAAGAAGGTTACTGGCATAGAGATTTAGTATTTCATCCAAGTGATGAAAGCAGTATAGAATATTCATGTAGCTGCTGTGGACAAAGTGTTTGTTTTGCTAGTCGTTATTGCCCAAATTGCGGAGCAAAGATGATTTTGGAGGATAAGTGATTATGTCCTGTGACTTTGAAAAACAAGAATTAAAGATACTGGAATCAATCAAGAAATATGGTGGATTTCCTGATTGTTATTCAGAACAAGATATTAACCTTGCGCTTGAATACGCTATCGAATCTGTTAAATTAAGGATTCCGGTTAATGTGACATCAAAACTTTGGAAACCAACCGTCTGTCCAAATTGCTCAAACATATTAGGAGAGGTGTGTCCCGGTGGATATTGGGAAAATCCACACTATGATAAATGTCCTGTGTGTGGACAGCTTTTGGAATGGGAGGAATGATTATGGAACTTTACCCTGAAATGAACGAAAAAATTAAAGACATTCTAAGGGTTGGTGGCGAGCCTTATCTCCTGTATGCTGCGGAATATATTGAGAGGTTGGAGAAAGAAAGAGACCTTGCTATCGCTGGATTAAAGCAAGCAGCTGATGATAATGGGGGTTGCTGGGGGTGCAAATGGCTGGACGAAGAAACCGATGAATGTACAAGCCCAGAGGGACGGTTAATGTGCGATACAAAAACAAATAATATGTGGGAATGGAAAGGATTGGAGAAATAACTATGGCTGAGTATCATGTAGGATGCGGATGCTTTGGGATATACGCTGGAACTCTTAAACCAAAACATCCTAATGAATGGCAAAACAAAACAGAATGTACAGATGAAGCTATAGGTGCTGTTAGAGATTATATGGTGATGCAGTTATTAGGTGGATTTAAATGTACAAAGGCAACATCCAGTGGATATGAGTGGACACTAAAAGATGGAAGGGTTGTCGAACTGAGGGTCACCATTAAAGATAAAGTAATGGAGGAAACAAAATGAAACTCACAGGTATATACAACGGCAAACCAATCGAACTTGAACTCACCGAGGAACAGGTTGAGGTGCTGAAACAGGCAGAGAAAAAGAAAACTGGCTGGGAGAGAGTAAAAAACAATGAATCATACTGTGTTAATTTTGCTGATGGTTGTGGCTTGAGTACAGAAAGGTTTGACAACATTGATGCTAATAGATATGAAAAAGCTAACTATTTTTCCGACGAAACTCTTGCTAAAAATATCATGAGAGCACAAACCCTCCAGCGCAAATTGTGGCGCAGGAGTGCAGAGCTGTGTGAGAAGGTAAATTGGAGAAATCCAGAAACTAAAAAGTATTACATTATCTACGATTATGAAGATGATGAATTAGGTGTTGATTTTTGTATTTTTGGTAGAGGTTTAGAAGAAATATACTTTGATACCGAAGAACACGCCGAACAAGCCATCAAAGAATTTAAGGACGAACTCATCTGGTACTTCACTAAATTCAAGAGCAGAATGGATTAAGGGGGATAACTATGAGCCATTGGACTTATGTATCAGGCTTAATTAGAGTTTCGCCCACTGGAAGAACTCAACCCGAAAAGCGATATGTTTTAGAAACTGTATTAGAACACTTGCCTGCTGTAAGTAGTTCCGAGGGTTATATGGATACATATATTATTCAGAGAAAAGGTTGGAATATAGGATTTTCTCACAATGAATTTGACGAATGTTTGTCATATCGTGAAAACAGACATAAACCAGATACAATGCAAAGTGAGTATTTTGTTATTGTAGATGGAAGTCTGCGTGATAGATTTTTTGAACAAACATTCATGGAGTTTAATAAATGGTTGAATCGACTTGCTAAAAGAGTGAGTGTAGAGGAAATTCTTGTTAAGGTGTCGGATTTAAACAAAGAATATTTTTACACAAATTCTGTTCCGTATGAAGATATGTATGAATATAATCCTAGTTGGACTGATTGTCTTTTATGGAATTATGAAGAAGATAGATTGAACCATGAGTAAGATAAAATACAGGAAACCGCCAACAATGCCGAAATGGTTCTGGTGGGGACAAGACGGTTGTTGGTTTTGCAAAAATAAAAATAATTGCTCTAATTGCAGTACAGTTAAGCAGTACAGGAAAGCGTGTTTCGGAAAGAAATACAAAGGGAGAAATTCAAACAATCATAAGGAGGAAGATAAATGGATAGTTTAGTTAGAAAAGCGTTGCTTGGCGACAAGAAATCTCAGGAGGAATGTACCGAAAAGGGGATTGCGCTGCCATGCCCGTTTTGTGGAAATGAAAATAATATAATCAGCAACTGGGGGATGTTTAGAGTTTGGTGCCCACATTGCAAGGCAAAATCAGAAGATACCCTTACAACGCGAGATGCACTAAAATCATGGAACCCAGTTGCTGATTATATTATTTTCATCCCGCCCTGCCCCGCCGATTGGAAGATGTGGGGAGTGCGAGTGTTGGCAGAGAAATGGTTCCGATTGGGGAAGTTGCTCTAAATGGTACACAGAAGATAAAGTACAGGCTTTTATGCTGGAAACTGATTTTTGCAGCTACTTTGAACCAAAGGAGGAGTAATAGTGCTATTCAAAGTCATTCGTCCCAAAGATACTGTATATGTCGGTTTATATAGACGCAAAGATACAAATGAGTGTAGTTTTGTGAATCTTACAAAAGGACATATTTGCCCTTGTAAGTTTAGCTCTGTTGAAGAAGCAATCGCTGATATGGAGAAACAGAAAAGCGTGGTTCAATTTTAAGTTATGTGGAAATTAAACAAATGTGGATTAAGGTGGAATAATATGTTGTTATCTATACTTGAAATACTTATAAGCACATCGCTTATTTTGCTTCTTGGTGCTGTTATTTGTGTGTTTGCGTTCTTTATTTTTGAAATAATTCAGGACATAAAGGATGAAATTTCAAGAAAAAGAAAGTAAGTATGGAGTTTGAAATAGGAAGAACAATGAATCAGAAACCAGATTGTTATAAATGTCGATATAGAGGAACTGTACCTGGTGATGCACACAGCTGTTGCAAATATCCAGGGAATAAAACAGGACTGTTAGATTTCTTTGCACCTGAAAATAGGGCAAATATAACCAAACTCAATATCAAGGCTAATCCGCATGGAGTAATGAACGGATGGTTCTTCTACCCTGTCAATTTCGACCCTGTGTGGCTGATAAATTGTGATGGATTTACACCAAAAGATGGTACAGAGAAGTAAAAATTGGGAATTATAGAAAGGATGGTGATGCCTATGCTTGCCTCTGCCCTACCCCTATACCAGCCAGCTAAATACAGATAGCAACGGCGTTTATGTGTCAGATCGAAAGGAGCACCAGACTTATACGCAGTAAAAAAGGTCAGCGCTTTGTGCTGAAGCTGCATAGCAGCAGATTGAAAAAAGCAAAATGGAATCTCACTTTAAGTCTTGAAGAAGCAAGGAGAAATGATGAGCTTATTGCTCTATCAGATAGTAATACTCTGCGGTTTATTGATGATATTAACGACCTGCATGGAGCTGATGAAACCGCAGCTGAGATACAAAGAGAAATCAGAAGATTGAGGAAACTGGAAACCTCCAGAGCCAACCGCAAAGCCATACGACAACTATATAACGAATTGGATGAGGTGCAGTATAAACCAGATTATATGTGCTTTATCGTGGACAAGCTGGAGCATTATGACAAGGCTTGCAAGGATGGCTTCTACATCAATGGGGTACATTATGAGAGATTATTGGGTACAAATGGCGGCGTAAAAAACAGTACGATTGTGTTTGTCAGCTCCAGAGTGGCATCTGAATTAAAACGCCGGTTAGACAATGGAAGAGATTTAGAGAAACCCCTTGTACCAGCAAAGTTTGAATCATATAAGGCATTGTCATGCAGTGGATCAGAACCTGTATCACTTCCCCACGGTATCTGTGTTGTAAATGACTGCGTTACACATTTCAAATCCAATGTTATTACGATTGATGATGCTGAGTCGGATGAACCTGTAATGGAATACAAAGAAAATGAAGAAATTGAACTGATTGACAGCGATGGATATGGGCTGATGCTCCCTTCCCTAGCGGAGCGATGGAGCAAAGAATCGGGATTGGATTATGTTGTATCAGGTGTGAATACAAGGTTCTCATGGGAAAAAGGCATGGTATTCACATTCGACTTTTTAGAGTTTGCTGATACAGTCGCTGGTACAAGAATCATCAAAGATGCGTGGGGTAATGAAGTTGATTTAAGCAATGTTGAGCTGATTTTAACTACCTCCCAATTAAAGCTGTGGGATAGTTATAAGAGCTGCGATGACTACTTAGAAAACTGCTTACAGAATGGATATACATTTGGTGTTCCAAAGGTTTGTCCCAAAGAGCTGGAGAATGAAAGAAATCTCAACTATCAGTTCATTCAGAGCTATCACCTAACAGATGAGCAGATTGAAGAACTGATTGAGCCGACCATTACAGAGATTAAAGAGATTCTGGGGCTTGATTATCAGAAAAGCATTCTCTTTTTGAAGGGTATGTTTCTCAATGAAGATAATGTCGATGACATTGAAAATGACTTTGCAAAAGCCCTGATGATTGAACCAGAAATGATAAACGACCCTTATGTAAGAAGCCGCATTTATCAGATGATTCGCAAAAGAATCAAGGATGCAAAGGTCGGTGTAATAAAGGTTCAGGGCAACTACTCTATCATTTCTGGAGACCCCTATTCCCTGTGCCAGAGCATGTTTGGGCTGGAAATCACTGGGTTATTAAAGGCTGGGGAATTATATAACAAATATTGGATTGATAGGGGTTCAGAGTATGTATCGTGCTTTCGCGCCCCAATGTCATGTGCAAATAACATCGTGCGGCTAAAGGTTGTCAATACACCAGAGATGCAGCACTGGTATCAGTACATGAAAACGGTGACAATTCTGAACTCATGGGACACCACTACACACGCCACAAACGGCGCAGACAAAGATGGAGATATGTATCTTCTGACAGATAACAAAGTGCTGGTAGAGAATACATTGAATCTCCCTGCCCTGATGTGCGCTCAGAGAAAAGCTCCTAAAAAGAAGATTGAAGAAGCTGACCTAATACTGGCGAATAAGAACAGTTTTGGTGATGAAATTGGTAAAACTACCAACCGCATTACTACTATGTTTGACATTCAGGCACAGTATGAACCTGATAGTAAGGAATATCAGGTATTGGAATATAGAATCCAATGTGGTCAGTTGTTCCAGCAGAATGCTATAAGATATTTGTAGCTCTATATGGCAACATATAGATGAAAACACGGTGAACCTTTACTTGAAGGGTGTGTACGCTACAATGGGAAACGTAGGAAATGACGTTTTGAGTGTATGCTGACTGGGGAATCTAAGTGTATAAATTAGTCCTAATAAGAGGGGCTGATTAAATATGGTAAAAGAGATCTATCGCACTATTGGAATCTATCGTATCACAAATCTTGTAACTGGTAAAAGCTATATTGGACAAACTAGAATGGATTTTGGAGATAGGAGAGATTCACATTTCTCACTATTAAATACTGGAAAACATTACAATAAGAATATGCAAGCTGACTGGGACATATATGGAGCTGAAAATTTTGAATTTGCTGTTATTGAGTTTGTTGATAATCCAAGTCTCTTAAACGATTTGGAAATTCAATACATTGATATCTATACCGCTAAGGGTCTATGTTACAATCAGAATCCAGGCGGGACAGGGAAAGGAAAACACTTAACAGAAGAAGCAAAACGCAAGATAGGAGATAAAAATAAAGTAAATATGACCGGACGTAAACCTTCTGAAGAGACACGTTGTAAAATGTCAGACTCACAAAAAAAGCGAGTGTTTACTGATGAAGAAAAGCAGCAGATTGCAGAAAGAATGCGAACAGTTAATATAGGAAAACACCGAAGCGATGAAACAAAAGAGCTGTTACGAAAAATCAACCAAGAAAATCCACCATCAGCTAAATTAACACCAGATGATGTGAGAGAGATTAGGCGTAAAAGTAGCGAAGGAATTTCTACTAAAGATTTATCAATAGAATATAAGGTGTCCTATGTTTGCATCTGTAATATTATTCACAGACGTAGATGGAAACATATAGATTAACATAATGGCTGAATTTATATATACGATAATCCAGTGCCAAGCCGGTGTGGTGACACGCCGGAAGGTCAAACGACTAAGACATACCGTCTCAATGAGATGATGAAGTCTGTACTAAACAGGTGAAATTCCTGTTTGGGAAGCGCCGTGGGACTGCGGAAGCAGTTCATGATATAGTCTACTCCCCTACGAAATATCGGGAAACCGAGGGTACAAGGAGATAAAACCAAGGGCATCATAGCAAAACCCATGCCAAAAACATGGTACAGCAGAGAAGCAAACTTAGTTGAGGAAAACGATGATGATCTCACTGCTGCTAAAAAAGAGTTCAACCGCAGAATTGCGGCTGACAAAAAACCATACTTCATGCGGTACATATACCCCGACCTGATGAAGAAATATAACACCTACTTGACCAATGCCAATAAGAAAGCATTGCGTAAATTCGGGGTTACGGTAGATGGATTATTAAAGGAAGAATCGCTGACAGACGAACAGGTAGACTTCTTAGATTACTTCTACAAAAAATTACCGGTCAGCGATCACGATTGCATTCAGAACAAGATATGCAAACGATTTGAACAAGCGTTTGATGGGTACGTCAGACGAAACCCACCACCGGTTGAGTTTGATTATACGATTTTGAAATCGAATACGGAATACACTCGCAGCCAGTATGGTCAAATCCAGAGCCTGTATCATGAATATATGCAAAAGGTTCAGGATTTCATGACGGATGCTTACTATAAAAGAGTTGACCAAGATGAGCTTGTGGTAGGCAAAGCCTTATTGCTGAGAGATTTCAGAGCTGAGTGTGAAAAGGTATGCAATAATTCTGAGCAACTGTGTGACATTGTATTGGACTTGTGTTACCACAGCAATAAATCAAAACAGTTTGCTTGGGATATGTGTGGTGAGCAGATCATTGAGAATCTGCTGAAACGAAATGGAAGAACCCTCTCCTTCCCTGTTGAGGATGAAGATGGTGAAATCCGCTTTTGCGGAAAATATTTTAAAATGACTGACAAAATTGCTTAGGAGGAAAATTTTATGGAAAACATTAAAATGTACACTGAAGGAACAAAACTGGAGACTTTGAACATCGACGGCATTGAGTGCTATGAGCTGGATGGAGTTGCTTATTTGAAACTGGAGGCTGTAGCAAGAGGGCTTGGTTTTACTCGTGTAGCTAACAGTGGAAATGAAGTTGTTAGATGGGAAAGAGTCAACAAATACTTAGCTGAATTTGGCGTGCCCACTTGTGGGCACGATGATTTCATCCCTGAAAACATCTTTTACAGACTGGCGATGAAAGCTAATAATGCAGCAGCCGAGGCATTCCAGAAGAAAATCGCTGATGAGGTTATTCCATCTATTCGTAAGCATGGTGCGTACCTCACTCCAGAGAAGGTTGAGGAAGTGCTTCTGAATCCAGACACCATCATCTTGCTTGCAACAAGACTGAAAAATGAGCAGGAAGAACGGATGAGATTGGAGGCTCAGATTGAAGCTGACGCTCCAAAGGTAGAGCTTGCAGAGCAGTGCTTAATGGCAAGTAACTCTATTTCTTTGAATGAATTTTGCAAGGTATTGTACCGAGAGAACGATCTGGAGATTGGCAGTCATCGTCTTTTTAGATTTTTAAGAGAGCACAAAGTCCTGCAAGCAAACAATCTCCCATATCAGTCTTATATGCAGCGTGGATGGTTCGACAACATTCAGGAACAAGATTGTGTTGACAGCAACATTATCACATATCCAACGGCAAGAATTACCCCAAAGGGTCAGATGGGTGTGCTGAGACTGTTGAAGAAATACTACAAGCCAGCAATGTAAGGGGTGGTTGAATGGAGATTGTGCTAGATGAAAGAAAAAAGGCAGAGGATGTTCTATCCTCAGCCGATTCTCCTGCCAACCCAATACAAAATGTATTCCTGCTGGCAAAGTATTATTATTCTCTTGGTCAAACCAGAGCCGAAGTGTTAGCTCATGTAGAAGAATACCTCCAGCGGTTCCCTTATGTGGTGCTTCCAAAGTGGCAGACTACCGTAGAGCGGATGGTGACAAAAGCCAAAAAGCACAAGCTGGTGGAGATACAGGGCATCCCTATTACCAAAACAGAACTGGAGGCAGTTGCTCAACTCCAGAAAGAAAGTTTACAAAAACTTGCCTTTACCCTGCTCTGTATTGCAAAGTTCTACAACGCCATCAATCCAAATAATCAAAACTGGTGCAACACCTCTGACAAGGATTTATTCAGGATGGCAAATATAGGGTCTTTGGATAGCCGGAGACAACAGAAACTCATTAGTGAGCTGCATGAACTGGGTATGGTTGGATATTCCAATATTATAGACAACATCAATTTGAGAGTAATGTTCATCGATCAGTATGAAGAAGTAGGTATGGTTATCACCAACTATGAGGATTTGGGACTGCAATATCTTGAATACATAGGAGATAAAACGGTAGTAAGATGTAAAGATTGCGGCAAGCTGGTTAAGAAGCGGTCAAAGCGGTTAGATTATTGTCCTGAGTGCAGTCAAGAACATCGTAAAGAAAGCCTCAGAAAAGCAGCTCAAAAATGTAGAAATCGAGACATGTAATACTTTATTATTTTGAAATAGCCCTCGATTTTCCGCATAACTAAGCCATTATTTGAGGGTCAGAAAAAAGTTGTCTAAATTCCTATAATGTATAGAAAGAGAGTGGGGTTGCCTCACTCTCTTTTCAATTTATCGCAAAGGAAAGATTAAAAATGGTTCAAATCAACCAGTTAGAGGCGAAATACATTCGTTCTCTAAGGAACTGTCCTGATACCGTCATCTATCGAACAGTTCATAAGTATCTCATGTCGGAAGAAGAGAGTGCAATGAGAGCACTAGCATACTTCCGAACCCTATCTGTGGTAGAACAGAAATCATTGTTGAAAGGAAACCAAGTAAATGGCATCTAAGTATTCTAAAACACTGAGGGTAAGCATTTCAGGCATCCTGAATTTTGAGGATGGGAAGCCCATGACAGTCGATGTAGAGGATGTTGGCGAAGTAGACCTTGCAACTCAGCTTGCCCCATTTGCCGGACAGGTTGTGACCATCTCCATCTCACAGAAAGATGAGTTTTAGGGGGTCTATACCATAGAACAGCAAGAATTTTTGCAAAGGCAGCTAGAGCTGTTAAAAGCCAGATTGACAGACCCTGATGTAGAATGGCAGGATATCAATGACCTGAGAGCCAGCTTCTATAAGGAGGCTGAGAGCAGAGATACCACACGCAAAGGTTCCAAACTTCTTTATGAATACATGGAAGCTGGCTGGGTATCACCGCCTATTACTCTCCCATCTGCTGAGAAAGAATCTGTCGCTATCAATAAAGATGGGTCTATGACACTGGAAAAAGAGTTCGTAGATATCGACCCAGATACCTTAAAAGACCCTCGTGCCTTAATGGTAGCGCATGGATATGATCCAGACAAGTTCAAGCTGCTGTCATCAAAGAATAGCTCATGGACGGTGGGTAGCAGAACACAGACATCATCCAAAATCGTGGTGTCTCCATTAGAACAGACAGCTCCATCTAAGGAGGAACTGGAGCAGTGGTTTTCGGAACTTGCAAGAAACTATGCTCCTGTGCCGGTGGAACATAAACATGATGACACCAGTGAGGATATTTTGGTTATCCCCTTTTCAGACCTTCATTTTGGATTAAAGGCTTCAAAGTATCGTACTGGCAATGAGTATAGTATAGGTACAGCCAGAAAAGTGCTGTGGGATGCTGTGAATAACATCCTATCCAGTACAAACTACCGCAAATTCAAGCAGATTGTATTGACTATTGGCGGCGACATGATCAACGCCGACAACATTGCTGGCACAACTACCAGAGGTACAGCGCAGGATAATGATGGTGATTACTTCTCTATCTGCAAAGAGCTGTACAACACGATGGTGGGAGTCACCGAAGAACTGTTAATGTATGCACCATTACACATCGTTTACATTCCAGGCAACCATGACAAGACGGTGTCTTACCAGCTTGCACAGTACCTGAAAGCATGGCACAGAAACAATTCAAAGGTTACGATTGACGATTCACCATTCCCTCGTAAGTATTTCATGTATGGCAAAACACTGATGATGTTCTCCCATGATGGTGATTTAAAACGACTGCCGCAGCTGGTCGCAGATGAAGCAAGGCAGATGTGGAGTCAGGTAGATTTTACTGAAGTATTCCTTCAGCATTTACATTCTGAACAGGTGTTGTTGGAAAGCAACCATATGAGAATCCAGCGCCTCCCTACCCTATCAGGCAGCAGTGCATGGTCGGTAGATCAGGGCTATCGTTCTCAGAGACAACACAAGTCTTTTGTGTACGACAAAGATGGTCTGAAAACAGTGTTGTATACAAGAGCGTAACAGATAAAAGTGACAGCGAACAGCGACAAGTGAGAGGCTGGACAGCGATTAGGGATAGTGAGAGCCTAAAACAGAGATTGGTGTATTGTGAGAAACCAAAACAGCGACGGTGGTAGAGTGAGAACCTCCAAAAATTATTTAATTTAAGGAGTTTTTATTTTTATGATCTATATTTTACATCATTTCTCTAACAAAGAATTTGGTACAGTGCGTATGATTGGAGATTTCCAAAATGTTCAAGTTTGCATGAGCGATTTGATAAATTGCTTAGAGGATTGTATGCCTGAGAGATGTTGGGCAGAATGTAATTTTGAAACAACGATCAATATGGACACAATGGATATAAAAGAATGTTTGTTTTTGCCATTGTATCTCATTCATCATATTTATATGAATTGTCGCAGCGACAAAATACTGAGGTTGGAACATTTCATATCTCAAAGTATACCGTCTCTTCCTGTAAATACAGAGCACTCTGTATTTTGCTATACCGAATTATCTAAACAACAGCGCCTAGCTTACTTAGGAGCTGTTACGTCAAAACTTTTGGATTTATGGGATGGACATAATGAATCTGAGGCATGGAAAACATTTAAAACCCTTCATGATTTATATTATATTCCTGGCGATGGTGCTATTAGTGATATATTTACAGCTACTAGCATTAGATTGCATCGTATGTATAAGAAGAATGAATTTTATTACCAAGATTCATTCTGTAAATCTGTACCAAAGTTATTGCCGACTATGAAGGTGGTAACAGTAAAAGTAGATGGTAAAAATATACCAGATGCGTGGCTTCAAGACGAATATGGAAATGTTATTCCGGTAGAAGTCAAACTGCATGATTTCAATAGTGCCGCTAAAAAGCAATTAGAGCGGTACATACAAATCTACCATACCAATTACGGTATCGCTGTAGGAGAAAAATTAACAACATCATTACCTGACAATATGTTCTTTATTTCATTATCTGACATTATGTCAGCAGCATAACACAAAACAAATATCAACTACAAGCGCATCAGCGCAAATTATAATTCAAAGGAGTATTTTTACTATGAACAAGGCTGAATTTATTAAAGCAGTATCCGAACAGAATCTTCACTACAATGTAAAGGGTGAAGTAGAAGAAAAACGAATCACCAGAAGTCAGGCAAGTGAAATCTATGACTTGGTATTTGGTGAGGAAGGTGCAATCCAGCAGGGTCTGAGAATGGACGGAGAGGTTAAACTCCCTGGCTTTGGCAGACTGTATCTGGCAGATGTAGCAGAGCGTGAGTGCCGCAATCCAAGTACCGGTGAAAGCATGGTTGTTCCTGCTCATAAAGCAGTTCGCTTCAAAGCAGCTTCTGCTCTGAAAGACGCAGCAAACTAATGCAAATCCTTATTACATTTGATAGTCATTCTGACGCTGCCCTCTGTTCGAGGGCTATGCGTCAGGAGGGCATCTCTTGTTATACCATGCCAATCCCAAGGATGCTTAGTGCATCCTGTGGGGTATGTCTGGTAACAAAGGATGATAGAGGTTATGAGGTTATCAAAGGACATTCTGAACTTGTACACAGAGATGTGTATAAGGTACTGAATGGTGAGTATCAGCCTCTAAAGTAGCACCAATTAGAAATAATGCGTATATAGAGATTGCACAGGTGCTATATATTTTTATTGTTTCGTTTAGAGCTGCGTAATGAAATTCGTCTATGGCAGCATGAATAACTTTTTAGGGCTGTCTTTGCAGCCGTTATTCTCTTTTAATTTTACAATCAAAGGAGATTATATCTTGAAGCAACTAATTCCAATGGATAAGTATGGAGTATTTGCAAATTCACATGATACCGTTCTGGTAAATAGCAGGTATGTGGCTGATTATTTTGAGAAACGCCACGACCATGTACTGCGTGATATTGAGAAAATCACTGCCCCCAATTCTGGGTTGAGTGAAGAATTCATCAAAGCAAACTTTTTCAAAGATAATTATAAAGATATTACAGGTAGAAAGTTAAAATGCTATCAATTAACTCGTGATGGATTTTCGATTTTGGCGATGGGTTATACTGGTACAAAAGCTATGAAGTTCAAGGAAGCGTACATCCATAGATTTGATGAGATGGAAGAATTTATCCAGACCCTCATCGAAGCTAGAACTGAATTTCCGCTACTAACTGAAAATATCAAGATGATTCATGAGAATCCAAAACCATATCATTTCAGCAATGAGTGTGACATGCTGAATCGTATCGTCTTAGGTAAAACTGCAAAGCAGTTTAGGCTAGAAAATGGTATTGAAAATAAACAAAGCATTCGCCCATATCTTGCCCATGAAGAACTATCGTACCTCGATGCTCTTCAAAAAGTTGACATTGGTTTATTAGTGGCGATTCCAGACTATAACCAACGAAAGAGACATTTAGAGTGGTATTATGGAAAGCTGCTTGAAAATGATCAAAAGAAAATTGCTTAATGACCTCTAGGTTTGTGACCTAGGGGCTTTTTATTTTGTCGTATTTTGCTTAGAGCGGCAATACTGCCGCTCTCTTTTTATATTGCAGACTGGTGTAAAGGTAGCATATCAGGTTCATGCCCTGATGATTCTGGTTCGATCCCAGGGTCTGCACCCAAGGCGAAATGCCTTTCATCTGAAACAAGTATGTATGGTGGGGTATGTTCCCACCCTTGTTTCCTTTGCTGGTGTAGCACAATGGTAGTGCATCTGCCTTGTAATCCGTGGGTTGTAAGTTCAAATCTTATCGCCAGCTCCATAGAGTTATATTTTCTGTTTTGAACTCTTTTAAAAACAAAACACACATGGGTAGGTGACAGAGTTGGAAATTGTGCCTGACTGTAAATCAGGTGTCGCAAGGCTACACTGGTTCAAATCCAGTCCTACCCACCAATATGGACATAAAGCTCAAATGGTTGTAGCAACGGACTGTTAATCCGTGGGTTGTGAGTTCGAGTCTCACTATGTCCTCCAAACAGGACTCTGCACACCTCTTCATAAAGTGCAACAGGCAGAGACTTTCAAAAGAATTTAGTACATCCATTGGGTGTATTAAATTGAAATCCGGTGCTGGAAGGTTTGGATACCCCTTTCTCAGGAACCAGTCAATGTGTTATTGCAGCATATTATCGTCTCCTATGTTAACGCACAAAAGACGAATAAGCAAAAACAAGCATATTTGCCTGATGCTATGACTGGTTTCTTGACCTTACCACCCACCAACGGAATATCCTTAACATATTTCTAGGTGGGTGGTAAAAGGGAGTCCAAAACAGACACGCCTGTAAAAATATAGAATATAAGGAGAATACTAATGGCTGTTAAGAAAACTGCCTCAGACGCTATTCCGTATCGTTGTATGTGTTGCGGAAAACTTGGCAAAGAAAGTGATTTTCATAGCAGTCCCTACTCCCCTCTTTGGAGGGCAACCGGTCAAAAGGTGCTGGTCTGCAAAACCTGTATTGAGAGGATGTACAAGGCAGAATCAGAGCGATACGGTACTGAGACAGCAATGATGATTACTCTTGCAAGATTAGACCTTCCGTATGTAAAATCCCTGTATGTTTCACTGGTTGACAAATATGGGGCTTGCAATTTAGGTACATACATCCGCAGTCTGAACGGATTGCAGTACAAGGATAAAACTTGGTCTACCAGCCTTATAGATGGCGAATTGGAACGCAGTGAAAATGAGATTCGTGAGCGTAATGAAAGTCGCTGGAAAAAGGCTGACAGGAACAATATGTATTCCGTTATTTCTATGGTCGGCTATGACCCATTTGCTGACCTGGGGCTAAATGAAAACGAACGAAAATACTGCTTTAATGTAATGGCTGGATATTGTGCTATCCCTGGCATTGAAGAAGATGGTCATAAACTGGAAAGTGCGATCCAGATTACCCTCTCTCGTCTGCAATGTCAGCAGTTGGATAACATGATTTTCAAGGAAAGCAGTATGAAGAATCCAAACATTAAAACGCTGGATACTCTCAGTACCACAAAGAAAGGTCTGCTTGCTACCATTAACAGTATTGCAAAGGACAACAACCTTTCTTCTGCATATAGCGGCGGCTCTACTGCCGGTCAGAACACACTGACAAGAAAGATGAAAGAGATGGCAGCAGATGACTTTAAAGAGATTCAGGTTAATGTATTCGACATAAAGACCTGTGGTGCAATGAAGCAGATTGCTGACCTGAGTAATCAGAGTATTCTGGAACAGCTAAAGCTGGAAAGCAACGACTATATTGAGATGCTGAAAGACCAGCGAGAGCTGTTAGAAAAGACCATAAAAGAAAGAGACGAATTACAAGAAGAAAATCGAAATCTCAAAAATCGAATGGCAGATAAGGATGGTAAGTAATGGAAATCTATATCCCTACCCCTGCCAAAGTACTATCCCAGAGAAAGCTGGAGGCATACCATACTTATTCAAGAATTATCAATGAAGGTCGTAGAAACCCTATTTGGTTTGATGAGGAAATGCTTGGTATCAAACTGATGGATTACCAGAAGTGGAGCTTCATGGAAAGCTGGATACGACCATATGTGCTGTGGCTCATGTGTCGTGGTGCTGGCAAAACAATGGAAGCTGCGGTGTACCTTGGTACAAGGATGATCCTAATACCAAACTATCGTGTCTACATCTCTACCCTGAGCGCTGCTCAGTCTATCGAGGTGTTTAAAAAGATAGAGGATATTGCAAAGCAGAGAATCCCTTCCCTACAGACCATTACCGATATTTTAAGGATGGAGGTAGAATCCACATCAGGCAAAACAGATGGCTTTGTGCATGACCCTGGCGGTCATCATTTCAGAATGTACAACGATTCTGAGCTGGTAACACTGTCCTCCAATATAGATGCAACTCGTGGTAAGCGTGGATGCGTATTCTATGACGAGTGTGCATGGCAGTCAGCAATTCAGTTGAGCACCACAGAAAACTTTACCAACGTTGACTCGGAATTTAAGCTGGGTGTTGGTAAAAAGAGATGGATAGACCCTATCAATATGCCGCTACAGCTTATGTATGCGTCATCTGCTGGTGATGCCAGCTATCCATTCTACGATAAATATCGTACATTTTCTAAGAAGATGATGTTGGGAGACCCCAACTATTTTGTCTGTGACCTCAATGCCAATACCATCATCAACTTTTCGTCTGTTGATGGCGAGCCTATTAAGTCACATCTAAAGCAATCCAACGTGGATAAACAGATGGAGGAAGATCCAGATGCAGCAAGACGAGAGCTGTTCAATCAGTTTACAACTGGTGGCGGCGAAGATGCTGTTGTAAAAATGGACACCATCATCCGCAACTCTGTTGTCAGACCTCCTATTTACACAAATAACACTGGCAAAAGAAAGTTTATTCTGTGTTATGACCCTGCCAGAGCATTCGACGGTTCTATTTTGGGTATCTTTGAATTGAGAGAAGATAAAGAAAAAGGCTTGGTGCTTGATCTGGTCAATATGATTAGCATGGTAGACCCCAGCACAAAGAATAAAACACCGTTGCCAATGCCGGAACAGGTAGAGCGGATTAAGAAGATTATGGTGGATTATAATGGTGATGGCTGTGTAGACTGGGAAAATATTGAACTTTATATTGATGCTGGTCCTGGTGGCGGTGGATTGAGTGCTGTTGCAGACTCATTGCTGGCTGACTGGGTAGACTCTTATGGCAAGAAACATAGAGGCGTTATAGATGCCACCCATAAACAGTATGAGACGTCGAAAAGAAAATACCCTCATGCTGTGCCGATTGTACATCTGGTGGAGCCTGTATCGCATAAAAGACTGATTTATGACGCTTTTGAAAAGATGGTCAAGTCAGATTTAATTTCCTTCCCTGAGTATGATGGGAGGGATTTTTTGTTACTACAGGATGATAAAAGTTCTGAACCTTATGAATACAAATTATCCAATGAGGAAGTATTGTCTCTGACACAATGCAGTCTTGCTAAGAAAGAACTGCTGTATATGTGTCGCTCAGTAACTGGTAATGGAAATGTTACCTATGAGCTGGCAAGAGATAAACGGAATACCATGCACGATGACAGAGCTTATGTATGCGCTCTGGCGGCTTATGCGTTAGCAACAAAACGTAGAACAAAACTAATAACACCTGTCATGGAGAAGAAAAATCTATCTGCGGCATTTAAGATTCGCAAACCTAAAATCTATTAACGAAAGGGGTGACATCCGATGGTTGATAATAAACAGCCTTTAACAAAAGAACAAATCTATGAGCGTAATCGACTTGCCTTTGCAAAACTGGCTAATATTACGTTGAGTGACATGAAAAAGAATGAAACCAGAACGTATCAGCAGTATACAAAGGAAGATTATCGCTCTTACATTCAGAACCCTAAATCCAACGAAAAGAACCTGAGAAATATGTCAAGGTTCTTCTATATCGTGAGTAGTGTTTATCGTAGACTGTGTAAATATTATGCAGAGATTCCCCTTTTAAATTGGGTGCTTACTCCACAGATAGATATGCTTGACCCCCAAGACCCTGAGAAGGTCAAGAAAGCATACCAAAAAGCCTTGAAACTGCTAACCAATATGAATATGAAGCATGAGTTTCGTAAGATTATGACAACGGTTTGGCGTGAGGATGTGTACTACGGCTACATTTATAGCACTACAGATTCATGGTTCATCGACACCCTTGACCCTGACTATTGTAAGATTGTACAGGTAGAGGACGGATGCTATAACTTCGCTTTTGACTTTTCTTATTATGATAAATTCCAGTATAAGCTGGAAACCGCAGACACTGAGTTGCAGAGTATGTATCAGGCTTATAAGAAAGATACTCAGAATATGAAGTGGCAGATTCTTAATTCTAAGAAAACAATCTGTATTAAAGCTGGAGAGGATTCGATTGGTGAGGTCATTCCCCCACTGGTGGGCATATTTGAGGATTTGATTGACCTGATTGACTATCGCTCCCTAATTCGTAACAGAGAGGAAATTCAGAACTATGTAGTGCTGGTTCAGAAGGTTCCTGTTTATGACAAGACAGAAGGTGTAGATAACTTCCTGTTGGATATGGATACAATACTGGATTTCGATGCTAGAATGGCAGAGAACACCCCAGACCAAGTTGGTGTTATCACCTCTCCTATGGACATTACGCCGCTACAATTTAAGAATGATGCGCCAGAATCTGATGTGCTGTCCAAAGCAACCAGAATGGTATTCGACAACGCCGGTACATCTCAGATGTTGTTTAATTCTGATAAGTCAGGCAGTCTGGGATTGGATGCCTCTATTAAGACGGATGAAATCATGTCATTTTCGATCGTTAGACAACTGGAACGCTGGGTGCGGAGATATATCAAGCAAAACACTTCCAGTATCAAGTTTAACTTTGAATTTCTCAATGTATCTGCTTTTAACCAGAACTCATTTGTAGATCAGCAGCTAAAATTGGCTACTGCTGGTGTGCCAAATAAACTGACCTTATGTGCTTCGATTGGTGCTGACCCATTACAAACACTTTCTGCGGCTTATGTGGAAAACACCATTTTAGGATTGCAGGAACAGTTTGTACCTTTACAGACATCCTATACACAATCGAATACCGCAAATGAAGGTGGCAGACCTGAAAAAGATGTATCTGATTTGGGAGATGCCGGAATGCAGACCAGAGATGGCAACCAGAATGCAGATACCATAGAAACATAGGTGATGATATGAGATTCATTTATACGACTGACCCAGAAACAAAGAAAATTCTGGAACAAACCCTGCCCCTCTTTCAGACCAAAGAGTTTGAGCATAGTACCTTCTGGTGTTTTATCAATGAGGGGAATTTACAATTCAATAAGCAAAGCGATGACCTCAAATTCACAATGAGCGATACGCTTTTGTTTTAAACCTCGGCTGTTTTAGTCGAGGTATTTTTTAATGTGGAGGTGAATTATGCAAGAAAAACAAATGAAAATTCCGTTCGCTTCCTCCCTATTTAATCTGACTGAAATTAACCCATCGTTTGATCGAGGTGTCATTCGAGTGGCATATACCGGCAAGAATCGTAATAACACTTTTCTTTCCAAAGATACCTTTGAGCGGTGCATGGATAGTATCTACAACATTCCAGTTGTAGCCTACTATTCCAGAGAAGATGACAGCATCGCTGGACATGAATTTGATATGGTGAAAAAAGATGGAGAGTATCAGCTTGTACCTGTTACCCAGCCAGTTGGCGTTGTACCAAAAGACGCAAATTATTACTGGGAAGTTGTAGAGGATAAGACTGGTATCCATGAATACCTCAATGTTGAGGTATTGATTTGGAAAAGACAAGAGTGTTACGACAAAATCAGGCGTGACGGATGTGAGGGACAATCTATGGAAATCACTGTAAAAAGCGGTGAAATGCAGGACGGTTGCTACCACATCAATGACTTCTACTATACAGCGCTATGTCTGTTAGGAGAAGGGCATGAGCCATGCTTTGAGTCTGCTGGTTTGACCTTGTATCAGAAAAACCATTACAACGAGGAATGGGAGAAATTAAAGGAAGATTTCAAAAAGGAATTTTCAAATCTGTATACAAAGGAGGATCAACCAATGGATGACAATGGTATCAGAACAAATGAAAATCCAGAAGTAATGGAACCAGAAACTACCCCAGAGTCTGCTCCGGCTGAACCAAACGCTGAGTTTGCACTGAATCTGAATGAGTTCATGAGTGAGATTCATAACACTCTGGCTGAAATCAAGTATACCGACCGCTGGGGTGAAACTTGTAATCGTTATTGGTTTGTGGATATGCAGGGACAGGAAGTTATTGTGTGCGACTGTCAGGAGCATTACCACAACTATGGCGTTCCGGTTGTACAGAACGGCGATAAGGTCACTCTGGATTTTGCTAACTGCAAACGTAAGAAGATTCGTTATGAGGATTATGTAGACGGCGAAGAAATCCCTGAAACAAATGTATTTGAAACCATCATGACTGAATCTATGGAGACTATGTACAATGCTAAAACCGAAGCTGAGGCAAAGGTCGGTAAGCTGACAGAAGATTATGAAGCTCTGAAAGCGCAGGCTGATGAAACTCAGACAAAATATCAAGCACTGTACACCGCAGAGCAGGAGCGTATTGCTGCTGAGGTAAAAGCTCAGAAAGAAGCTGTTTTTGAACAGTTTGAGAATGAGCTAAAGGGTGAGGCTGAATATGAAGCATTGAAAGCTGACATGGACAACATGGAGGTTCAGGATATTGAAACTCAGTGCTATGCTCTGTTTGGCAAAAAGAAAGCCGCTGCCCTGTTTACTGCAAAACAGAATAAGAAATCTACAATCAATGTAGGAGAGCCAGAAGGCAACGAACCACCAAAGCAGGGAGCTTATGGTGGTCTTTTTAATTTCATGAAGAAATAAGGAGGAATTTTAAAATGGCAAATGTTAAACACGCTGTATTTGTATCCAGCGACATTCGTGCTACCAGAGCTGGTCATATGCTAAACCTGGTACATACCGAGGATTGCGACAATGGTACTATCTGGGCGAAAGGTGAACCATCAAAAGATAAAAACAGCAGAGAGGTATACAAGGCTGCTGCTGCAAAAGCAACTGACAAAGTATATGTTATTGGTTCTGTTCCGCTGTTGCCAAGAGCTAGAAACAAAGTAGAGGCTGCTGAAACCAACTTCTATAACGAAGCTGGCGATGTAATGAGAGCATACCCACTGGAGCCAGACGACAGATATGAAGTTTCCGTATCTCTGGTAAAAGCTGCTGACAGCGAAGTAAAAGTAGGTCAGTTCGTTGTTGCTGATACCGCTAATGCTGGTAAATATGAGGAAAAGACTACCGATGAAGGTACTGCTGCATTTACCGCTGTTATCCGTGAGATTAAGACCTACGGCTATGGTGCTGGCGCAGACAAACGCATGCTGATCGAAGTCGTTCGCAACGGCTTCTGCAAATAATTGAGAAGGAGGCACGACAATAATGGAGACAATAATGGATATGACTTTTACTAAACTGATGGTTGACACCGCTCATGGAGTCAATGCAGAAAACTATAGTGCAGCAGATTCTACCGAAGCAATCCGCAATCGCTTTAGAGAAGTTCTGGGCGTAGCTGCTGACTGCTCCAGAAAAGAGATGCACAGAGCAATTCGCAGACATAAACAGGACATTTATGAGGTAATCGAGGACACCATTGAAGATTTGAGAGTTAGTGGTTGGAATGACAACCCATTCTTCAACGAATATGTTGAGCAGAAAAACATTGCTCTTGGCGATGTAAACGACTTCTATGTAGAAGATGATTCCCTGCTGACCATCTCTAAATTCTCTGGTAACCATCATGATCTGATCCGTCAGAAGCTGGGTGCTGGTGAATCCTTCACCGTTAAGACCAGCTGGTACGGTGTTAAAATCTACACTGACTTTGAGCTGATGATGCTGGGTAAGATTGACTGGGCTTCATTCATTCAGAAAATCTACAAATCTTGGGATAACTTTGTCAACGGTATGATCTATGAGGCATTCATGGATGTTGAGAAGGTTCTTCCTCCAGAGTTTGTAAAGACCGGCACTATTACTGCTGAGAATGTTGAGGCACTGGCTTCTCTGGTTAGTGAACAGGCTGGCAGTGAATGTGTCATCATGGGTACTAAGACTGCACTGAGCAAGCTGTACAAGGTTTGCGATGTAGACTGGATTTCTGAGGATATGAAGAAAGAGCGCAATACCACTGGTCTGATTGGTCATGTCAACGGTGTCCGTCTGGTAGCAATTCCACAGGTTTATGAGGCTGGCACTCGCAAAGCCCTCATCGACAACAAGAAGCTGCTCTTTATGCCAGTTCGTCCTGACTTCAAGCCAATCAAATTTATTAACGAGGGTGATGCTTACTTCAACGAGGTAGCTGACAGAGAAACCAACGTTGATATGACTATTGAGGCTGAGTACATGGCTAAGATTGGTGTCGGCGTTGTTATGAACCTGAACTTTGGTATGTACAAAGAGATTGCTTAATCTCTCAAAATAAGCGAACTACTATCCTGCGGCTCTTAACTGAGTCGCAGGAAATATTATTTTTAAGGAAGTGAAACTCTTGGCTATTACCAAGAAAGCTGCGGAAACAGCCGCAAAAGCAACAGAAACTACTACTGAGGTTGAAACTCCAGTAAAAGAAACGAAACCAGCAAAAAAGAAAAGCTATGGGCTGCATGATATGATTGACTGCCGCAGCGTCACTGTTGGCGAACTCATCTGTGCATCTAAGAAAACTAAGGATATGTATTATAACTGGGCTGATTATGGTGATGTTGCTCCTGTTGAGTATCAAGATCTGTTGGCAATGAAATCCAGCCGTTCCGGTTTTGTAATGAATCCTCAGTTTATCATTGAGGATGAAGAACTGGCACAGGAATGGGGATTGACTGCCCTGTACAACTCTTTCTTTGGATTGGATGATCCTGATGAAATGTTTGCATTGGGTGAAGATGAACTTAGACAGAGATTGCGCCATGCTCCTGAAGGTTTTAAAACAGCTATCATCGACATCGCTGGAAAATATGTGAAGAATGGTCAGCTGGATAGTGTGAGAGTCATCAAACTGCTGGACGCTGAACTGGGTACAAACCTCAAAGCTCTGCTGTAAGAGGTGATGAACATGGGTACACCGTTTTCTGATGTATACAAGCGGTTCCTGCAAAAAATCAGTGACTTCAAATTCCTCTCATTGCCGGAAGAGGATGTAGAGGAAATGCTGTACGGCTATCTTATCAGTGCAATCGTAAAGACAAAACCCTGTAAATCTGATCTAAGCAAACGAGATGAAGCAGAAAAATGCTTTACAGATACCTTGCTGGATATTGAGATTGAAATACTAGCTTTGCAGATGGTATGTGAGTGGGTAGAACCACAGCTGAACAGCGTCATGTATACCAGACAGTTTATTGGAACCAGAGAGGAAAAATTCTTTGCACAGGCAAACCAGATGGAAAAGCTAAAATCTTTGAGAGACAGTGCAGAACTCAGAAGCAGACAGCTGCGCAGAGACTATAGTTATCGCAATTCTTCATACTTTCAGTCTTAGGCGGTGAATTCATGCTAGAGAATTACCGCAAAAGAATGAGCCTGTATGGGGGCAACATCAATGAAGCGATGATGAATATGAGCAATGACATCAAGGATATGGTGTTTGACGGTACGACTACATACAAAAAGGTTCGTATTGGAAAACGCTATTATGATGCAAGGGTGATGAGAGATATTGATGCTTCTGTCAATAACCCCAGCCCTAACTTTGTTATCCAGTTTCGTGGGGATAAGACTGTTCCTATCGGTACTTATATTTATATTCCAAACGATGAAGGTGTAGAAGAACCTTGGATGATGGTGTCAGACAAAGCAGATGCAATGTTCCCTAAGAACTGTATTCTGCAATGCACCTATCGTCTGCGCTGGTTGTACAAATATAAACTCATTGAGTATCCGGTTGCCCTGCGTACTAAGAACAGTTACACAGATGGTGTCCGTCAGACAGAAGATTTTAACCTGCTGGATAACCAGTCTGCTTTCTGGATTCCCTTTAATGAGGATAGCTCTGAAATTACCTATAATATGAGATTCTTAATCTCCAGAAACCCAAAACATCCACAGGCATACACTGTATCAAAAATCAATGATGTGCTACGCCCTGGTATTGTGGAAGTAATGCTGATACAAGACCAGCTTGGCGAGTATGACAATGGTGAGATGATGTGTGCTGACTATGACGTGGCAAGATGGAATTGCAATATCAATGTTGTCAATACTGGCAAGACATTGCACCTTGATCCAGATGCTATCTATCCATTAAATATTTCAGGCTCTATCAACGATATGCCGGTTGATATCAGCTATTTTACCTTTGCCTCAAGTAACCCAGATGCGGTGATGGTGGACAAGTATGGTGTTTTAACTGCGGTCGCTCCTGGTCAAGCAGAGATTGCGATTCAGTTAGGCAATACTCTGTATAAAATACAAGTCACAGTATCAAAAGAACAACAGGAGCAGAGCAACATGGAGCTGATTGACCCCAATGGAGACTATGTACTGAGACTGCGGTTTGAAAAAGAACTGCTGGTTGCTGTTTACCAGAATGGTGTTAAGGTTGAACATCCAACCTTCCAGTGTGAGTTGCTGGAGGGGGCTGACTTTGCTTCTTTCGTCATTGAGGGTAACAAAATTATTCTTTCTGCCTCCCCTGCCCTATCCAATATTGGTAAGACCATTCGGATAAAGGTATCTGTACCAGAGAGTCAGTTAGAGGTTGTGCAGGACATTACAGTGAAAGGGGTGATCTGATGGTGTATGGCGTACAGGACAGTCATGTTGTTTTAGGGAATGTGATTTCTGAACTAAAGGCAAAGGTAATGTATCGACTGTTAGAGGACAAAGAGATTGCAAAGCTGCTCTACTACGATACCCCAGATGCTTTAAAACAAGAAATCACCTCAAAACAAATGCAGGAGTTATTCTTATCTCATCCTGGTAATGAAAAACAGAGAATCTTTTTGAAGCCGTATCCCAATCAGGTGACTTACCTAAAGGACTGTGAAATCAGAATCCATGTAACAAGGATTGCTGTACAAGCTACACCGTATGTATATCAGCCAACCTTTGAGGTGGATATTTTCTGCCACAATGACTTGACAGATTTAGATGACGGTCTGAGTCAGCGACAGGATGTGCTGATGCAGAAGGTCAATGACCTGTTGGCTGGCTATCACCTCGATGTGGTAGGCAACATGAAACTACTGAGTATTGAGGATTGGTCAATGGCAAACTCTGCATATCTGGGATATTCTCTGTTCTTTAGCACCGGAACCATCAACATGTAACATGATCGATGTAGAAAAAATATATCATAATAATTTGCTTTGGAACGGTGCTAAAGAACAGAGAATATCCCAGATCCCCCATTAACTTTGAGGGAGTTTTTTTATACCCTGTAACGGTTTCTCAAATCAACCTCTTTAAGCAATGCAGTGCTGTGCTACAGATAGACCCTTTAGAGTTGCCGGATATCAAGTTTCAGGCAATGTCACGACTGCGGTTTATTCTGGAGACCTTTCGTATGCTGGAGGAGCTGATACGGATGGTATTGGGAGACGAACAGGAAATTAGTTTACAACATCCAACTGACCGTAGGTTAGATGGAAAGATATTACATATCACTCGTCGTCCATCTCAGACAGATCAGGGAGTTAGTTTGGTACTCACGCCAAAACTGTTTGACGATTTTCGCAGAGTGGTACTCATTCAGAATGGTATTGACATAAGTGAAGAAGAGGTTGACCCTGTCATGCGCCGTGTCTACAACGAAGATATGGTGAGACTGCAAAGAGCAGGACAAACACAAAGCGGCATTACAGAGGAAGATCGACTGGATTTAATGTCATTGCATAATCGTTGTTTACGCTCTGAGCTGGGAGAAATGCCGCTGAGAGAGTATATCTTAAAAACCGATAGACTACTGACAAAGGAAATCTATCAAGCACAGTTGAATGGTCAGATGACAGGATTTGTCAAGTTTAAGAAAGAGCCTCGTCACTGGTTAATTCGACAAACAAACAAAGAGAAAATCCTTTCACATTTCCGTACAGAGGACGATGTAAAAGGATTACTAAACGAAAAGAGCTAGTCGTTGACTGGTTCTAATTTTATTAGGAGGGAAAACAATGCCAAATACAAATGCTGAACTGCTTGCAGGTAAGGCAGGTCATGACTATTGTTCTTCTGTATTTGATGGTTACTTTTACGATCCTGCTGGCAACCTTGTATTTAAAGCACTTGCCAATACTGACGCATCGGTAGAAGTTACCACCAACAAAACAGAGAAAAAGGGTGGCGATGGTGGTGCTACACTGTGGACTGTTGTATCTGACCGTAGTGTAACCGCTTCGATGTCTGCACTGGATATTCAGACTGAGTACATCGCTGCTAACCTTGGTTCTACCATTCAGATTACCAAATCTGTATTCCTGACCAACAAAGAATTTAGAGCTGTTTCTGGTAGAATCACTCTGCCGGTGGCTCCAGTTGACAAGAAAGTCAATGTTACCATCAACGGTAATGATGTCGTTATCAACAATGTAACTGACACTACTCTTGACCTGACCTCTTATGGTATCACCAATGAGTGTATCAATGTTACCTATCTGTATGAAGCAGACGGTGAAATTGTTCCAATTCCCGTCAGCTCCAGCCCTATGGTCGGCAAGCTGATTCTGAAAACCAAGCTGTATCGCTCTGGTGTAGGTGAGATTGGTGAAAACGGTTGGGTACTGCCACAGTTCCAGCTGGATGGTAACTTTACTCACTCTACCAACACCTCTGATGGTGGTTCTTTTGAAATCACTGGTTCTGCACTGAAGGACAACTCTGGTTCTGCTTGTGATGGTTCTGGTGACAGCTACGGCTACTACTTCAAACACTACTACGACTCTGAGATGTTGTACAAATTCTCATCTATTCTTGCTACTCCATCTGAATCCGTACTGTCTGCTGGCGGTTCTGAAACTGAGCAGATTAAAGTATATGGTGTTCGTGGCAGCAGTGTATCTCAGGTTGAGCTGACTGAAGGTGTGACCTACAAATCTGACCATGATGAATACGCAACAGTATCTGAATCTGGTCTGATTACCGCAGTGGCTGAAGGTAATGCAAAGATTACCTGTACTTACAAGAATCTGCAAGCAACCGTTGATGTGACTGTAACTGCCTAATGGTTGTCTGCAAATATCAGCGGTATCGTCCAAGAGAGCAGTTTTTAAATCACGACAAAGACTATGAAAGAGTTATGGTCTCCTGTTCTTTGACACAGGAGCTATGCCCTTGTCAGGTCGAATGTCCTGATACAGAACAGTTTGTTCTAGGGGCTGAACAGGTACGATATTGCAAAAATTATTGTTCGTTGGTGTAGGGTGCAAATCGCACCCTACCCTTTTTCTTTTGGAGGAATTATGCAAGAACTAAAACTCACCTCCCCTATGCCTGTATCGGTTAATCATTATATAAAACCAAGGGCTTTTATTGTACATGGTAAGCCGCAAATTTCGCTGTATGAAACAGCGGAAGCAAAAGAATTTAAGAACGAATTTATTCGTTATGTTAAGGAACAAGTAAAGGTACAGGATTTTCACCCCTCTACCAATAAGTTCCAACACTATTATGTTGAATGCAATTTTTATTTCCCTCGGACTCACATGGATGCCAATAACCACTGGAAGATTTTGTTGGATGCCATTACTGAGTCAGAAGCTGTGTGGTTGGATGATTCACAGGTATGTGAGAGGGTTAATAAAATTTTATATGACGCAAAAAATCCACGGATTGAAATGCGTATTTTTCCAGTAACCTATGTTGGCATCTTCCCTGACCAAGAATCCGCAGACCAGTTTCGGCAGAAATGTACTGGGTGCAATCGGTATCGCAATGGAAGATGTAGCATCTTGCTTAAAGCCTTTGAGTGCAGAGTGCAAGAGGAAATTACAGGTCTTACCTGTACAAAATATAAAATAAAGGAGTAGGTAATCCTATGAAAAAAATCAGCAAATCTCAGATGAATGCTTTGTGCAAAGCAGATGTAGCAAAGACAAAAACCCAGACAGTGACTTGCGGAGATAAAACTATCACTGTGGAACTCAGTATTCCATCACTAAAGACTGTAGATACCGTTGTAGATACTGTTTTGTCATCCTGCTTTGTAGACAATGAATACTATCCTCAATATTACGATGTGGTTGTATTCGCCATGATGCTTCAGCATATTACCAATATTGATATGCCGGTTGATGGGGATGGTAACATCGACCTTGAAACAGTATATCAGTGGATGACTATCTCTGATTTACATAATGCCGTATATTATTCCGCTGCTGGTTCCTGCATTGCAGAGGCTTGCTATGCAGCTGTTGAATGGAAGAAACAGCAAGTCCTTAATCGCAATAAGCTGGATGAACTGATTGAGAAGTTTGGTGAAATCAGTGAGGCTTTCGAGAATGAAGATTTTCAGAGCGCAATGACAGCACTGGCAGAAGCTCAGAAAGCGGAGGCGTAGTATGAATCAGAAAAATATGGATGATGACCTGCTGGATGTGCTTGGACTGGGTGACGATGAAGATGAAGTATTTGTAGATGCTGACAATCGCCGCATCCTGATCGAGGGAGAAATTACGCAGAAGATTGTACAGCAAGCTGTCATGCCTCTCATCTCAATGGATAGCGATGGAACTGGAGAACCTATTGAGATTTTCATTCATTCTCTTGGTGGTTCTGCTTTGGATGGACTGGTGCTGTGTGATGTGATTGACCGACTGAAAACTCAGACCACAATTATTGTCCTTGGTTATGCTTTCAGTATGGGATGTATTATCCTTTCTGCCGGTAAACATAACCCTAATGTACACAAAGTCTGCTATCCATTTTCTGTTGGTTTGCTGCATGATGGAAGCAGTAACTTCGCTGGTAGTGTGGGCGATGTAAAGGATACCTACAAATTCTATAACAAGATTGACACCAAAATCAAAAAGTACATCCTTCACAACACCAATATCACTGAGAAAGAATACAGCGCTATGGAGCGAAAACAGTGGTATATGGATGCCAACACCATGCTCAAATATGGATTGGTAGATGAGATTTTGTAGGAGGATTTTGTATGAAATTTTATGACACTTGCGCTCTGCTCAATATGCAGGAAGCAGCTTTTCAAGAGCCGTTTGCAATATCCTCTGTTACCCTGCGAGAGATTGAAACTATCAAAACAGCACAAAACAAAGATGAGGATGTAAAGTGGAGAGCAAGAAATATCACCAGACTTCTCAGAGAGAACCCAGATCAATTTACTGTAAAGATTTTGTATGGGGAACAAGCTATGGAATTGGAAAACTATTTGCTCCCCAATTCCCCTGACAACCTCATTGTGCTGTCTGCTCATCTATACAATCTCAATACACCAATCACCTTTGTGACAGACGATTTGCTTTGTGCTCATATCGCAAAACACATCTTTAAGTTGCCAGTAGAAAGCTCTCATCCTGAACAGGAGGACGAATATACCGGTTACAAAGAGATTGTATTGGATGATGATGGTTTAGCGACTCTCTATGAGTCTCCAGAAGAATATACAAAAGACCTGCTGGAGAATGAATATCTTGCCATCTACAATGTTGAGGGTGAACTCGTCTCTCTTTATCGCTGGAATGGTACAGAACTTGTAAAGGCTTATGCTCCAAAAGTAGAGTCAAGAGAGTTTGGAAAGATTAAACCTTTGGAGAAGGATGTTTACCAAACTATGGCACTGGATAGCTTTGCCAACAACAAAATCACGATGATTCGTGGTGCTGCTGGTACAGGTAAAACTTATCTTGCTTTGGGTTATCTATTCTCTCTATTAGAGAAAGGTAAGATTGACAAAATCATTGTATTCTGCAATACAGTACCAACACTGCATAGTGCTAAGATTGGTTTCCTGCCAGGCACAAGAGATGAAAAACTGCTGGAAAGTTCGACCGGCAATATGCTAAGTGCAAAGCTGGGTGACTCCTATCGTGTGCAGCAGCTTATCAGCTCCAACAAACTCCTACTACTTCCCTTCTGTGATATTCGAGGGTATGACACCAATGGTAAGAATGCTGGTATCCTAATCAGTGAAGCTCAAAATGCTGATGTTGAGCTGTTGAAACTGGGACTACAGCGCATTGGTGATGACTGCATCTGTATTGTAGATGGAGATTACAATGCACAGGTGGATGACATGAGCTTTGCAGGAGCTAAAAACGGCATGAGAAGAATGTCTGAGGTATTCAGAGGTTATGGTGTCTATGGAGAGGTCAAACTCCAAAACATTTATCGCAGTGAGATTGCTAGAATTGCGGAGATGATGTAGATGTCTAATTTAGAGGCACAACTAAAACAACTCATTGCTAAGGGTGCTCTTAAAGGTCAAGTTAAAACCGTCAGTGGTGAATCTGTAGATAGCATTATCAAAAAAGAAGGTAAACGATTTCAAAGTATTTTGAAGAAGCATATTCAGGCTTACTATGACAGCTACTACCCTACTGTATACCATCGAACAGGTGCAATGGGAGAGTCTGTGCAGCTCGAAACAAAAGTAGAAAATATGAGTATATCGGTTTACTTTGACGACAGAGCATGGCATATGCCAACCTCCGGTAAAAGTCCTTATCTCAGATTCGTTCCTACCTTGATGGATGTTGGCTGGGAATGGAAGAATGCCCCTCGTCCAATCTACCGTTTTACATGGTGGGATGGAGCTGAGTTTATCAAAGCAGCAATAGCTGAGTTTAACCAACATAATCCATACAACCTGACCATTCGTGTAGAGTCAGCATTCCATCCTGAGTATTATCGTAACTTATAAAGGGGCTAACTGCCTCTTTTTTCTTTTATAAAGGAAGTGAAAAGATGGCAGCAGCCGATTTAAAAATTGTTGTTGGGGCGCAAATAGATAAATCTGCGTCCCAAATCAGAGAAGATTTAAAAAGCGTACAGGAAAAATTTGATAAACGTCCTTTAAAAATAAGAATTGGAGCTAATGTTACAGACTCCAAACAACAGATTTCAGAGGACTTAAAATCCGTTAAAGAAAAGTATGACAAAAATCCTCTGAAAATTAAGATTGGCATTGACGGCAGCTCTGTCAGTAAGTCAATAAAATCTGCTCTTCCACAGATTAAAAAAGAGCTGAATCAGGCATTATCAAATGCTGTTCCTGTTCAGGTGAATATTAAACCACAGCAGAACAATAGTCAGGGTCAAAACAAAAATGCTCTTGATGACAAAAGGCAGGGACTTAATGATTCTGTTGATGGACTAGAGAGATATTTACAGAAGTTTCCTAAATTAAGACAGCAGTTCCAGCAGAGTATTGCAGATATCCGTAGTGAGATTGCCTCATTGAGTAGTGTAAATGCTGCGAAGTACATCACAAAAGACATCAATAGAATTGAAACTGAGGTCAACAGACTTAATAAAGTTAAAGATGAATTAACCTTTAATCTGGATACCTTTAAGGCAGAATTTAATTCTTTAAATGGAAAATCCTCTGGTGCATCTAAGAATCAGATAACTACGCAGATTCAGGATATGGAGACTGCGATCAACAATCTGACAAATACAAATCAGATACCGGCGTTGAAAAAGCAGTTTGCCGACCTCAATAAAGAGCTTAAAGATATCGACACCTCAAAGTTCAATGAGATGGATAAGGATATCAAGGCTTTAAAGAACAGGAAGGATCAATTTGGTCTTACTACTGAGGATTTAACGAATCTCAATGAAGCCGGTAAGATTCTAGCTAAGATTCAATCCGCTGACTTTAAGAAGCTGTCTTATAGTGACCAAACCGCAGAAGTGGACAAGTTGTATGCTGCCCTTGACAAGGTACAGGGAAAGCTAAAAGATGTTTCTTCTTTTGAAACACTCCAGAGGTCTACTGCGTCTGTCGAGAGTTCTATTGCCAAACTAACCAGACGATTGACTGACTTCGCAGAGAAATACAAGAAGTTAGAAAACTTCCCTGAACTGCAACATCAGTATGACAATATCATGAAGTCATTGACGGCTCCAGGTCAAAAAACTCAAAGCGACTTTATCAATCTGAAGCGTGACGTTGACGAGTTCGAGGCTGCTGCCAGACGTGCCGGTGTTACCACTAAATCATTGGGTGAATGGTTAGGAGAAGCATACCAGAAGTTTGGTGGTTGGGCGCTTGTTACCAGCTCTATGATGAATGCTGTTCATGTGCTGGAGCAGATGGTTGTATCGGTTCGTAACCTTGACACTGCGATGACTGAATTAAAGAAGGTTACAAATGAAACAGACAGCGCTTACAGTCAGTTCTTCCAGAGAGCATCTGCTCAATCGAAAGAGATTGGCGCAACGATGAGCAACTATATCAACTCGACTGCGGATTTCGCAAGATTGGGTTATAGTCTTGCTGATGCGGAGGAACTGGCAAAAACGACCGCTGTATACTACAACGTTGCGGATGGTATGGAGAGTATAGATGAGGCAACTCAATCTGTTATCTCCACCATGAAAGCGTTTGGTATGGACGTAAAAGACAGCATTGACATTGTTGACCTGTTCAACCATACCTCAAATAACTTTGCTATCAGCTCTGCTGGTATTGGTGAAGCAATGCAGCGTTCTGCATCAGCACTGAGAGAAGCTGGCAGCACCATCGAGGAAGCAGTTGCCCTGATTACTGCTGCTAACTCAGTTATTCAAGACCCGATGAAGGTCGGTAACTCTCTAAAGACACTGAGCTTGCGTATGCGTGGTGCAAAGGTTGACTTAGAAGAAGCTGGGCTTGCTACTGATGGAATGGCTGAAAGCACCTCTAAACTGAGAAAAGAAATTCTTGCATTGACTGGACAAAAGGTTGACATCATGGTAGATGAAGATACCTTTAAATCTCCATTCAAGATGTTGGAAGAGCTATCTAAAGTCTGGGGTAGCATGACCGATATTAACAAAGCTGCTGCGCTGGAGCTGTTAGGTGGTAAACAACAGGCTAACATCCTTGCATCCCTGATTACCAACTTCCAGACTGCAAAAGATGTCATGGAAGAAGCCGGTAATGCAGCCGGTTCTGCTATGGAAGAAAATGAGCGACAGCTCAATTCTATAAACGGTAAAATTACACAGTTTCAAACAAATTTTGAATCCTTATCAGCCACTGTCATGGATAGTGAACTGATAAAAGGTACGATTGATTTTGGAAGTGGATTTTTGCATGGGCTTGATACACTCATGCAGAACTTAGGAACCCTCCCTACCCTGCTGAGTGCAGTGGCTGGTGGGTTTGCAGGTATCAAAGCGATTGGTAAAATAAACTGCCCTCTTACACCAAGGAAACAAGGTGTAGGATGTCTATTGAACGGAATAGAAATCGAAACTATCAAATTGCTGGGAATGGCTAAAACCCTATCGCCCTTTGGGAGTCGAAAGACGGAAACAAGGATAGGGATGGTATATGCTGAGATAAAAGCCGCATAAGCGGTGCTAAGTACCGAAATCTCAAAGTAGGGGTATTTTGAGTAATGTCAGGTCAGCAGCCAAGCTCTGAAAAGAGAAGGTTCAACGACTGTAAGGTAGTTGGAGTCTGTAAAGGCTTTTAAGAGACAGTCTGGACTATGGGTAACGCCATAGAGTGTGCTCAGGTGTAAAGACACCTTTGGAAGTAGTACACCGCCATAATATTGTAGAAAATCAAATCTAATGGTATAATATCACTGGAGGTGGTATTGTGCCAAGAAAAATTAAGGTCGTATTAAAGGACAAGAAACTTTATCGAGGGGCAAATGAGGTTAAACATTCTGTTGTGATTCCAAGAAAATCTGCCAAACACTCATTACCAACGTCCAAAGATACACCTGTGAAGAATCCATTAAAGGGAGGCAGAAGATGACAATTAACCTATCTGAATTATTGCAAATTCTTCCAGACGTTATGCTATTGCTGATTCCTGGATATTTTTACTGGTACTGCTACAATCGAATGAACGCAACGTATTACAACGCCTATCATGAAACGAAAGTGCTGTCTATTCGCAATGTAGTTACCAGCTTTGTCATACAAACAGTTCTTCATTTGTTCCCGTTTATGAATAACATAGAACTTATTACAGCCAGTTTGTTAATGGGTGCTGGAGCTGGTTTGCTGTTTGGTTGGATATCACAGACAGAACCTGTTCACCAGTTCTTTATTAAAACGCTGCATACCAGCAATGATGAAACATTATGGGATTGTCTTTCTGAGATTAAGAATGGTTCATTCATTTCGGTGGTTGTGGACGGCAAAAGATATGATGGGACTTTACTCGCCTTTTACCAGGAAGGTAACTCCCAGTGGGTGGTATTACGAAATTGTGAAGTAGATGGAAAAGAGGACACAATTAAGGGGTTAAGAACCGCACTGAGACTGGATAATTGCAGCGTTATCACTGCTGCTTTCCCAGAAGGGTCTGAGAAAAATGAATAAGAAAGAGCCAGTCTGATGACTGGCTCTTTTCTTATTCAGTGTGCGAACCCTAATTATGCTTCTTTCGTTCGTTAATATGTTTATCTAAAAAGCGGTAGTCTAAAGATTCGTTATTATCCACATAACCAACATGTAGTTCTTTAGCGAGTATTTCTCCGCTAATGATTGTAAACTCATTTGGATCAACAATATCTTTCTTTATCATGTCTTTCATTTGTAATATAATATCCTTACTTGAAAAAGAGGGATCAATTTCTTCATATGTGTTGTTTATTGCAGCTTGGTACGCTTGTGCAAACTGATACGTTATTCTAACTTGTCCATCATACCTTAAATATTCCTTGACATCACGAAGCTCACCTGCTTGATCTGCAAAAACAAATTCATGTGGGCTGGTGTACTCTCCTGTACTGTTCTGAGTATCCATCATGACAGATATCAATGATATATCTGTTGAAACAATTTTGTTTACTAGAACATCTCCACAAATTCTTGCTGTTTTAGGGTTTTCGAGGGTATCAATATGTTCTTGAATTATTTTTAAGTGATCTGATGATAAACCGGATTTAGAACTGGAGCATCCTGTACAACCTATCAGTAATACTAAACATAACAAACTTGATATCAAATGCTTCATACAAATGATCTCCTTATAGTTAGGTTTATTTTTCTTGTGTTGGTGGAGTTAATGTGCTTCCATCTTGTCCCAAAATAGTTGGTTGAGCATTATCTGGAATTTTAGGTTCTTTGTATTCTGGCTCTTTAGGTTCTTTTGGTTGTGTAATGTCATGATTTGATGCGTGGAAAGTTAAGGTGGTTGTGTGATTATCTTTGCCCTTATCGGCATGATCAGCTTTGCTTTGGGTAAGTGTAAAGGATGTCTTCTAACTTCAATGCAGAACACCATAACAACGCTGCGCTTACCAATGCGCCTCCCCCTAATGCCATATAGCCAGCAAAGTATGTGCCGTTAATGATGTAGTTATAGGCATCCCCGCCAACATAAGCGTTGACATTCAGACTGGAAAAATCACTGTTTCGATAATTTAGAATGCAGTCAAAACCCTTATAAATTGCAAATAAAGATGCTGCAAGCAAAACAACGGATATCACCTTTAAAGCGGTTCTGGAGCGAGATGACATAATGATACCTCCCAAATTAGTATTATAATCTAATAGTAACACACCCTCATGCAACTGTCAATTTGATTTTGAATTTTTTGAGAATTTATTGTGAAATTTCTCGGTTGTGCTATAATAAAACCCTCTAAAGACTATCATCTTTAGTATTATAGTTCAAAGATATTATGGTCGTAACAAAACGATGTTTGACAAAGATGGTGTCAATCAGCTACAAATCTATAAAAACGCATGGGAACAGTTAAAGGTTTCGATTTTAGATTTTAACGGTTCTAAGAGAGCGGCTAATGCAAAAGGTATACTTGATGTTGACCTTTTTGAGTTAGAAAATGCTGTAACACTTTTCCAACAACTGAAGTCCTCACATGCAGACTGGACAGATCAAAAAGTAAAAAATGAAGCAATGACTCAGTCTTTTTATATGGCTTCTAATGCGGCAAAACAATATGCGCAAGCCAATGAATTGACTGCTGAAAGTATTGGAGAATTTAAAGCAAAACAAGAGGTTGCTATTACAGCGATTCAGAAAGGTTCTCTTGCATCGAAAGCCGCTAGTTTAGCGACTGGGTTATTGGCTGGAGCGTTTGTCTCTCTGACAACGGCAGCAATTTCATTTGTTGCTGCTAAAATATGGGAGGGCATTGACTATCTAGCACATAAACAAGAGAGACTTGCAGAATCCACTGACGCACTTAGACAAAAATATGAAGGACTAAAATCAGAATTAGAGTCTGTTCAGGGCGAATTAGATGCTATCAACCAGAAAATTAGTGCTCTTGAAGGTAGGTCTTTAACCTTTACTGAACAAAGTGAGTTTGCTAACTTACAAGAACAGCGTAAAGAACTAGAAAAGACATTACAGGTCAAGCAGGAACTTGCGAAAGTCGCACAAGAAGAAGCATCTGAGGCTGCTGTAAAATATTTTAGTGAATCTAATGTTATTGATAAAACATCGGATTTAATTGATGACACCTCTGATTTGGAAGATAAACTCAAAATTCAGGAGCAGCTTGCTCAATCCATGAAAGATGCCTATGGCGAAAATAGCAACGCATATAAATCAGCCCAGAAAGATGTAGAAAACACCACTAGAAAGATTAAAGAAAACAATGCTGCCATCAAGGATAATATTGAGGAAATTCAAATACAGGCAGACAGTTTATTAGAAGGATCTGTGTCTGCGGATATATTTGCCAATCAAGCAGACAGTGTGACAGAGAAGTGGTTACGATTTAGAGGTGTACTTGAATATTCTACAGACAATTTTGACAGCTTTATTGGTGACAATAATTTTCAAGGACTTGCAAATCAATTTCAGCGAATGGCAAACGCTGGAACATTAACAGAAGATGTTATTAGGCAACATAAGGAATTTAATGACGCTCTTGAAGCAAATGGTATGTCCGCTGAGGTTGCAAAAGAACACTTTGATGCTTTAGCGGAGTCTGAAAAGAAAGCCGCTCCCCCACCGATTGACCTTACTTCTATGGAAGGTTTAAAAACCAAGCTCTCAGAGATTATTGACAAAGCCAATGTCCTCTCTGAGATGGATTTAAACCAAGCTGCATTAAGTGGCGGTACAGATAAGCAAAAAGAAGCGTGGGCTGAACTGCAATCTTTAATGGCTACATACGGCATATCACTAGAAGATGTTCAGGAAAAGATCGTGGAATTTGGGCTTGTTGGTGCTGATGGTGCATCAAAAATCACTCAGGCGTTTATTGATGCTAACCAAAACTCTGCTGTGTTTGCAAGTAATCTGTCCCAAATCACCAATCGTACCGATACTCTGGTAAACGCCTATAAAGAGCTTGCAAAGGGTCAACGTCTCTCCAGCGATGTCATCATGAATCTGATACAGGCATATCCAAAGCTGGAGACAGAGCTGACGGAATATCTTGCTGGTTTAAGAAGTCAAGAACAAATTATGCTTGACCTTGAAGCTGTATATCAGGCAGATTCTGAAAACTGGAAAGCTCTTATGCTGGCAAAGCTGGCAAACAGTGAAACCTTCTTCCAGAGTATTATTTTAGGGAATCAGACATGGGTTCAGGAGTTTTTCAGACAATATGGTGTTGACTTAGGAAAGTGTACAACATACGCTCAAGCGAAACTGAAAATCTTCCAAGCCATTACGAATGCTGCGTATGAGGCAGCAAGAGCCACCAGCAGTATGGGTAGTATGCAGGGTCCATTAACATGGGAAGATGCAGGTGGTCATCTATTAGCAGCATCGAACAAAATACAAGATGCTATTGATAGCCTTGATAATATCAGCATGGGCAGCTTAGAAGGTCAATTCCAGTCCTTAAACTCTGCGATTGACAGTACCACCAGCAAAGCAAATGAAGCCGCCAGTGCTCTACGTTCGATTGCTTCTACTTCCCTATCTGCAATCAATGGTCTGCTGGATATGACCATGAGTATGCTCAAACAAGACCTGACGACTCAAAAAGACCAGATTGAGGTTGAGCTTGATGGTTTAAAGGCTGACTACGATGCTACGAAAAATCAGTTAGAGGAGAGGCAGACAAGAAAGCTGCTCTTAATGACATTGAGGCACAGCGCAAGGCATTACAGGCGAAAAAGAAAGCACAAGACAAAGCCTATGATGACCAGATAAAACATCTGCAAAAGGTCAAAGATGCTCAGAATGACATTTACGATGACCAAATCAAAGCAGCGGAAGATGAGCTGGATGCCTATAATAAAATCATAGATGCTCAGTTAAAACTCCTTCGTTTAAAGGAAGAACAGCATGACTATGAAAGAGAGCTGGCTGACAAACAGAAGGATGTTGCCGACCTCGAAGCAAAGCTGGCTGAGTTAGGTCTGGATGACAGTATTGAGGCTCAAAAGAAACGTCTGGAGTTAGAGGAAGAACTTGCTGCTAAGAGAGATGAACTGGATGAATTTCAGCATGACAAGAACATCTCTGACCAAGAACAGGCGTTAGAGGACGAAAAGGAAGCCTTTGAAGAAAAGCAACAGGCAATCATTGATGGTATCCAAGCTCAGAAGGATGCCTACAATGAGATGATAGATGCTCAGATTGAAGGTATTCGTGATGCAAAAGAAGCCTTTGACGAATCCATCCAGGCACAGTTGGATGCACTGGCAGACCAGAAAGACCAGACACAGGCTTATTATGATGCGCAGCTTGCATCGTTACAGCGTAACTATGAGGCTGATAGGGCTTCCAGAGAGCAACGTAAGGCTGAGTTGGATAAGCAGATCAATGACACTGCTGCTTTGCGTAAACAGGCAATCGAGTTGATTCAAGGCAAATCAGATGAGTTCTATCAGAGATTGCTGGAATGGAACCGTAAATATGGAACCGGTGTCGATGCTGATGTTATTATGAAATGGAACAACGCTTATAAAGCGTTGGAGACATTTGGCGGCAAGCAGTTTGATGTGTTGCAGGTTATGAATCAGTTGACTATCGCTGGAGATGGCTTTACCTCATCGCTAGAAGAAGCTGTGAAAAAAGCTGGTGATTTGGAGATTGCATTGAGAAATGCTGTCAATGCACAGGCTGGTTTGCAGTTCCCCAAAACCTATGATGAGCACAGAGTTAGTGGTGGTCAGCTATCTACCTTTAAACCTGGCAAGAAAGGTGCAAAATACCACAATGGTGGCGAGGTTGGCAAAGACAATGTTTACTCTGCAAAAGAGTTTACAAGGTTTATGGACAACCTCAAAACAGATGAAGTTCCTGCTGTATTGAAGCAGAAAGAATGGGTACTGACTGAGGAACAGCAGGGTAATATTCTGAATCTGACCAATACACAAAAGGAAATCATCGGAGCATTTGAACGGATGTACAAGGCTGTATCCAGCGGCATTAGTAATATGCCGACAACAGGCTCTACTTCCCTACTTGACCTACCATCTATTCCTGAGCTTGCTACTGCCGGTGGTGACAACACTGCGGTATTCAACTTCAACACCACCATTACAGGCAATGCTGATGATGATGTTATGGATAACTGGTTTAGCAAGAATGTATCTGCTTTCGAGGATAGATTTGCAAGGTATACACTGGGTCAGGTAAACTTTAAACGCAATATACGAACAAATAGATAGTCAACAGGGCGGTGTAACAACCGCCCTTTATTCAAGCAATGAAAGGCGGTGATGACGATGAGCTTTCAGGGAATGAATTTTATTTACGATGGTACACCATCAGAGGTATATGGATTGGTCATTACCAAAATGGGTGATGGTGAGGAAGGTGTATCCGGCGGTTCCAGTACAGAGCCAGTAACCGATAAAACATTCCGCAGTCCTGTATTCCAGTGCTTTGGTGTTGAGCAAAAGAAGCCACTGAGTTTTGACATCGAGTTTTTCTCTCAAAGAGAGATTGACCGATTTGACCTGTCTGCTATCCTGCTCTGGCTGTGTGGACACAACACCTATAAAGAGCTACAAATCTGCCAAAATGACCTGAGAAACTTTTACTATCGCTGTCTATTATTAGACCCAGAGGTGCTATACTACGACAACAAAGCAAGAGGGATTCGGTGCAAGGCAGAATGTGATGCTCCGTGGGCGTGGGAATATCCCAGAACAGAATCTTATGCTTTTCCTGCTAATGTTGGAGTAAAGAACAACTCGATTCACTTCCTCAATCTTTCCAATGACCATAATGACACTATGCCGATTGTGAAGTTTAAGCTCTCCCCTAACCAAACTGATTTCCATATCATCAACCACACTTACAACGGTTTGGATTTTGGATGGAAAGATTTACAAGGTGGCGAAACGATTGAATGTGACTGCCAGACTGGTATCGTCACTTCTTCTACAGGAATGCGGCGACTAAAGAACTTCAATAAGAAATTCCTGAGACTTGTCGCCGGTATGAATGAATTGGAGTGTATTGGCTTTGTAGACAGTTTAGACATTACATATACACCGGTTAGAAGGGTTGGTGGATAATGTTTTCATTTAATTTTAAAGGTGAATATGAAACGCCGCTGCTGACCCTCTGCACCCCCATTCGTGAGGAACTGTTCATTGTATCAGAGTGCAAGGGTCTTACTTATACCCCTATCTTTGATGGACTGGCAGAGCTGGAATTTGAGGTTTCTTCTATCTTCTCTAATGGCGAGGATGCACCTTACTACTCTCTAATCAAGAAACGAAAGTTAATTCATGCCGAGGGTATTGGATGGTTTGTGATTGTACAGGCAGATGAAAACATTGACGGTAGCAGACCGATCAAAAAGGTTCACTGCGTATCTGTGGAAAAGACCTTAGACCAATACAGTATCAATCTGATGGACGGAACACACAAATTCTACGATGCCTTGCAGCCTGAGAAATCTCTCTTAGGAGCTTTTATTGGTCAGACCGATTGGAAGATTGGACACATTGATGTTGAGCTTTGGAACAAATATAGAACCTTTGAGTTCCCTGACGATGAGGGTTTATATAGTTTCTTACATGGAGATGTAGAGGAAGCATACGGTTGTGTCTTTGAGTTTGACACTGAGAAAAAGCTAGTCAATGCGTATGTAAAAGGTACTCTGATTGACAAAACAGACATTGTGCTAACCTTTGATAATCTAATCAAACAGATTAACATTCAAGAGTCGGATGATGACCTTGTAACAGCATTGAGTGTCAGCGGTGACAATGACCTTAACATCCGTACTGTGAATCCGCTTGGAACCAATACCATCTATCAGTTTGATTATTTCAAGACTGAGGAATGGATGAGTAAAGGTCTGATTGATGCGTTGACAGAATGGGAAAAGAAGGTTGAAGCGCAGCAAAAGCCGTACTCTTCCCTACTCACCTCTTTAAAAACAGAGAACTCTAAACTGATTACCTTGCAAGGTCAGTTGACTGACTTAAAGGCAGAGTTAGATGCACTGGAACAGGTCAGAACTGCTAGAATCAAAGGCGGCAAAGACCTTGCTGATATTACCAATAAAATCAATGCCAAGCAAGCAGAGATCAATGCAAAACAGGCAGAGGTCGATAAGCAAAAGGCTGTGGTCGATAGCATACGCAATCAGCAGTTAGAGATTAACAAGTCCTTGCGTTTTGAGGAAAACTTCACAGCGGAACAATTAGTTGAGCTACAGTGCTACACCAATGCTGCAACCTATACAAACGACAACTACACCATTACAAACAACATGAGCTATGCTCAGATACAGGAACAATCTGAAGCTTTGTATCAGGATGGTTTAAAGAAGCTGGGTGAAATCTCTGTACCAAACTACAGCTTTGACATGGATGTGGTCAACTTCCTATTCCTCATCCAATACAAACCATTCATTGAACAAATCTGTCTGGGTGCTACTGTAAATGCAGAGGTCAAAAAGGGATTCTGGGTTGAACCAATGCTTGTCAAGATTGTGGTGGATTATGACCAACCTGACAACTGCAAACTGGTATTCTCTGATTCCTTCCGCTTGGTGGATGAGTATTGTGTATTCGATGATTATGATAAGGAGTATGCGAAGTCAGCAAAGACCATCCATGAAAGCAAGGCTGCATGGGACAAAGCGACTTCCAGTGGTGCGGTGGATTTTGTCAATGACATGAGAAAAGATGGACTTAACCTTGCATTGACCAGTGTACTCAATGCAGATAACCAAAGCCTTGTGATTGACAAACATGGATTGACTGGCAGAGTACAGTGTGAGGATGGCAGCTTTGACCCTGAACAGGTTAAGCTGGTCAACAATCTGCTGGTATTTACAGACGATAATTGGCAGAGTGCTAAAGCTGCGCTGGGTAAAGTCAAAATGCCAAATAGCGAAAACTATGGCTATGGACTCATTGCTGATGTCATTATTGGTGAATTGGTAGCATCCAGTGAGCTTGTTATCAGCAATGAATCCAACACATTCAAGGTAGATGCCAACGGTGCAGAGCTTATCAATGCTTACTTTAAATTAAAGACCAGTAATGGCAGAAGCCAAATCACACTTGACCCAAGAGACAGCTCTGCGATTCGATTACAGACCGATACAGGTTCTGGATTAAAGGACAAATTCTACGTTGACCTGACAGGTAAAATCGTTGCAGATGATATTGTTACCAAATCCGGCACAATCGGTGGTTGGAATATCAAAGAGAATGGTCTGTTCTCTAACTGGGGTGACTATATCAGATCTGATGGTTACGGAAAACTGAGTTTAATGACCTATACCCCATCGAGTGCAAGATTTGATGGAACGATTTATGCGAAGAATCTGGGCGACCAGGTGCAGCATAATAACATGGGCAATAACTCTGTTGATACGGAACAGCTGTTTAATGGGGCTGTAACGAATCCTATTATTGAAGATGGTGCTGTCAGTGAAGATAAACTCGACTGGCATGTGCGAAATTTATTTGCTGAGTTAATCCAGGCTGATAAAATTCTTGCAGGACAAATCGGAGATGTGGACAATAGAGTCGGTAAAATTTATGCTGAACTACTGGATGCTGATGAGGCAATTATTAGAGATTTGAATGCCACTACTGCGAATGTTGGAAAACTTACAAGCCGTGTTGCGGACATCGAAAGGCTTTATGTCAAAGAAGCAGAGATAGGGAGCATTATTGCTGATAAAATAAAAACATCGACCCTCGCAGCCAATCAAATCATTTTGGACGGATGGAAATGTGGAAGGGTTAATGCTTTAATATCAATTCATTCCCATGCACCAACAGCAAAAGCCATTACGAGCGTTAAGATAGTAAAGAAAGGTCTTGGTTATGACGTAGTAACCTCAGATAGAGAGTTCGTAACAAGCGTTGGGTTAGTAAATGCAACTAGCAAACCGGTTGTTGGTGTAAATCGTTAAGAAAGGCAAAAAATGGAACTTACTTTAAAAAATATTGTACTTATGGAACCGGTTGCCTCGAAACTCTTATATTATGAGTGGGCAACTCCCAAACTAAGCTATGATGTATTTAAACTCTCTGAGTTTGTAATGACTCAGGTGAGATTTTTTAATGTTGAGAGAGCAAAGCTCTTTCAAAAGTATGGCGAGAAATTTGGAGAGAATGTGAAAATCAAAGCTGAAAATGAAACCCAGTTTCAGAATGAGATTAACGGTCTAATTTCAATGAAGATTCCAGCACCAGACCTACACATTACACTTGATGACATTCTAAACGTCAAGTATATTGATTCTACTGAGCTGTCTGAACCGCATGAAAAACTTACCCCAATGGATATGTGTAGGTTAGAAGCATTCTTTAATGATATGCAAGCTGAACAGTCAGACACTTCCAATGAGGTTGTCGTAGGTCATATTGAAGCAGACGAATAAAGTACACAAGCAGAGGTTACTGAATAACCCCTGCTTTTTCTATGCCCTGAAAGGAGTGATTGCCATGATTGGCAACAGCATATTAGCCCAGCACTTAGATGACTGTGAGTGTATTCAGGGCGACACTATGACGCTAACATATGAATTTTATGACGGTGAGGGCAATCCCTTAGACCTACGCCGTTCTAAAGCGTATGTTGCATTTTGCCCTTACGGTCAGTACAAAAGTCCTGTACTCATCAAAGAAGGCATTGTATCATCCGGTTCACCGCATATTGTGGTTGTTAACCTTAGCAAAGAGGACACGATTGCACTAAAGGATATTAAGTACAATCAGCAGCCTGTCATTGTGGTGAACCCTGACGAACCAGAGGAAAGAGAATATCGCAGAGCACAGGGAGATGTCATCATGTACCCTGCGATTTACTCTGAATCCATACACGCTATGTATAAAAGACAAAGACAAATTTAAGGAGGAATTTCAATGATTTCGATTGAAGAAGCTAATAAAATTCTGGGTTTGAGACTTGGAAATCGTTCTGCTGATTCTGTAAATACTTGGTATGTTGGTGTATCCACCACCTCTATCAGTGAGGACGGTAGTGGTATCTCTGAGCCATCTGATAGCAACGGCTACAAGAGAGTTGCAATTCAGAACAACAGCTCTAACTTTACTGCTCCGGCAAACATGACAGTGAAGAACACCAACCCTATCGTCTTTGATGAGGTCACTGCTGATTGTGGTACTGTAACTGATATCTTCCTGTCTGATGTAGCTACCGGCGGCAAGGCTGCTTACTACGGTAAGTTTACTGTACCTCGTCCGATGCCAGCACAGTCTAACCTGACTATCAACGCTGGAGACGCAAGTTTCAAGATTGTAAATATGAAGTAGGTGATCCTTCATGGCGACAAACCACTGGAAGATTATCATAGACAACTTTCCAAAATACTTCTCTGAGAAAGTAACCTTCCTGTATGGTTTTGAAACTACTTATCGTGCTATCGCCCACATGCGAGGTGTGTGGGCGCATGAGCATGGTGTGAAGGTTACTGCTACTTCTGCCCTACACTTGCATGGGGATGTAGAGTCTCAAATCAAAGTCCCTGTGGAGGTTGCATCTGCAAAGCTGACAACCTATGCAAAATTTCCAAACGAATATCAGGTACAGGTTGACACTATCCCACGGCTGCACTGTTATGGGAAGTTCCCCACAGAATATAAAGTACCAATGGAGGTTATAGCCAGCACAAAGGTCAACTGCCGACATGAGAGTGAGATGAAGGTACAGGTCGATGTTATACCACGACTGAAGCTCAAAGGCAAAGCGAACCTGGAATCCGCTGTGCAGATGAATGTACTGGCTCCGGTGACGAATCTGCATGGTCGTTTTGAAATCCAGTACAAAGTGCCTGTCAGTGCAGAAGGATATTTAGAGACAAGGGGCAGAGTTACATCAGAGTATGCTGTTCAGATGAGAGTTGTAGCGATGGTCGCTATCTTCTACAAACTCTTTGAACGCAATGACGAAACACTTGAAACAGTCAATGAACTTACATTAAACGATTTCTGCATTAAGACCATCAGTTAGGAGGGAAATTATGTCAGAAATATTGTCACAAAAATTAAAGCTCCTTGATGTGATTGGTGCAGATAAAAACATGAAGGTGCATGAAGCGCTGAGTGTTATTCTTGGTACTGGCACACAGAGCAACACCTACATCATCAACAAGGCGCTGGAGGACATCAATACTCAAATTACAGAGCTGGAAAGCAGAAATGCTCTGGTGGATGTTACTGGGATCTATCAGTCTGCATCTGGCAACAAAGAGAGTTTTACCGGTGTTGCTTCCAACATCAATGAGTACACCAATGGAATGGTTTTAATTTTTACCATTCCACAAAACAACAAAGGTGCTGTCTCTATCAATCTAAATAGCCTTGGTGCAAAGGATATTAAAAAGTACAGTGCAAAAGGCGCATTGATAGATTTAGAGGCTGACGACTTTGTACGCAATCACAAGTATTTTCTGGAGTATGATGGTACGCAGTTTGTTACCCTGTGTGAGAACAGTGTACAGGAACTCAAAGCACTGACAGCTCAAATCAGTAACCATGAGAAGGATGCTGTAAAGCACATCACTGCTGAGGAAAGAACTGCATGGAACGGCAAGAGTGTTGTCACAAAGTCTGAGACAAATGGTTCAGTCAATGTGGATGGCAAACCCATGGTGGTGTACACACACCCATCCGGTACAAACCCACATAACACAACAAAGGAAGATGTTGGGTTATCCAATGTTGCAAATGAACGCCAGTACAGCGCACAGAACCCACCTCCCTACCCTGTTATATCCGTTAACGGCAAGACTGGTGCGGTGGTATTGAAAATCAGTGAAATTGAGAATGATTTAAAGTTCCAGACCGATGGCGATGTAAACAGCGGTATTACCAATGCTGTCAATGCGTTAAAGAATGGCGTCACAGTTAATCTTGACACTCTGAAAAAGATTGCTGCTGCCATCAACAATGACCCTAATTACCACCAGACAGTCAGTGATGAACTGGAAACAAAGGCTAACAAGAATCTGGATAATCTGGATGCTGGTGTGCTGTTAGAGCAGGGAAAGACTGCTGGATTGCTGGACAAGGATACTGCTGGAAAAACATACGAAACACAAGCTCACGCCAGTGAAACCTATGAAACAAAAGAAAATGCTGCCAATGTGTATGAAACCAAGGAGGCAGTCAAAACAGCATTAGCTAAGAAAGCTGACAAGACAGAGCTACCAAATAAAATCATCACTGTATCGTTGGATGCAGAGGGCTGGAACACAGACGGCGAGGATGTATTTTCTCATGCAGCCAGCCATGAAGCGATTGTAGAAAACACAAAGCTAAATGTCGCACCAACGACTGATACACAGCTTAAAGAGCTGATGGACTTGGGTGTATCTGGTATGGTAGCAAAAAATGAAAACGGCACAGCAAGCATCATCTTTTATGGTGCAAAGCCTAAAGCAACTATATCACTACAGATTGAAATTGTACCGGTTATACTCAGTTAGGAGGAATGTGAATGTCAATTTTAGGAAATCCGGTCTGTATGCCTATTGGCGGCAAAGCCGCAAAGGGAAATCAGATGTTTTTGGGCGTTACATTACCCAGAAGCATCTATTACGAACAGGCAGCAGAATGGTTAAAGATAAAAGATGATCCAAAGGCAGCTATCCCAGAAAACCAGTGGGATGGTCAGGTAATTTGCGGAAACTCGCTGTGGCTCTTATACAACAATCACGCATATGCTTACAGTTTGGAGAATGGGGATTTATTGGAAGATGTCACTCTGAGCGGCGCAAGCGGCAATCATTCCAATACGATTACCACTGATGGAAAGAATAGAATTTGGTTTGTAAGGATGACTCTCACCCATCAATCAATAACTATGGAATCTAGTGTAAGGGGATGGTGGAATTACAGACACCAACTTACCATTTATCTTTACGAGTTTGATATTTTAACTAAAAGTGTAAAGCTGCTCAACACTCAAACTATCGTAAACAGTGCGAGATTTGAGAATGAGTCATCAAGCAGACCTTCTATCACACAAAATCCTAATGTTATGCAACTTATAGGAGGTTTTATAGGCTATGCAAACACACAAAAACTTTACTTTGGAAGCATCCCGTTGCGTAGCACAGGTGGTCAGATAGAATATGACTATGCGATAGGTACAAATATATATACTACAACTATGACTATACCCACATGCAATTTTTTTCAAAACGTGTGGGAGTACGATCTCAATTCAACTTCTGCCAAAGCAATCGCAAACATTCCAGCTTCTACACCTGTTCGTGGAAGATTCTTCTATGACGATACCGATTTCTTTTATACAGGTTCTGGATATGGAAATATGGGCAGAGATAAGTCTATATTCCGCTACAACAAACTATCTAATACATGGGAAACTGTCACATCAAACTTTGAAGGATATACAGATGGACACTTCTCATGCGTACAGCTTGGTGACAAAATGCTGCAAATTTCTCAGACAGCTACTGGCGTTTTTGACCCCAAAACAGGCAATTTGGAGACGCTAAGCGTCCCTGTTATTCCACCGGACAATACCCCTATCTATTCTGGATTCAAAGCATATTCAAACAACATCCTTTATCTTGCTACGGCACAGGGAATCTATAAATGCCCCTTCTTCTCTGCTGTGCCAGAGGATGCACCGATTGTGGCAAAAATCTATAAAGGACAAAAGTACCATACTCTTGAACCTTTTGAAATTCCAAACAAACTCAAATTCCTGCGTACACAGCAAGTTGCAGACAAAGACTATGAAATCAAAATGTATGAGTATGCCAGTGAAGGTGGACAGACTATTTTTATTGAAGATACCGGAGAAAACTAATCTGAATCATAAAACGCATAAATAACGAAAGGATGGTTTATAATTATGCTTTACAAATATAACTCGCCCCCCCCCATTGTGAATTATGTAACAATTCAATGTTTATGCAAAGAGGTGATTTGTAAATGAGTTCTGTTTATGGATCACCTCTTTTTATCGGAGGCTCACAGCAAATCAGCGACCTGCCACCTCTGCTGAGTAATTTTAGAGCCAGTATTGATGAATCTCAAACTGGACAAGTAATTTTATCTGCTGATAAAATGGAGGAAAGCAGAGCAAAAGACCTTGCTGGAGCTGTATGGGTGTATGGCGACCATGCTCCTAAAAATGCAAATGATGGTACAAAGATTGAGTTGACAAGAGATGAGGTTATAAAGCCTGATTCTGCACCATTTATTACTTTAGCAGATATTCCTGTATCAGATGCGGATACAGGAACTGTTGTAAATCTGAAAGAATCTGACGGACAGCTACATCCATACCTGTATCTTCACAACAACTACGAAGGTGGTGGCGCTGGTTTATTGTTAAGAAAAGATATATATCAAGTTACAAGGTATAATGATAGTAATGCAAATATATATGAAAACACCACGCTGGACTTATGGTGCGAAAACACCTTTGTGGCAATGTTAGATTCATCAGTTAAAAGTAAATTGAACTCAGTTTCTATTCCAGTACGCAATGGGGTAGATAGCACTGAATCAACTCTTGATAGACAATGCTTTGTTTTGTCCAGTGATGAATTAGGAGTACAGACATCTGCGGTTATTGGTTCCAAATTACCATATTTTAGTAATGATACTCGCCGTATAGCTACATATAATACATCAAATCAAGGTTATTTTACTCGTACAATGTATTCTTTGGGTGGCATTATAGTGATTAACGGTTCTGGAACCTCTGGATTAGTAACAACTGATGCAACAACTTTTGGCTACCGTCCAGCATTTTGTCTGCCACTCACCTTTCAGCTCAAACCCACTCCAAACCCAGATGGCAGCTATGATATGTACGAGGAATCTTCTGCACAAACACTGGCAACAGGTAAAACTATCGCAGACCTTCCATCAAAGTCAAAGGTGAAACTGGGTAAATTCAGTGGGATACCTTTAAAATGGTTGGTATGTAGAGACAGTGTAGACCAGAGCTTGCGACTGATTTTGGATGGAGAAAGCGTTGGTGTGATTGGAAACAAGATGGCAGATAATCACGAACCCAATAACCCTGACAGCAGCCGTAGGAATTATGGCAACAACCGTTATATCTGGTCTAACATTCGCCAATGGCTAAATAGTGACAAGCCAGCAAATCAGTGGTATACAGCTCAACACACTTATGATGCTGCACCTGATTATATAAATGTTGCAGGATTCTTGCACGAATGGACTGAAAAGGAAATTAGCGTACTGGAAAATGCAAGTTGGGTTGTTACGAAACACAGCGTAGACGGCGGCGGTTCAGAGAGTTTTCAGAATAAGGTTGCGTTACCTAGCACAACGGAAATGGGATTAGAGAGTAACACCGGCGGTGCTAGGATTGATATTTTTAACAACAACGAGGATAGAGTAGTTTCAGGAGTACCATATTGGTGTAGAACGCCATATTCATCTAATGCTTATGATGCGTGTACCATTCATACAGGGGGTACATTACATCATTATCGCACAGACAACACAGGCTATGGGGTACGACCGCTTTGTAAACCTGTTGCTTCTACCCTTGTATCTAATGAACCTGATTCTGATGGATGTTACACTGTTGTGTTTACCCCACCTCTGGAACGAACTGTAGCTTGGGATAAATCAAAGAACTTCTATGCAAGACAGTTCACTTACAACAGCAAGAAGCAATATCAGACTATGTTAGAGGGCGCGACCACCGAACTACTGTTAGGTGAAGTACCGCTGCCTGTCAGCAACCTTGCCATTTCAGAGAATGCTGGAGCCTCCCCTACTCTCTCATGGAAGAATCCAACAGATAAGAACTACCACGAAACCGTTGTAGTGCAAAAAGAAGGGTCTACCCCCCCCGCTCTACAGATGACGGAATAGAGGTATATAGAGGCAACGATGAATCTGTCACCGTAAAAGACCTGCAATCTGCCGTAGACTATTCCTTTGGTGTGTTTACCTTATCGCAATACGGCAACTATGGAGAACCAGTTACTATCTCCTATCGCTATGACTTCCCTTCTGAACCAACCAGCTATAGTGAGATAGAGAAGATACGAAAAACTACTCAATGGATAGCTCCAGAAGATGGGTATTTTAGGTTTGTTGGCGTTGCTACATCTGGTAACGGAGGCACAGGAAATAGCGGTTATGGAGGATACAATGTTTCTGGTGGCTCTGGTGGTTCCGGCGGTATTGTTGTCAGCGAATTTAAGTTGCATAAATCTGATACAGTGTCGCTTAGCGTAAATGGGAATATCACAATAACCTGTCTTGCTGAGACTGCAACTGCAACGGCTGGCGGGAATGGAACCAACGGGCGAATGTGGGACTCCGGCACAGGAGCCATCCGAAGGAGTGGCGGAGATGGTGGCTCTGCCGGACGTGCTAGCGGAGGGAATGTGTCCAACGTGCAAGGCAAAAATGGAAATGATGGCGATGCTCCAGAACAAAATGAATCTGCCTCTATTGCGTCTGCTGTTTCTACGGTATACCAATCTTATTCTACTCGGAGTGGTAGAGGACTGGGCACAGTTCCAGATGCAGAATCCGGTACTGCTGCTTATGTGGTAATTTTACGAGGCAACACCAACACCCCTTCTCCACAATAAGTCCTTGCATTGCTAAGATTAAATAATGTTACACTGTCGTAGCATAGAAAGGAGTTAATATGACAATTCCAAATAACTGGTATATCTCTGACTGTACATCAGAGGTCTACCCTACTTCTAAAATGGATGCTGGAACATTCTATCTGCCGACCAACATCCAGTACAATGAAGAAGATAAAATCTATTATTACCAAGAATACCGCTTTACTATGCCAATCAATTATGATGTACCGGCAGAAGTATCCGATGCTCTGGCTGAACAACTTGACATTTACAGCAAGCAGTTTGGCAAACGCATTTATGAGTTGGAAAACAGTCAGGTAGAACAAGATAAGAAAGCCAGTGAAACTGACATGGCTATCTTAGGCTTGATGGATACTATTCTGACTATGCAATCACAGCAATAAACTGGTCGAAATCGACCAGTTTAAATATCATTATTTCAAAGGAGGAAAACAAGTATGTACAATTTTATTCTGTCTATGTGGGTAGCAGGAACTATCAATGAGGCAAAAGTCAGAGCTTACTGCCCTCTGTTTATTACCAGCGAACAGAGAGACATTATTCTGGCTACTCCGCAGCTTTAAATATCTGCAACAAACCATTTGAGTGGAGGTGATAACGATGATTAAATTGAGAGTCACCCAATCTGAAATGCACTTGATTCGCAATGAAGTAGTAGCAAGTGGCGCTGTAAAGGCGTATCAGGTTTACTTTGCTTTTGATGATACCTGGGCAGATTTAAAGCGAATTGCTCTATTTAAAGCCGGAGATGTCAGTGTAGAAACCCCATTAGACGAAAACGATATGTGTCAAATTCCGTGGGAAATTTTAAAGGAAGCTGGGGTTGAGCTATTGATTGGCGCAGTGGGTGTAGACCACAATGTAAGAGTTCTACCAACTGTGTGGGTGAATGTAGGAATGATACAGGTTGGTGTAGGTAATACCAATCTTTCTGCTCCCTCCCCTTCCCTTTACCAGCAGCTGCTCAATATGATTGGTGATTTGAAAACTCTGAACACCACCGCAAAGGATAACCTTGTAGCAGCCATCAATGAAGTGTATCTCAAAGGCGATCATGATATTGCCATCGACCAAGAGGTTGGCACAATGTTGGAGGAAATCTTCGGCAAGTTTACAGGGATTCCTGTGCCAGATGACCAGCTTGCTACTAATCAAGATGTAGACACCATGCTGGACGGTGTGTTTGGTGAGGCTGCTAGCACCTCCGGTAGTCGGAGAAGTTGCTACCGACCAAGACATTCTATCTATGTTGGATGGAGTATTTGGCAATAAATAACATCTGCGAAAGGAGGAAAAGCAATGCCAACTGCACAGCAAAAACTTGTAACGCTTGCACAGTTACAGATGCAGGCTGAGAGAATCAAATTGGAACTGGCAAAGTATCCACAGACTGAGATGATGAATCAGGCAATCACAGACAAGATTGCTTCGGAGAATTTGTCAAGTCTACAGACATCTGATACTATTCCAACTCCAGAAACAGCAAAGGAAAATTCACTGTACCTTTACAAAAACCCTGACAGTCAGAAGTTTGAAATCTATGCTTTAATTGGAGGCAAGATTGAGAGACTTGACGATGACGAGGGTGCTGGAAGCATCCCACAAGACCAAATTGCTACTGATGGTGAAGTGGAAGAAATGCTAAATGAGGTATTCCCACAAACACTGTAGTATAAGAAAATAAGCCAAAACAGACAAACAAAACAAAGGAGAAATGAACTATGGCTTACGATGTAAACAAACTTCTGCAACTTTCCCACCTGAAATCTCTGGCTGAAAAAGTAGCTGCTGACTGTGCAAAGCAGACTGACCTTACCAAGCTCTCTGAGAAGGTAGAAGGTATTATTGCAACCGGCGGCGAAGCAAACAAACTGGAAGGTGTAAAGGTCAACGGTGTTGCGCTGGAAATCGCTGAGAAGATGGTAAACCTTTTGGTTGCTACCGGTACTGAAAATGGTACTCTGAAAGTCAACAACGTTGATATTGCTGTTGCTGGTCTAAAGGCTCTGGCATACAAGGCACAGGTATCTGAGGCTGACTTTGATGCTGCTCTGAAAGCTGCATTTAAGGCAAAAGCAGAACAGTCTGCGCTGAATGCTGTCAAGAGCGATGTAGATACCCTGAAAGGCTCTGGCGCTGGCTCTGTAGACCAGAAGGTTACTGACGCTCTGAATGAGTTTGCAACCAAAGTATCTGACGACAAGGTTGTAAACACCTACAAAGAGCTGGTTGACTGGGCTGCTCAACATGGTGGCGAAGCTGCTACTATGGCTGGCAATATCACCAAGAACACCAAAGCTATCGAGGCAGTTAAAACCCTGATTGGTACTCTGCCGGAGGAAGCATCTTCCGCAACTGTCGTTGAGTACATCGCAGAGGCGATTGCTGCAATCGGTATTGGCGATTACGCAAAGACCGCTGATATGAATGCCGCTCTTGACAAGAAAGTAGACAAGGTTGAAGGTTCTCGCCTGATGACCAATGCAGAGGGTACTAAACTGAATGGTATCGCTGCAAATGCTACCAAGGTTGAGAAATCCGACACCAACGGCAATGTAAAAATCAACGGCACTGAAACTGTCGTCTATACTCTGCCACA